TTGACAGGTGTAAAAGCTAGTTGTTCTATCTAAATTGTGATAAATAACTTAAATATATTAAGGAATTAAACATGGCAGTCTATAACATAGCATGTAACACTGTAAGCGGTGTAAGTGCAACACTAAACAGTACTAAAGTTAAAGTACTATCTAACGTGGCTGTTTACTATGCAGTTAGCAGTACTAGTACTCCTGTAGCATACACTACTGGCAATTGCAGTCTTATTCCAGCAAACACAATCCGTGATATTAACTGTGGTCCAGGCAATCTTGTTATTGATGCTAATACCAAAACAGTTATCAGCGGTGTAGGCCCACAGATTGCATTTATTAGCGCAACCGGCGCACCAGCAGGTGTAAACGTAACAGAGATTGGTTGGGTAGACTTTACAAAGGTAACTAACTAAAATGAATATTAGTGAAATCTTAAGAAAACTAGCAGACGTAATAGAACAAGGTAGTGAAGGTCAAGAAGCTCGTCCAGAAAACAGTGTACAACACGCAGAACTAGCACCAGTTGAAGCAGACAATACCGACAACACAGATTCAACTACAATGGTAGCTCCTCTACAACAAAAACTTGATTTACTAAAACAAGCTGTGCAAGGTGAACAAGAAGCATGCCCAACATGCGGCGCTAACCCATGTGGTTGTGAGGGCGAAGACGAATTATCATTTATCAAACGTGCAGCTGGCGTTCCTGTCGCAGTCATTGACGCTACAGCCGAAGATAACGACATAGGAGATTAGTCCTATGGCCAATCAAGCCGCCAAAATCAGCAGTGGTATAACACAAACACAATTCAGTAGCTACGTTGGCGACGTTGGACGCCTATTCTATAATCTTACCACAGGTGAACTGCGTCGTAGTGACGGCGTAACAGCTGGTGGAGTACCTGTTTATGTAGCTATGAGCTCGGCCAACATTGGTAACTTGCTTATCACTAATACCACAATTGGCACCTTAACTGCTAATGCCAATATAACGTTGGCAACCAGTGGCGTAGGGGGATCGATAAATGTCCAAGGTGAGTTGGTAGTTTATCAAGGCGGCAACATAGCAAATGTTATATTAGCCACCCTGCCCAACGGAACACTAAATTTTTATACTCCCAATCAAAATAGTCTCGACAGTGCTGTTGACATCATTGGAACACCCACTGGAGAAGTAGTACCACCAATCTTAACAGGTGTTATGTTACACGTCACTGGACAGCCCAGTCTTCCTAGTAGATTATACAACGATGGTATCAACAACTATGCTTTATTTGTTGGCCGTCGTGTTAACGGCACTGCTGGCGGTCCTACAGCGGTATCAGCTGGTGATGACATAGTGCGTTATGGCGCTAATCCATACAACAGCGCAGGCACATTCCCTACAGCTGGTGTAGCACGTATAGCTATGACAGCTACAGAAAACCAGACTGGCACCAGTCAAGGCAGTAATATCAACATTTGGACCACGGCCATTGGCACTGCGGTCATACAAAATACAGCAACCTTTGACAGCACTGGTTTAACTTTATCCGCTGGTCGAACTTTAACAACTCCTCGCGTGATATTCAATGATGGTGGAGTAAGATCCATATCAGGTGGTACTGCCGCAACTGTGGATTTCAGCACAGACAGCATGATACTTTGGTATGTTCCTAGTGGCACTGCCACAGTAACTTTGGCCAACTACACCGCAGGTGCTACAGTTAGACTACACATTAGATTGGGTGCTACTAGTCGTGACATCAATTATGGTGTCGCATTAGGTGATAACAGCACAACGGCCGCAACCAGCTTTAATGGTAGTGGTGGTGGTTCAACAGATATCAGCAACAGTACCATGCAGTTAGTATATACCTGCTACGATGGCACAGCGGCTAATACCTACGTAGCAGTCACTACAATTTAATCAAAACGCTTGACATTATATTAAGTATAGTGTTAAGCTGTCAATACTAACTCAATAAATAAATAAATTACTATGATATTTGGATTATTCGTTTTAGGCGTTGCCCTAACTATTTCAGCAGTAGCCGCATACTACAGTATAGCAGGCTTAACTGCTATCTTTGCCGCGGCTGTGGTACCTATTATCATTATGGGTGCTGCACTTGAACTAGGCAAAATTACAGCCACAGTTTGGTTACACAAGTACTGGCATCGTGTAAACATACAGTTTAAACTTTATCTTGTTCCAGCCATTATTGTGCTTATGCTGATTACCAGCATGGGTATCTTTGGTTTCTTATCTAAAGCACACATGGATCAAAACATTACGGTTGGTGATAGCTCAGCCCAAGTATCAATATTAGATGAAAAGATTAAAACAGAACAAGATAACATTGCCGCTAATAAAAAAGCCCTGCAACAAATGGATGCCCAAGTTGACCAAATGCTCGGACGTACCACAGACGATAAGGGTGCTAGTAAAGCTGTACAGGTACGTAAATCACAGGCCAAAGAACGTACTAGTATACAAGCAGACATTGGTCGATCACAAAAAACTATAGCCCAACTACAAGAAGAACGTGCTCCACTAGCGGCTAAAGCACGTAAGATTGAAGCAGAAGTTGGCCCGATTAAGTACATAGCGGCACTTATCTACGGTGATAACCCAGATGCTAACCTACTCGAACGTGCTGTACGTTGGGTAATTATCTTACTTGTATTTGTATTTGATCCTTTGGCACTTATCCTTATTTTAGCCGCAGAACAAACTATCATATGGTCACAAGAAGATAAAAAGAAGAAAGATATAGAAGATAAACAGCGTGAAGGCTGGCATCAAGAATGGGTTCCTGACACAGAAGCATGGCCCGAATGGGACGATCCTGCTATGGATGCAGTTAATGAAGAATTACTTCAAACAGTGCCCGCATACGAACCAGACGATGGCCCATTGAGTGACCAACAGATAGAAACTATTAAACAAGCAAGTGGCGTAGACCAAGACAAAACTACAGGCCAGTCGTTATTTGGCACAGAAGAAGGATTTTTTGAACGAGGCAAAGCTATAGCTAAACTACTAGATGCTTTCCAAAAGCCAGTAGAACCGGTAAAAGAAGCGCCTGCTGATGTGAATGGTATGCCCGCCGAAGACTTTATTAAAATTCTACATAGTAATGTGGCCCCAATTACACCAGCACCGTTAATACAACATGATCCAGAACCAATTGCACCAGCGTTTGTACCATTACAGCACAACGGTATCCATGACCCAGAACCAATTAACCTAGTGTCTATTCCGGATTTTGGTATTGTAGAAGACAATGATGCCACTGCGGTCAATGCAGGGTTTGGTACAGAGTTCCCAATTAACCCAACCAAAGGCGATATGTTCCTACGTGTAGACTACTTACCTAGTCGTCCATATAAATGGAATGGTATCAAATGGATTGAAGTAGACAAAACCAAGAGTGATAGTTTTGCCTACGATGAAGCATACATACAACATCTAATCGATAAGATTGACAGTGGCGAGTACGAAGTAGAAATGCTAACTCCAGCTGAGCAAGAGCAAATTCAAAGGTATCTAAATGGAAAATCAAACACTTAGTAGATTTATAACCTACCCAAGCACAGTAGAAAAAAGCAACAATCACACAGTACTCTTAATTGACAGTACAGAAGACGAACTAGCACAACTTGAACGATTTTTGAAGATAAGTGTGCAGAATTTTGACGTGTATTTGTATCAGGGCACCACAGGTGATTTAGAGTGGTTAAATCACATAAACCAAAATATTGATTATGTACTAATCAATGACACCAGCGAAGTTAAAATTACCCCAGGTGGCAATCGCTACCAATCTAACCCTGTTGAGTATTTTGAGCATTACGAACTTGACAAACAACCAGAAAACCAGGTATAATATTACTTTATTGTTAAATAATATACTAACATAATTAACCAAAGGACAATATGGCATTTGAAAATTCATTAAAAGGTAGCACAGTTTACGTTCGTAACGAAAACGTTGAACAGGCTATGCGCAAGTTTAAAAAGAAAATGATGGACAGTGGGCTGTTGCAAGAACTACGTGACCGTGAGTTTTACGAAAAACCAACAGCAGAGCGTAAGAAAAAAGCCGCGGCAGCTAAAAATCGTTGGAAAAAGAAAATTGCCAGCCAACAATTGCCTAAGAAGTTATATTAGTATATAATTAGTTTTTGTAGTGATAAATAATTTTATAGAGTGCCTAATTAGGGCTCTATATTAGATCTTGCTTAATAAAGGAGAAACTATATGTCTAAGATCATTGGTATTGACCTCGGCACCACTAACTCATGTGTCGCAATTCTTGAAAATAACAAACCAAAAGTAATTGAAAATAACGAAGGTGCTCGTACTACCCCTAGTATTGTTGCCTACGGCGATGAAATCATTGTAGGTGCGCCTGCTAAACGTCAAGCAGTTACTAACCCAAAAAATACAATCTATGCGGCTAAACGTCTAATTGGACGTAAGTTTGAAGAACAAGCTGTGCAAAAAGATATTGACCTAATGCCATACAAAATCGTTAAAAACTCCAACGGTGATGCTTGGGTAGAAGTAAACGGTGATAAACTAGCGCCACCACAAATCTCTGCGGAAGTTTTACGCAAGATGAAGAAAACTGCGGAAGACTATCTAGGATATGAAGTTACCCAGGCAGTTATTACAGTGCCAGCTTACTTCAACGATAGCCAACGTCAGGCTACTAAAGACGCAGGTACCATTGCAGGACTAGAAGTTCTACGTATTATCAATGAACCAACAGCGGCTGCACTTGCATTTGGTATGGACAAAGCTGATAAGAAAGATAAGAAAATTGCAGTGTATGACCTAGGTGGTGGTACATTTGACGTGAGTATTATTGAAATCTCAAACCTAGACGGTGAATTCCAATTTGAAGTATTATCAACCAATGGTGATACATTCCTAGGTGGTGAAGACTTTGACCAACGTATCATGGACTACATCATTGATGAGTTTATGAAAGAGTCTGGTGTTGATCTAAGCAAAGACACACTAAGTCTACAACGCCTTAAAGAAGCGGCTGAAAAAGCGAAGATTGAATTATCAAGTTCAGCTAGCACCACAGTTAATCTACCTTACATCACAGCTGATGCAACAGGTCCTAAACACTTAAACGTAACTATTACACGTAGTAAGTTTGAAGGGCTAGTAGAAGAACTAATCAATCGTAGTATCGAGCCATGTAAAGTTGCACTTAAAGATGCTAAACTTTCAGCTACGGACATTGACGATGTTATCTTAGTTGGTGGGCAAACACGTATGCCTAAGGTACAAGAAGAAGTTGAAAAACTTTTTGGCAAGGCTCCACGTAAAGACGTTAATCCAGACGAAGCAGTAGCAGTTGGTGCAGCTATCCAAGGTGCTGTCTTAGCAGGCGACAAAACAGACGTTCTATTACTAGACGTTACACCATTGTCACTAGGTATTGAAACAGTTGGTGGTGTTATGACTAAACTTATTAAAAAGAATACTACTATTCCTACTAAGGTTAGCCAAACATTCTCAACAGCGGATGACAACCAACCAGCTGTAACTGTGGCTATTGGTCAAGGTGAACGTGAGTTTATCAAAGACAACAAGCGACTTGGTGAATTCAACTTAGAAGGTATTGACCCAGCACCACGTGGTGTACCGGCAATTGAAATTACACTTGATATTGATGCTAATGGTATCTTAAAAGTAAGTGCTAAAGATAAGAAAACTGGCAAAGAAAACAAGATCACTATCAAAGCTAATTCAGGTTTAACTGAAGCTGAGATTGAGAAAATGGTACAAGATGCAGAAGCTAATAAAGAAGCTGATGCTAAACAACGTGAACTAGTAGATGCACGTAATCAAGCTGATCAACAGATCCACGGTATTAATAAAACACTTGGCGAGCATGGTGATAAACTTGAACAAGCTCAAGTTGACGCTATCAAAGATGCTGTTAAAGCATTAGAAACTGCTAAAGAAGGTGACGATGTAGCTGCTATCACTGAAGCTATTGCAGCTATTGCGGAACCAGCAACACCACTATTCCAAGCTATGCAAGCCGCCGAAGCCGCAAAGAATGCCACTGTTGAACCAGGTGCAACTACTGAAACTACAGCACAGGAAGGGGTAGTTGACGCTGAATTTACAGAAGTTAAAAAGGAGGACTAATCATGAACCAACGTGTTTATACAACATTAGACATTCCTGCTATCTATAAATTCGCTATCGGCTTCGATGGCTTGTTTGAACAACTACAGCATTTGGAACAACGTACCAAGGATAGTGGTTACCCACCATTCAATCTAATTAAACTAAACGAAACTAACTACGCTATTGAGTTAGCTGTAGCAGGGTTTGCTGAAAATGAATTAGATGTAGAAGTAGAAAACGGTGAGTTAGTTATCCGCGGCACTAACCAAGTAGTTGATATAGAAGAAGCCCTTGCGGAATTCAATGAAAATCCGGTTGAATACATTCATCGTGGTATTGCGGCTCGTGACTTTGTTAAGCGTATTAAGCTAGCAGAGGGTGTAGAAGTTAACTCAGCACACGTTAAGAATGGTATTCTTACAGTTAAGTTAGAACAATTCTTACCAGAGCCAGTAAAACAAAAGGTTGCAATTTCCTTTGAAAAGTAGTATAATATAATAGTTGGGGGTAAGGAAACTTACCCCGCTATTAACTGAGATTCAATCATGTCAAACACATTCGAAAAGGAATATATGGGTACTAAAGCCGTAACTAGAACAAGACCTGTGCCTAATCTTGAGCTTAAAGAACCTCCAATGTACAGAGTTATCTATATGAATGACGAAGTAACAACTATGGAGTTTGTTATCAATAGTTTGGTTACTATATTCAATCATAGCCCAGAGTCAGCTACAGAAATCACAGTTAAAATCCATGAAGAAGGTCAGGGTGTTGCTGCAGTACTTCCGTACGAAATGGCAGAACAACGCGGTGTAGAAGTTACACAACTAGCACGTACCAATGGCTATCCTTTACAAATTAAATTAGAACCCGAAGAATGATATTCAATCGCGTAAAAGAACTTAAAGACAAAGGACTAAAGATTGGCATTACCTTTAGTCAGTTTGATATGTTACACGCAGGTCATATCGCTATGTTAAGTGAAGCAAAGAATCATTGCGATTACTTAATTGCTGGCCTACAAAACAATGCACAGTGGGATCGTCCTGAAAAGAACGCACCAATACAGAGCTTAGTTGAACGCCAAATCCAATTAGCCGCAACACGCTATGTAGATGAAATTGTAGTCTACAACACAGAAAAAGATCTAGAAGATATCTTGCTTACTCTACCACTTGATGTTAGAATATTAGGCGTAGAATATCAAGACAAAGACTTTACTGGTCGTGATATATGTGATTCACGCGGCATTGAGTTGATATACAATAAGCGTGACCACAGTTTTAGTTCAAGCAGTCTACGTAAACGTGTACATGATGCGGAGAGTAAAAAATGATCTACTTCTTAGGATGGGTAGTATTAGTAGTAATTGGCCTAGTATGGTTAAAAGGTGCTACAGGTGGTGGTTGTTGTAGAGGTAATTGTGAACAAGGTAGAAAGGCGTGTGACTGTGAAGATAAGTGAGACTGTATTAATTACATCTACGGTATTCATCGCAATCATGGCAATGTCTTGGATGTTTGCTGCAACCAGTAATACCAAAGATGTTGTTCAATACGATTGCAGACTAGCTGAAATTAGTGTAGACTATCCTATAACAGTTAAAGAACAATGCCGTAAACTAATGGAGAAACATTAATGGATGTAATGTTAGACCTGGAAACACTAAGCACACGCCCAGATGCTACTATCTTAACATTTGGTGCTTGTAAGTTTAACCCCTATACCCAACATGATATTGTAGATGGTATCTACTTCCGTGTGAACGTAGATGAACAAACTGAACTTGGTCGCCATGTAGATGATAACACCATTGAGTGGTGGAGTAAGCAAGCAGAAGATGTTTATTCAGAAGCATTTAATCCAGAAGATCGAATCAGCTTAGAGCAGTTTAGTCAAGAATTAAATAGATTTGTAGTAGGTGCAGATAATATTTGGGCACAGGGTCCTGTGTTTGATATTGTTATCTTAGAGAACCTATACAGACAGTTAGGGTTGCCTACACCCTGGCAATTTTGGCAGATCCGTGATAGCCGTACTTTACTAAGTACCTTAGGTGACCCACGTGAAAAGAACAAAGCAGGTCTGCACAACGCATTAGAGGATGCAGTAAGCCAAGCGCAGGCTGTGCAATTTGTGTACAAACTAGCAGGTATTACGGAGAAAAGATAGTGGATATTATATTTGGTAGAGACAACGCTGAAAGACTTAGAGAAAAGTACACAGTTTTAGATTTAGAAACTGTAGAAATGGAAGGTAAACCTGTAGAAGTATTCTGCTTAGTACCAGCAGAAAAGATTAATTTCCAAGAACTACCACAATTAGAATCATGGGTTAAACTACATAATGATTTCCTACACGGATATCAGACTAAGCAATGGAACTACTGTCGTCAAGCCCTTGAACATCTAATGGGTAAGTTTGGCGGCGAGTTAGATTCATTCTACGAAGAAATTGAAAAACGCATTAATCAAGCAGATCCTGTCGCTATAGTAGAATAGCGAATACCCCAGCAATATACTCAGATAATTCCGCATAGTCTAGGCCTTAAATACACTTGAGGAGCCTAGACAGTGCAATCAAAATCAATTTTCTGTAATCTATTAATGGTTACCATTTTAACCGCCGCTGCAACAAGCAGTTTTGCGGGTGAGATGGTGCATAGTTTCAACAGCCCAGCATTTAGTGGTGTTGGCTATAGTAGTCACGTCTTAACAATCAAACAGTTAGAAGACCAAGCCAAAGAAAAGAACCAAGCCGCCGCAGATGCCCTTAAAGCCAAAGCTGAAAGCGATGCTGCTAATACCCCTCAGGCTAGATTCCTAGCTAACTTAGAATCACGTGTATACAGTCAGCTAGCTAAACAGCTAACAGACAGTATGTTTGGTGATGGAACCAGCGCACCTACTTGTACAGCAGTTACAGCAGGTACAGTATGCGGACAAATACCTGACCTAGCAGGCAATAGTATTAGTTGGAGTCTAGGTGCAGGTAGTGATAAAGGTATGATTATTATTACTATACAAAGTCTTACCAATGTCAATGATGTAACAGTTATGAAAGTACCAAGTGGATCATTTTACTTCTAATGAAAAAGACATTTATACTATTATTAATAGCTGCACTATTAACAGGTTGTGCTACAGGTAGTGTTATTAAAGAAAAAGTAACCGGTGAACAGTTTGATGCTCCTCAGGTTGAAAAAGACAAGTATTTTTCTAAATTAGAAAACTATTTACCTCCACCAGAAGGAGGCCCTGTTCCTGTAGCAGTATACAGTTTTCAAGACAAGACAGGGCAACGCAAAGAGCTGCCAAACTTGGCCAGTTTTAGTACTGCGGTATCGCAAGGTGCAGAGGCATACTTAATCAGTGCCCTACAAGAAGTAGGACAAGGTCGTTGGTTTACAGTGTTGGAACGTGTGGGATTAGACAATTTAATTAAAGAGCGTCAAATGATACGCCAGATGCGTGAGCAGTATCAAGGGCGCGAAGCTAAAGTTTTACCACCAATGATGTTTGCTGGTGTTATTGTGGAAGGTAGTATTACCGGCTACGACAGTAACTTACAAACAGGCGGTAGTGGTATGAGAATCTTGGGTATTGGGCCACAAACTCAGTACCAAAGCGATACTGTTACAGTTACTTTAAGAACAGTGAGCGTTAATACAGGTGAGGTGTTAACGACTGTAACAGTTACTAAAACTGTGTTGAGCTATATGGATAAACTTGGAGTATTAAAGTTTATTGATAGTGGCACTAAATCAATTGAGTTTGAGACCGGTGTTGGTATAAATGAAAGTGTCAATAAAGCAACTGACTTGGCTGTTAAGGCCGCAGTGGTTGCTACAGTTCGAGAAGGTGTCCGTAAAGGATATTGGAACTACAAAGAAGTACAATAAAAATAGGATTTTTAAATCCAAGGAGCAAGACAATGAAATATACACTAAGAGCACTAATAGTGTTGTTGGCTATGTCATTAAATACAGCTTTTGCTGCAGGAGCAACCGGCCCTGACCGTGTTTATGTTGAACAGATTGGTAATACCAACACTGTGACCATTGAACAAGTTGGTGGGACTAATGATGTTGGCGGTACTGCTGGTAGCGTGAGTGTAGATAGTACAGGCCTAAGCACACTAACTGTAACAGCACCTAGTTCAACGAACTATGGTACTATCAATGGTAGTAGCAATACTGTAACATTAACTCAGACTGGTAGTGTTAACCAAGCACAGTATAACATTAAAGGTAGTAATAATAACTACACAAGTACTGTAACTGGTGATACTAACCAAACTAAGTTAACTATAGGTAACCAAACTACCAACGGTCTACGTAATAATGTTACTGAAACAGTAACTGGTAATAGCAATATGGAAATTACTAATGTTGTTGGCAGTGATAACACAGTATCAACTACAGTTACAGGTAGTAGTAACCAAATTACTAACACAGTAACTACAAGTAATGCTGATATTACACATACTATTACAGGTAGTAATAATATTGTAAATGCGCAACAAATTGATGCGGCAGGTAGTGCTGGTCATAGTTTAACTAATGCAATTACAGGCGACTACAACAGTATTACAACACAGCAACAAGGTACTAATGATACAACTATTAATATTGCTACAACAGGTGACCATAATACGGTTACAGTGCGTACAAGTAGCAGTACAATAGCAAATCCAGTGTCAGCGATAGCGAGATAGTCAATGAAATACTTGCTCGCTGTGGCATGCTTAATGGCATGCTTAACTGCTTGGGCGGGCATTGGAGTAGTAAGCGATACTAAAGGTACCGCTTGTTCAATAGAACGTGCAAAACAGAAATTGCCCGGCGACAAAGGTGCATCCATAGAAAGTATGGACACTTATGTCACGGGCGGTTGTGTTTCAAACATCACATTTAAAGATGATACCAAGGTCAAAGTTACTGAAAACAGTAGACTATTAATAGACGACTTTGTATTTGATCCTAAGAAATCAGATGCGGGTAAACTTGCCCTTAAAGTAGGTATGGGCACAGTTAGATATGCGTCTGGGCAGATAGCTAAAAACAACCCACAATCAGTAAACATCAAAACACCAACGGCTAGTATCGCAGTGCGTGGTACAGACTTTAATATGACTGTAGACGAAGCAGGTCAGAGTCTTGTTATTCTTGTGCCTAGTTGTAAGCCAGGTGAAAAGATTAAAGAATACGAACTAGAAGAAAACTTATGTAAAGTGGGTAAGATTGAAGTTAGCACACTTGCTGGCACAGTCACTCTAGATAAAGCATTTGAAGGTACTTATGTTACCAGTGCTAACCTAATGCCAACTGCACCGGTAATCATCAACACTGTTGAAGGTAAGATCAGTAACAACCTTATTCTAGCCAAACCAAGTGAGATACAAAAGGTGGGTAAGGATAATAGCAAAAGTAAACGTGAGCAAGAAGAAGAGGAAGCAGCCGATCAAGCACGACAGCTTCAACTGCGACTAGCCGCAGATCAAGTAGAAAACCCCAAAGTAACCGTTTATACATTTGCCACCGGTGCTGCAGGCTGTAACCCCGCAAAAGATGTTTGCGTTAAATGGGAAAAGCCCGACGCCCCTGACATGCAGAGTAAGGGAACAGGTATTGCTTTCCGTTCAAGCACCGATCACTACGCAGAAGTTAAGACACAGGGCTATAGCAGTAATACCACAGTGACTATCACCCATGATGACAATACTGCTACCGCAGTAATTGGCAACGGTGACTTTGGTGGCAATCAAGTTAATATCAAACAGGGTACGGGAGTTGTATTGGTAAAATGAAACGACTCTTATTAATCTTATTATTTGTCTGTTCCCCAGTCTGGGCAAATATTACTGATTTAAAACTCAGCACGGCACAGATATTTGATGTGCAATGGTACACTTCGGGTGGTAAACTATACGCTAGTGGGTTTAATTACATCTACGCATCTATTAACTATGCTACACAGACAGCCAGTGCTGCTAGATTAACGGCGGCGCAATACGCTGACATTAACAGTGTGGCTGGTAGATATATTGGATTCTTTGCTAGTACCACCAACCCCGGTACATACGGCATGGCAGTGTTTAACTCAGATGGTACAAAATACAAGATACTAAACAACACAGGTTCATTCGTTGCCCTAGCTGATGGTGCTATATTCTATAATGGTAATAATAGTTGGGGAACTTTGGTTACAACAGGTGCTGGTTATACTATGGGCAGTAGTGGAAACTGGACAATCACTACTAGTTACCCAACTACCACACAATTACAAGCATACACTCCGCCAAGTTCAACCCCACTCTCAGCCGGGCAAACTGCCGCACCTGCACTATGTTGTGGGGGTAGCAGTGCTAGTTTTAATGCTAGCCAAACTAACATAACTAAACTTAATACGTTTGTTAATCGAACTACTGCTGACAGTAAAGTTTATATAGAACAGATAGGTAATAGTAACACCATTACTGTAAATCAAACAGGTACTAAAAATAATAATACCACCTATGTTGGTAATGGTAGTTTTAATACTGTTAATGTTACACAATCGGGTAACAACAGCACACAAGCCAACTATACTGATTTAAATGTGCATGGTAATAGCAACACCGTAGGTCTAACACAAACTAGTACCGGTGGCGGTAAGGGTATATTTGCCACAATAAACGACAACAATAACAGTGTAACAGTCTTACAGAAAGATGGGGGTAGTGATTATCTTAACCTAAACTTAAGTGGTGGCAGCAAGTCCGTGGATATTACCCAACAAGGCAGTGCCGGGCATATGGCAGACATTACTTTAAGTGGTGCAGGTGCCCGCAGTTTAAATTTAGTGCAACAAGGTAGTACACAACAGTTTTATAGTATCAATAGTAGCTGTACTACAGGATGTCAACCTATAACTGTTATACAAGGACAATAATCATGTGGACAAAAAAGAAACCTCATCCTAAAAATCCGCCAAATGAAGTACCAATAAGTCATCCAAAACGCTGATAACCTCTTGACTTAGTTGATAAAAACTGCTATAAATATAGTATATACTGAAAGGTATATATATTTCAATAACAATAAGGAAGTCAAAAATGAAAGCATTATTATTAGCAGTATCATTAGCATTTGCATCATTAGCAGTAGCGGCAGATGCACCAGTAGCACCAGCTAAAGCAGAAGTTGCAAAACCAGCTAAAGCTGAAAAGAAAGCGGCAAAGAAAGAAGCTAAAGTTGAAGCGGCTAAACCAGCGGCTCCTGCAGCATCTAAGTAATACAGAACAAAATGAAAAAGGCATCTTAGGGTGCCTTTTTTGTTGAATATACAAAATGATTAGAAGTCTTTAATGGTTTTACGTATGTTAAAACCTAGTTTTTGGTGTTACTATATGTATAAGTACTAGTAACAACAAGACATGTTGTGGTACTTTTAATAACTTACTAGGAGAAATACTATGTGGACTAAACCAGCAGCTACTGAAATGCGTTTCGGTTTTGAAGTAACTATGTATGTAATGAACAAGTAATTTATTGTTCGTTCTGCAATAAGAAAGCACCTTAGGGTGCTTTCGTCACGAATGAGCGTTATAAATTTTTTTAATGATAGGTATAAGCAAAACAAATTAGACAACTTGTCTTAATAAGTGTAATATAATTTAATTAAAGGAGAGAAATATGAGTATTATCAATACACAAGTACAACCATTTAAAGCACAGGCTTTTCATAATGGTAAGTTCGTCGAAGTAACAGAAGAATCATGGAAAGGCAAATGGAGTGTAGTTATTTTTATGCCAGCTGCATTTACATTCAACTGCCCAACTGAAGTAGAAGATGCTGCAGACAACTATGCTGAGTTCCAAAAGATTGGTGCAGAAGTTTATGTGGTCACAACAGACACACACTTCGCACACAAGGTATGGCATGAAACCAGTCCTAAGGTAGGCAAAGCTGAATTCCCATTGGTTGGTGATCCAGCACACGTTTTAACCAATGCGTTTGGTGTACATATTCCAGAAGAAGGACTAGCTCTACGTGGTACATTCATCATCAACCCAGAAGGTGTGATCAAAACTGCTGAAGTACACGACAACGCTATTGCACGTGATGTTGATGAAACACTACGTAAATTAAAAGCGGCAAAATATGTAGCTGAGAATGATGGCCAAGTATGCCCAGCTAAATGGCGAGAAGGCGCAACCACAATCGCTCCAAGTTTAGATTTGGTAGGAAAGATCTAATTGCAACAGTGACCTCATTTCGGTGGGGTCACATAAAAAGGTTGACAACGATTCAAAAATTAGTTATTATATCTACATATTTTGAATCAGACATAAATAAAATTGTCAGTGAAATAAAAAGATATAAATAAATTAATAAAGAGGTTGACAACTAGATCATTTGACTGTATACTAGTTGCATAGTAAGAAATTAATTAAGGAAGCGATAAAGCAAAATGTTTAACCAATTGTGTCATCAGTTTAGAATATCAAAACAAGTGCCAGCACTTGCCACGATGTCTTATTGGTCAGCGATTGAGACAACATTAGGCAATGATCGTGCACCGAATAGTATCTGTGGGGATCTTAGTTAGAGTTTATATATAATATAAAAAGTGAATTTTAACTAAGAACCCTAGAGCAGAAATGTTACTAGGGTTTTTGCTTTTTAGCAGTAAGTGTTTTGGAAACGAGGTCCATAACTAAACACTATAAAGATTGTAAGTTGAACGGGCGGACAAGTGGATGGCATGTTCTTATGTGAACAGAAAATACTTGTTATAATAAAGTACATTAGTCGGCAACTAGGTCCCACCCAGAATAAAAGTGGATGATGTCTTAGGAGAGTAATTAGTGTGCTTTATTATACGCATTCGCAAGAGTGCGTTTATGTAACACGGCTCCTATCTATTGTCTACGGAGATAGCTTAGGAGTTCTTTACTCAGTGTCGTATAGCCAGGCCTATTATGCGTGCTTTGGGAGCATGAGATCGTTGGTTCGAATCCAACCACTGAGACCAATTTAACTTGAACACAGGCAAGTATAGTCCTGTGGACTGAGGTGTGGCAGGAGGGGAGATAAGCCCTACGAGAACGAGGATAGCGAACTGGCGTAGTATCCAAGGAAGCCCCCAATCTAGAGCGCAGTAGGGAAACATAACTATCCCGACAGGCAGTGCTTGCCTGAGCTAAAGTTATAAGAACATGGAGTGGAAGCATCAATGGTGATGCACTGGACTGTAAATCCGGCGCCTATGGCACGACTGGTTCGATCCCAGTACACTCCACCAAGTTTATGTCGCAGTTCCAGTTACGCTAATCTCTCAGTTAAAAGCTGTTAGTGTGTAAAGGATACGAGAAAGCCAACTCCTTCTGGGGAGACTGTGACGCCATATAACGGGTCGTTAATTCAATGGGAGAATAGCTGGCTTTTAACCAGTCTACGACGGATCGTAACCGTCACGACTCACCAGTAATGCGGTATTAGCTCAATCGGGAGAGCACGGCACTGTCACTGCCGAGGTAAGGGGATCGAAACCCCTATATCGCGCCAAAAATATGTTGACAGTTAAGGCTGTTGAATGTACAATGTATTAATAAGTTTATTGCACCTATCGTCTATTGGTTAGGACACCAGGTTTTCATCCTGGTAAGCGGGGTTCGACTCCCCGTAGGTGTACCATTTTATTGTGCGACTGTGGAGAAACTGGTATACTCAGCAGACTTAAAATCTGCCGCTTCGCAGCATGGCGGTTCGACCCCGCCCAGTCGCACCAAATGCCTTGGTGGTGGAATTGGTAGACACCCCGGTCTTAGAAGCCGGTGCAGAAATGCGTGCGAGTTCGAGTCTCGCCTAAGGCACCAAATGCCGGTCTCGCATAGTGGGATTGCAGCTGACTTGTAATCAGCCTCGTAAGAAGAGGGTGTTCGATTCACCCGACCGGCACCAAATTAAAGTTAGGAAAACATAGTAAATGACTATGTTACAGAAAAATGGGCTGTAAGTGTTGTTGGGGACACGCGGGCTTTGCAAGCCTGAATGATCGGTTCGATCCCGATACGGTCCACCATATTTAGGAAGGTTGCGTAGAGAGGTCATACGTCTCCCTTACAAGGAGAGCGATGATGGTTCGAGTCCATCACCTTCCACCAAGTTGTAGTAGTAAAGTTTTATTCCAGAGTAATCTGCTCCGTTCGGGCTGGCTTGGTGAAGGCTCCCGGCTGTTAACCGGAGGACCGTAAGGGCGAGGTTCGAATCCTCGGGACGGAGCAGATTACTTTGGTTTATTGTATGCATCAACTAACAATATTAATTCAGTATAGGTAATAGAAGATTTTGTTTTCTTTTTATTATTTTTAGTATGGGGCATTAATTCACAATTAAGTGGATGTGTAATATAAAACGGATCATAATTGTTTGCAATAGAATCTGTTACAGAAACTTTGTGATCTCTAGATATACCGTTAATATTCCATTTACCTGATTTGCCGCCTGGACTAAACCAACCAACTGATTTAAGTAATTCTAAATCAAATAAATCAGGATAATGAAATACATTAAATGTAAATTTATATCCAGCTTTATTACTAGCAGAATATAAATGTTTATGCGCAATGCAATATTGTTTTCTAATTCTTGATAAAAAAGTTGTTTTACAATGACGACAAGAACAACAGAATAATTTACTGTATTCGCCCAATATTTCTAATTTGGGTGGTTTCTTAAATGGTAATTTTATAGATTTCTTTCTAGGATTGAGTTTATAGTATTCAGATAACCCAAAAGAAATATTTTTCTTTGTTTGATTAGATCTAGAACCTCTTGCTATATTATTGTAGCTTGCTGAACAAGAGTGACAACAGAAATATAATTTATTTTTATTAGGCTTAAAAATATTACCGCATTGTTTACAGGAAGTTAGATTTTTTTGATATTTTTCTAAAAATTGCACCGCTATTTCTTTTTTAGTAAAAATACAACAACATAATATTCTAATAATTTTTCCGGCAGATTTCCCGTGCATTCGTTTATGCCCAGCTAATGCCAATGCAGAATTAAATTTTTTATCACATATTAAACAATTATTCATACATTTATTTATCTATTATGTAGTTCCATACTATATAATGGAGCCATTTTTATACCCGAGTAGCTCAGCGGAACGAGCAGTGTGTTGATAACGCATTGGTCGGTGGTTCGATCCCACCCTCGGGTACCAAGGTATTCCAACCGCATCGGGTTTGGGGGTAAACAGCACCTGCTAGTAAGTTAACAAAACCCCAGTATTAAAAAGCTGTCAGACAAGGAGGAATCACAGCGCAAGCTGAAGACTAGTGCGGTGACTTGTCAAACGGGAGAAAGCTGTAACATTACGTATTCGAGGTTAGGAGAGTACAGCAAACCGCCCAACTTATTATTACACCAGACCTCAATCTCGTTAAGAGACAATTCTGGTTCCGCTGACGCGAAAAGAGGATGGGCTGCGCTCACGGGGTTTGTTAGGTTCCTGACACATGAATACCTAACACTAACATGGAAGCGTGGCAGAGCCCGGCTTAATGCGTCAGTCTTGAAAACTGAAGGACAGAAATGTTCCGTGAGTTCGAATCTCACCGCTTCCGCCAAGTAGTAAATCCTCCTGTAGCTCAATGGAAGAGCGGCGAGCTTATACCTCGTAACGATAGATAATCGGCTGATACAGGTTCGAGTCCTGTCGGGAGGACCAGTAATACAAGTTTAATTGGGGAGTCGCCAAGAGGCCCAAGGCAGCGGGTTTTGATCCCGCCATGTTTCGTGAGTTCGAATCTCACCTCCCCTGCCAAATAAATAAAGAACAGTCCGGAGAATGCGAGTCCTATGATCAATAGGAGAAAACTCCACTTATAGCTAGAATTTACTAGTGAACCCAATGGACGCATTGGGCTACGGGCATCCTGGGGGATAACTCCAACTTATTCCGGAATGATGTAATTGGTAGCATGACGGTCTCCAAAACCGTTCGTTGGGATTCGAGTTCCTATTCCGGAGCCAAACAACAATTTGTACACTATACTGTACAAAATACCCCCAAATTGTACAGGATACTGTACACTTTAATATATAAAATGCACAAGTACCAGAGTGGCCTAATGGCACTGCCTGCAAAGCAGATGATTCGTCGGTTCAAATCCGACCTTGTGCTCCAATTATAGAGATGTAGCATAGCGGCCCAATGCACTTGCTTCATACGCAAGCTACCGTAGGTTCAAATCCTACCATCTCTACCAAGCCCTGTTAGTTCAACGGATAGAATTAGAGTCTTCGAAACTCAGGATGGTGGTTCGATTCCATCACAGGGCGCCAAGTTTTATGCCTTCATAGTTTAATGGTAAAATTTCTCGTTGCCAACGAGAGGACAAGGGATCGTAACCCTTTGAAGGCTCCACTATGCTCTATAATTTTCAACTAACAGCATAGTTTGTATTTGCGACCAAGATAATAATTTTGGATTAGATATTACTAAACATTTTTTATTATATTCTTGCTCAAACATTTCAATTTTGAGTATAGATTTACGATAGTATTCTGGGCGTTTGGCTTTTGGGTCAATGTATATATCGTATTCGGGTATATAAAAGTCTGGAGTATACGATCTACCGTCTGATAAGATAAATTTAGTTGGTCGAGTCCAGTGTACATTGTTTTCTGATAATGATTGAGCTAATATAACTTCCCAACCAGAGTCATAGTAAAATGGTTTACCATTGCAGTCAATTCCGGGCAAATTTAAGTCTCGATTACCGCCAGTTTTGCCTCTAACGCTATTTGATACTTGTTGAGAAAAACAAATAGAGGAACAAGTTTTACCTTGTCTGTTGTGATACTTTCCACAGATAGAACACTGTTTAACTTTAGTATACGGGATATAATTTGTTGGAGTAAATCCTTTAGACGGGCCTAATTTAATTTTTGAATAATCTTTCTTAGCATTATTGAATTTAGCAGAACACGATGTAGAGCAGAATTTATTTTTTCTGTTTGCATAAGGTAGCACTTTGCTACAACATTTACAAAGTGTTGGGTTAGTATTATATTCTGTATATCTTTGTTCTTGTTTGATAGTATTACGATGAGTAGTACCACAAGACAGCGAGCAATATTTTCCTAAACAACCAGGTTTAATAACAAAAGTTTTATTACATAGCGGATTTGTACAAGTATTCATATATGTATTTATACCAACTCGGTAGATCCGCTCCAGTTTAATATGTTGCTTATAGCTAACATTTACAGCAGTATGCCCGGTAAATGTTAACGATAGCTAACATTCTATGGTGTCTATAGTGTAGCGGCAACACTAAGGATTGTGATTCCTTCATCACGGGTTCGAACCCCGTTAGACACCCCAATATTTTGGTTGACAATTTGGTTAATAGAATGTATAATGCTATACATAAACTGTTAACAAGGAGCAATAAATGAACTACGATACCCTAGTACAAACTTTAGTAAACAAAGGCTTTAACCAAGACGATGCACAAGGTTTTGCAACGTATGTGTTTGACGGTAATATGCGTGAAGCATTTACACAACGCGAATTAGGCGACCTAGTTGATGTCCTTGGTAGTGACTTTGAAGACGTACTTTGTGAAAGTGAAGTAGGTTATTTTGAAGAAGCAGAAGTACAACTAGGTTATATTCCAGCTGCACTTAAGATGCAAGAAATATTAGACCAAGAAGGACTAGACGTTTTTGCTTAATGAACAAGAACAATTAGCCTGGGATATATTAAGTACACCCAACGATGTGGACTTTAAGCAGTTTCGTAAAGATCATAGTACTATATGGTTAACTAAAGACCGTAGAATGTTATATATTCCAAAGATGGAAACATCATATATTATTAATTGTATTAATATGTTAGAAGCATTAGGTCAGGAAGATACAGCGGCTTATTTAGGCTTAGTTAAAGAATTAAGAAAGCGAGGAGAGCAATATGACAAAGAGGTTTGATTGGGACCACGGTATGAGTGGACTACCTGATGTTAGTCAAGAAGCACTAAAGAACTATTTTCTATATGCTTTTCAACCGGGTAGTTTCTTAACCAGTTTACTGTGTAATGACCCCTGGACTGAAGTGATTAGTCGTGCAGATCATTGGAACAAACCTGTATTAGGCAAATACGCACTATGGCTACAAGACTTTGCTCCGGTAGGCAGTTGGGGTGACAGGGACTCTGTAAAGAGTTGGTTAGATAAAGGTCCAGCATATCAGGCATTTCAAAAGTCAATAACTTGGGAAATTCTACAAGCAGCCGAATATGATAGGGATCCGGGATTTTGAAGCAACAGCCTAAATGGGTTGAAGACAGAGAGGCTCTAAAACAATTGGTTGAGGAGCCTTTAATCTTTGTTGGGGAACAGGGTGCTGATGGTGTTATAGATGGACTATTGCCCAACGGTGAGGTCTACGGTTGGTATAAACGCAGAGGCACTAAGGATACCAAGTTCAAAGGAAGAAAAGTATGATGCCTAAACTACGTGAATTTTTTATAGATGAAGCGTACTTGTGTGACATTACCATAGTCAAAGAAGGTAATACTTACACTGACAGAGGTAGAACACCTACACCAGAAGAGACACTAGAACTACTTAAAGGCAAAGGTGCATGGCGTATGATTGGGCATGAAGATCACCCAGAGTTTAAAAAACTGCGTGAAGAACTTGGTCGATTAGGATATATTGAAATTCAACGTAGTTGGATTAACGGCGATAGCGTAACTAAGTCATTTAAGTTAAATGGATATATTGCTCGCAAAGGATGGCAGTTTAGTTGCGCTACTGCGTTAGGCTGTCACTTTAGGTTTTTACGCAAGTGCCCCAAATATGATAGAGGCTATTTAAATTAAGAAAGGAGGTCGTGATGTTAGCACCGTGGATTGAAAACATCAGTCTTGATGACGTACGCAAGGGATATCATTACGATGCTGGCTTCAACAGCATGTTGATTCAAATCTGTGATTACCTTACAGAATTCCCTACTCCTCTACACCAGTTTAGAGAAACTGTACAATTTAGATTCTTAGATGTTGAAGAAGATGACAAAATGTTATACGAGTGCGTAATATCCGACAGTGATGCTGTTAGTATAGCTACAGCATTACAGCATGCCTGGGACAATCATATGAACGTAGTAGTACACTGTCATATGGGGGTTAGTCGCAGTGGTGCAGTAGCAGAGGTTGGAGAAATGTTAGGATTCCGTAGTACGGAAAAGTTTAGAATACCAAACCAAACAGTAAAACGTAAACTGACAAAAGTATTAAATTTAACGCAGTATTAATGCTACCTTAGCTCATCTGGTAGAGCACCGGTCTGAAGAGCCGGGTGTGCTTGGTTCAAGTCCAAGAGGTAGCACCATTAAATACATTAAAGGGCAGTCAAATGAAAAAATTGAATTTCGACGAAGTACGTGACTTTATTAACGCACAAAGTAAAGAAACAAAAATCTACATTGGTGGCGATAGCACACGATTCCGTAAAAACGGAGTATGGCACGCTGAATATACCATGGCCGTTGTAGTACATCTTAACGGTAAAAATGGCTGTAAGATCTTTGGTGAAACTTCAACTGAGATTGACTACGATCAAAAACGTAACCGTCCTGCTATGCGTCTAATGAATGAAGTATACAAAATTTCAGAACTGTACCTAAAACTACACGAAGTATTAGAAGACCGTGAAGTTGCAGTACACTTGGACATTAACCCGAACGAAATGCACGGTTCAAGTTGTGTGGTAGCGCAGGCCATTGGTTATATCCGTGGTGTATGTAATGTTGTGCCAATGGTTAAACCTCATGCGTGGGCCGCATCGTATTGTGCGGACCGTTTGAAAGAAGTTATGGCGATGCAAGAAAGTCAACGCAAAATAGCCTAAAATGCTGTGTCTTATGCTGTAGATGATAAATATAGTATGAACTACACAAACATTTACAACGCTATTGTCAATAATGCTAAGAATAACCAACCTGCAGAGTATCGCGAGCGACACCATATTATTCCTAAGTGCATGGGCGGAAGCAATTCTAAGAAAAATTTAGTAACTTTAACCTACAGAGAGCATTTCTTATGTCATTGGTTACTTTGTAAAATTTACCCAGACAATTTTAAGTTAAGAGCAGCATTTGCTAAAATGTTGGAGGTTACTAAAAATAATCAAAGAATTGTTTCCTCAAAACATTTTGATATAGTTAAAAGAAATCTTAAAGGTACAAGGTACCCATGGTTAGTTGGAAATATTCCATGGAATAAAGGAACTAAAGGATTACAAGTTGCGTGGAATAAGGGTATAAAAACTGGTCCAATGAGTGATGAAGAGAGAGCAAAACGGTCTCGCACTATGACAGAAAAGTTTTTAACGCAAGAACATCCCCGTAAGGGAGTTGATCCATGGAATAAAGGAACTAAAGGATTACAAGTTGCGTGGAATAAAGGAATTGCACCTCCAAAATTTGCGTGCCCTTATTGTGGAAAAGTAGTTAGTCAAAATAACTTAACAAGATGGCATAACGATAACTGTAAAAATAGGTTGACAAACTAACTAAATGACTGTATAATAGCAGTTGTTTAGTTAGATTCAAAGGAAACTTATGTCACAAGTAACAGTTGGTCTAGATGATTTTCACAAAGCGGTTGAAGCAGCCGCAGAGAATGATGAATCAATGGTGGACGTACTTAAACGTCTTGAAGAATTAAACAAGGTTGAGTATGTAAATGCTCCTGCAGATTTAGAAACTGCAATTGCACGTCTAGCTGATGCAGAACGTTTACTAGAAGACCTAGCACGTGGCGCTGAACTAGCAGAAATTACAGGACAGGCTAAATTAACTAATGTGTTTAGGCTCGAAGCAGAACGCTTCTTACTAGACAAACTTATTGAAAAAGAAAAAGAGAAATAATATGAAATTGGCCATTGGTAGCGATCTACATTTAGAGTTTGGTGCGTTAGAACTCCATAATACAGATCATGCTGATGTTCTGATTTTGGCAGGTGATATCTGTGTAGCCAGAGATATCGAACTTATGTCAGCTAACCTGTATAGTCATCGTCAACGTGCTGAACGTTACTTGGCTTTCTTTGAACAGGTAAGCAAAGAGTTTCCGCATGTGGTATATGTCATGGGCAATCATGAACACTACAGTGGTGACTTTAAATACACCTACGGTATACTTAAGAAAGCCACAGAGCATTTAACTAATTTTCATCTATTAGAAAAAGAAGTATTTGAACTAGATGGAGTTACTGTCATTGGTGCAACTGTTTGGACTAATATGAATGAAAACGATCCAATAACACTTGCTAACATGCCACGCATGATGAATGACTTTATTGGTGTAGATAACAGCCACAGAATGATTAGTCGTCAAGTTCCACTATATGACGATGGTGAGTATAATGTAGATCGTAAGATTACTGGATATAAGACTAAAGAAAGTCCAGCTAGATTTAGTCCTGAAGATGCAGTCAACGATCACAACCGAGCATTAGATTATATTAGTCATGTTGTTAGTGGTAAAGATGATCAAACGTTTATAGTAATATCACATCACTGCCCAAGTCATAAGAGTGTACACGAAAAGTACGCAGGTGACACACTTATGAACGGTGGCTTTGCTAGTCAGTTAGATGAGTTTATTGTTTATCGTCCACAGATTAAATTGTGGGTACATGGTCATACTCATGAAGACTTTGATTATGTATTAGGTGAAACACGAGTAGTATGTAACCCACGTGGCTACATAAGACACGAAGCACGTGCAGAGAGTTTTACTCTTAAGTACGTAGAAGTTTAGTAGTTTCAGCGGGATTGGTTTAATGGTAGAACAAGAGATTTCCAATCTTTTGGTGAGGGTTCGATTCCCTTATCCCGCTCCAGTTTACGGGCCTGTAGCTCAGTTGGTTAGTAGCGTCGAACTCATAATTCGGGGGTCACTGGTTCAAGTCCAGTCAGGCCCACCAAATATTTTTTTAATACATCCGGTGTTAGTTAAATGGATATAACAGGGGATTTCTACTCCCTAGTTGGGGGTTCGATTCCCTCACGCCGGACCATAAAGAAGTTGACACTGTTGATAAATGGTGTTATAATAGTAACATGAATTAGGAGAGCTGGCCGAGTGGTCGAAGGCACTTCCCTGCTAAGGAAGCATACGGGCTTAAATCTGTATCGAGGGTTCGAATCCCTCGCTCTCCGCCAAACACTAGCTTTACACTTTGCGCTTTATCGAAAGTGGGTCATTGGCGATACCAGAGAGCCAGGGTACACACGATGGTCTAGACCATACCACAAGTCCCACTATCCGGGAGCCTTGAAAGTATCGTGGGATTTTTACTGTGTTATTCCAGATAAAACAGTTGGACAGGGTAACTACTCAGTTCTGGGCTAGGTGGTGCTAGTAGCAGGACACTCTCAATTGCGGGTTCACATGGCGTGACGGTAGTCTCATAAGCTACTTGGGAGTAGGTTCGAGTCCTACGCCCGCTTCCAACCCTTTCCTCTGTAATCTTGCAGCAATCTAGGTTCTGATAAATAAACATATACTTTAATTATTCTGAAAGATTACCTCAATGAAACGTGTCCTTTTTATCCTCAAACGCAAAGAAAATTTTAACGCAGAAGTAGACAAACACATTGGTGTTACTACAGGTCTATACAACTCAGCTAGCTTTATGGACAACATGCTCAAAGATGCAGGTATTAAAAGCAATATGGAAATTGCCATAGATAACAACTGTATTGATCGTCTAGTTACCAAACATCGTCCAACACATGTTATCATCGAAGCCCTTTGGGTAGTCCCCAGTAAGTTCGCAGTACTAAATCCCCTACACAAAGACGTTACATGGATCATTCGTGTACACAGTGAAATGCCATTCTTAGCAGGTGAAGGCATGGCTATGGATTGGCTTGGCGAATATTCTAATTACAAAAATATTATTATTGGGGTCAATGCACCTCGTATGCTCGGTGAGCTTAAATTCTATCTACAACATAAACATGGTTGGACTGACGAAGAAGCAGATCGTAGAGTGGTCTATATGCCAAACTATTACCCAACTACCTATGAACAAAAAACATATGATATCTCAGAGAAAGAATACGTAGACATTGGCTGCTTTGGTGCAGTACGTCCACTAAAGAATCATATGTTGCAGGCCATAGCCAGTATTAAGTTTGCAGATCAAATAGGTAAGAAACTACGATTCCATATCAACAGTGGTAGATTAGAAATGAAAGGTGAGCCAGTATTAAATAACCTACGTGGGTTATTCACACACCTTTATGATCAAGGACATGAGATAGTAAGTCATGGTTGGACACATAGAGATGAGTTCCTAAAATTATGTGCGCAGATGGACATTGGTATGCAGGTCAGTTTTAGCGAAACATTTAATATAGTTGGCGCAGACTTTGTAAGCCAAGCAGTACCGTTTGTGGGCAGTAATGAAATACCGTGGTCCAGTAATATGTTTAACGCAGATCCAGCTAGCAGTGATGATATATTCCACAAGCTGATGTTAGCACATAATAACCCACAAAAGAATATAGAACAGCAACAGGGGTTGCTAACTAAATATGTAACAAATACTCAGGACATCTGGGTAAAATACTTTGGAGAATAACATGTCACAACACCATCACAAAAAACACTTTGTACACATCAACAAATGGGTACAGGGTATGCTTGAAGTAATCAAACATGAATTTGATTCGTTTGAAGATGCAGTTACTTTTACATCTAACAAACAACATCATCACGAACATGCAGTACACGCCCACCCAACTGAACAGGTAATCAAAGTCTATAACGTAGATGGCGAATGTGTTCATTCTACAGATGGGTCAATTGGCGACTACGCTTAATCAAATCTTAATCTATTTGTAACACTCTTGTAATCTTCCTATGTTTAAATAATAGCATAGGGAGATTTTTTATGATCATTGAGTTAGAGCTACTATTATTCGTTGGTCTGATAATTTGTTTATGTAGTCTTAAGGACACTAATGACGAAGTATAAGACCATCTGTATATCAGATTTCCACCTTGGTACAAAAGATGCCAAAGCAGAGCTATTAAACAATTTCCTTAAAAATCATTCATGTGACAACTTATTTCTAATAGGTGACATCATAGATGGTTGGAAGATACAACAGAACAAGTGGCGCTGGTGTCAGAGCCACACTAATGTTATTCGACGAATATTAGGCTACAGTAAGCGAGGATGTCAAGTAACCTATGTAACTGGTAATCATGACGAATTCCTCCGTCCTCTGGTTCAACATCATTTTAGCCTAGGCCGTATCCGTATTGTAAATCAAGCAGAATACAGAGACACTGATGGCAACTTATTCCTGATCACACATGGTGACATGTTTGATGGAATTACACGTTTAGCACCATGGATTGGATTCTTAGGCGATAAGGCATATGACTTTGCCCTATGGTTTAACAACTACTTCAACTATGCTAGACATAAGATGGGCTTTGGCTATTGGAGCCTTAGCAAGTATCTTAAACATAAGGTAAAGAAAGCCCTAGACTTTGTGTTTAAGTTTGAAGTAAATCTAACAGACTATGCTGCCAAACGTGGGTTTGATGGAGTTATTTGTGGACACATACATACTCCGGAAATTAAACACATGCCCAACGGTATGATTTATATGAATGACGGTGATTGGGTAGAAAGCTGTAGTGCTCTAGTAGAGGACTACGAAGGTCGCTGGGAAATCATTTATTGGAATACAATAATTGATGTGGCAGAAACACCACACTTTACCAAAAATGTTGCCAGAAAGCAACAGATGGTTGACAGAGTATTATAAATAATATACACTTATGATATAACATTAGTGTTATCCATTAAAAGGAGAAGTAAATGAGTAAATTTTTAGTAGCAGTATTATTATCAGTAGCAGCAGTATCAGCATCAGCTGAAGACAACCGTAACTTTATCAAGTTAGAAGCAGTTCATTATAACATCACTGACGCCGCTAACGACAAGAACGGTTTCAACCTACAAGTTGGTCGTGAAGTTCTACCAGGTATCAAATTAGATATCAAATAAGAAGTTCGTGTAGAAGAAAACTCACAAAAACTAAGCACACGTTTTGAAACAGGTGCAAGTTATGAACAAAAAGTTCCATACGTAAAAGTGGGTGTTCGTGGTGCTATTGGTGAAAAATTCACTAACGGTGACAACTATGGTTACTGGTTAGTTGAGCCATTCGTTGCTTATGATGTAACTCAAGATTGGACTGTTAAAGGCTCATGGAGATATCGTAACGCTTTTGAAAGCGAACGTGCAGATCAAACAAACACATACAAAGTGGATGTTAGCTACAAATATACAACTAACACATCATTTAATGCTGCAATTGGTCGCACAACAGGCGATTCAGAATACACAGCATTACAAGCTGGTGTAACTTACAAGTTCTAATTTGAACTAATTAAAGCCCACTTTGGTGGGCTTTTTCTTGACTTTATTTTCTAATGAGTAAATAATAGTACTATGATTAAAAATAAACTTAAAAAACTACTAGTAAGTCCTTGGACGGCTCTTATTACTCTAGCAATTATTATTGCAATAACTATGCAAGGGCCAACCTTCTTGGAGTCAGTTAGGCTCAGATATTTCGATACACTCATTTCCAGTAAGGCTCCTACTCAAAATAATATCTATACTGTAAACATAGACGAAGCAACATTAGACAAATACGGGCAATGGCCATTTAAACGTGACAAGTATGCTAACCTAATTGGTGATTTATATTCACGTAATGCTGGATTAGTTGTTTGGGATATTATGATGCCAGAAGCAGATCGCCAAGGCGGTGATCCTGCACTGATGTTAGAATTAGAAGATCACCCTGTTATCCTTACTAACATGCCCTCAGAGAAAAGTAAGAACATTCCACGCAAGCCTGGTAGTGCTGTTATTGGTAACGAGTTTGCTAATACAATTATTACCTATCCTGGCATTATTGCCAACATCCCGGAACTAGAAAAGAATGCCGCTGGTGTTGGTATTGCTAACACATTCCCAGAAGTAGATGGTGTTAACCGCAGACTGCCTTTGTTTGTTGGTTATAAAGATAACGTATATCCAAGTATTCCGTTAGAAGTTCTACGTGTTATATCGCAAGATAGTACATTCCAAGTTAAATTAAATGAACTTGGTGTAGACAAGATGCGTATCCCAAGTTTCCGTCCTATTAGTACAGACAGTCTAGGCCGTATCTGGGTAGACTGGAGTCAGAAATCAACGCAGGTATCAGCAGTAGACCTCCCTAAAGACTTTGGTGGTGCTGTGGTTATTGTGGGCTTAAGTGCCGCCGGTCTAGGCAACCCTGTTCCAACATCAATTGGTAGTGTGTGGCCACAAGACATGCAGGCTGCAGTTATAGGTACATTAGCTAACAATGTAAACATTGAACGTCCAGACTGGGCACCTGGTGCTGAACTATTAGCATTGATTGGTATTAGTTTAATTATCTTAATACTATCACGTTGGGTCTATGTTGGCCTAGGTGTAGGTATTGTTCTATTAGCCAGCATTACTCCTGTAACAATGTATGCGTTTGCGCACTATAATTTCTTGTTTGATGCTATAGTACCAACGGCCGGTGGTGTACTTGTTATGCTACATGCTTATGGAGTTAAGTTTATCAGTGAATTCTTACAGAAACAACAGATTAAGAAACAGTTTGGTAGCTATGTCAATCCTACTATTGTTGAACGCTTACAAAAGAACCCAGAACTTATTAAGTTGGGTGGTGAGAAACGAGAACTGTCAATTGTCATGACAGACCTACGTGGCTTTACAACATTGGGTGAAAGTTTTGGTGAAGACGTAGAAGGACTTACACAGATTATGAATGACTACATGACAGCATTAAGTATTCCTGTGCTTAAAAATGATGGTACCCTGATCAAGTTTATTGGTGATGCTAGTCTACATGTACATGGTGCGCCAATTGATGATGAACGCCATGCTTATAATGCAGTTAAGACAGCATTGGAAATGATCAAAGCCATTGAGGACTTCAACGTAGAACTTACGGCCAAAGGTCGTCCACCGGTAGGTATGGGTGCAGGTGTTAACACCGGTCAAACTCTAATTGGTAACATTGGTGCTAAGAGTAAGTTTGGCTATGACGTGTTGGGCGACAGTGTAAGTACTGCGGCACGCTTAGAAGGACAGACTAAGAGCTATGGTGTGTTGCTAATTATTGGACCACAGACCGCAGAACTAGTTAAAGATGACTTCCCTGTTGTATGGTTAGACAATATTGCTGTCAAAGGCAAAACAATTGGCCTAGATATCTATACAGTGGGACACACTGTAGCATACATGCACGAAGAATATCGTAAAGAATACACACGTGGCAACTGGAAAGAAGCCATTATGTGGGCTAAAAAAATGGTTAACAATGATGACGTTGATATTAAACATTATTATGAGTTAATGATTGAACGTATGGAAGGTGGTTTGCCTGCAAATTGGGACGGTACATATCACGCAACAAGTAAGTAAATACATTTAAGCGATCTCGATAATATATCCCGACCGCTAACTAGGAGATATATTATGAGATTAGCGGTATTAGCACTACTAGTAGCATTTTCTGCTCATGCAGAAGAACCAACAGAAATGTACATGCCAAACGACAGCGGTGGCTTTTTAGTATTAACACTCGAGCCATGCGCATTTAAAGAGAAAGAAGTAGATTATCCTAATCGCGCCTATGCTACAGAATCAAGCGAGTTAGTTAAACACGAAGGTTGTTGGGTGCGATACACCGATGACAGTGGGTATGCTACCTTTGCTGAAAGTATGGTTAACACATGGTGGGGTCCTGGTCTGATGGCTAACTTTAGACAGAAGTTGTTTAGTCCAAAGAAAGAACGTTGGACTGATGATAAGAATCCTATTAATATAAAACTAGATCCAATAGTAGTTAAACCTAATACATAAGGATTATAATGAAGTATATTATATCAACATTATTGTTAGTTTTCGCATTGACGGCAAATTCTAATCCAATTACTGCTAAGAGCTTTTTAGTAACAGATAATAAAGGCAACGTTATCTTAGAAAAGAATGCTGACCGCACTCAGTCAATTGCTAGTATCACTAAGCTGATGACTAGTATCATAGTTCTAAATGCACACCAAGACCTTACAGAAGAACTTAAACTAAACTTTAAAAATGCTGCTAGGTATCACACTCACTTACCGCATACACTTAAAACATTAAGCAGAGGTGAACTACTGCAATTAGCCATAGTTAAAAGTGATAACTTTGCCGCATACACCCTAGCAGAAAATTATCCAGGTGGAGTAGAACGTGCTGTACCGGAAATGAATCACGAAGCATTAGAGTTTGGTATGTATAACACACACTTTGAAGATCCTACAGGACTCAATGAAGGTAACGTAAGTAATGCTCGTGATCTGGTTAAGTTAGTTCTAGTAGCTAGTCAACACTCAGAAATTACTGATGCTAGTGGTAAAGCTAAAGTAAGTATTAAAGTTAAAAAACGTTGGTGGGACTTTGGTAATACAAATCCAATGGTACGTCGTGGTGATGATATAACTGTAAGCAAAACTGGTTATATTAATGAAAGTGGTGGATGTGTTGTGATGTTGTTGGATACAGAATTAGGTCAACGTGTGGTTGTGCTGTTGGGTAGTCGTAGTACTCACACACGGTTTCCGGAAGCCGAACGTATATTAACAGTCAGCAGTAAAGATATTGATGTAGATTAACCTTCGCCACTACTAGCGGATTGATCGTCTTCTGATTTTTTATTTTTGGCAATATCATTGATAGCCTTTTCAGCTTCAACACGCTCGTACTCAATAGTTTTACCACGCAGATGTAATACTGTATTAACTTTTTGATTTAAACGTATAAGATCGTTGTCTAACATACGTATACGATCTATTAAGGCAATAAGCACAGTATTTGCGTCACTAATGACCGGTTTTACCTCTTTTGTAGCCCATTCAAATACAAATTTAATGATAAATCCCATACCCACTGCCATAACAATGGGAAAGCCATATTTGTTTACTAGATCTACTACATCCATATATTACTCCTGATCGACAGCCTTCAAACGCTGTAGTTGAATTGCGGCATTTTCTTTCTGCACAGAATAAACACTGTATCCATACCAAGCTATTAATCCTAACCATACTGCTAATATAATTAATTTAGTTTTCATAGGAATAATAAAAAACCCTGTAACATTAAGAACACACCAGCACCTGCTAGGACAAAACTGCCCCAGAACAGAGCTAGGCTCACTGACAAGATACTTGCTGACAATAACACAATGCTTAGTTGATATGCTGTGCTAGCGTAGCCAATCCAAGGCAATTGTAGTTTGTAGTGATCACGATCAGCTTCTAACTGTTTGGCCTTGGTCATTAGTGCAGGTTTACCTTCTTCACCTAGGTCGTAGCTTTTTGCTTTAGCTTCAAACTTTTCAGATTGCACTACATTGTTGGTTAACTGTGCAGCTAATTCGTATTGTGTCTGCTTGATACTTTTAGCTTGATAGAAGTTCCAAATGTCATTGGCCTGTATAGTGTTATTCATAACCTTGCTGTTTAAACTACCCTGGAACCACATGTTAAAAGCTAACAATGCGGCAAAGATGTTAATAACTAACCCAGCTTTACTTTTAATAAGTTTTTCTTTAGCTGTGAGTTCTTCTGGTGTGCCGTCTTTCTTTTCTCTGGTTACCATTTTTAATACTGTATCATGCAATGCCATATGCTAATCCTTAAATTATAAAACCTACGCAAAAGCCAATTAAGAATCCTACTACTAACATTTTAAACATGTCAGCATCATTCCAAATTGCCTGCTTCTTAAGCCATTCTTGCGTGTGTTTTGGTTGTTGTTCTAACCATACTTGATGAGGTAATTTAAACATTAGATTGTGTCCTGTGGATTAGTTTCGCCTTTAGACCATGTCAAAAGGTTAGCTTCGTAATTGCCAATACTGTGATTACAGAAGAAGTTAATTTGTTTCTTTTTAAGACCTTTAATAAAGCCACGTAGAATATCTTTAACTAACTGTGTCCATGTCAAGGCACGTAGGTTACCCCAGTGATTCATATAGTACATACCACCAAAGTGTCTGTATGGGAATGGAGGAACATGGGTGACAATGTCTGCATTATTAACAAAACGGAAGTGTAATAGGCCGCTAGCTTCCATTGCTTTAATGTATTCTTTATTACCTGTACGTGGACTACCGTAGGTAAACAATGCCTGTGGATTAGGTAGGTCTTCTGAACGTTGCAGTTTATATGCTACTAAGGTAGCCATTGCCGCGCCTAAACTATGTCCTGTACACCATACTGTACGTTTCTTACCAAACTTTTTAGCCTTGGCACTTAGTTCAGGCCACACATTGTCTGCTGATTGTTTAAAGCCGTGATGTACAAAGTTAATACCTTGTGAACTTTTTACTGGTGCTGCTTTAAGATCTGATGCAATGTCACGGAAGTCTGTTGGTTGTGTGCCACGGCATGCAATAATTAAGTCTGTGTCGTTTTGTAGCCAGTATGCTTGACTACCGTTTACATCTACTAGTTCTGCAACAAAGCCTAGTTCTGCAAAGCGAGCAGGGCCTTCTGGTGCGTCTAAGTATGCTAAATTACTAATTTTTGCGAACAGATGCGCTTGTTCTGTAAATGGTCGCATGTTAATTGGGTCTGACATGTCTATCTCCTTTAATCTCGTCTTGCGTCATTTTTGCCGTCGGCACGTGCGATACGGTCAACATCAGGTTTTAGCCCTAATGCATTTGATACGATGGTATCAATACGTACTACGTCATGATTCATTGTTTTAACACGATTGTCTAATGCTGTGATGATACCGGCCATGCCCTTAATACTGCTCAGCACGCCAGCTAATAATAGCTTAATTGTTAAGTAGACAAAATAACCGCCTGCTAACGCCATTGCTACTGGAAACCCAAGATCCCCAATAATTTTGAAGATATCGCCCATGTCTTGCTCCTTGAATACTACTTTATTATTATAATAGTATTTATAATTTGGTTGAGGTTTTTGGACAGTCTTCGCTAAATATTTGTACAATAATAGAAGATGGATATCCATGCCACAGAGCTTTGCTAGTTATACTGATATTTCAGTAAACGCACTTAAATTTAATCCTAAAAGCCAAGAGCTAATTGAAAAGAAACAGGAAATTCTGCGTTCTATCGCCGAGCATCACGGATCTGCACCTACTAGTATGTTGTTCTACGGATTTAATCCATTAATCCTAGCCACAACCTGCAAACAAATAGTAGTTACTGACATTACAGATTCAACAAAAAATTACCTAACCTCGCTAGGCATTAAATACGTATATATAGAAGAAAAAGAATTACCAGAGTATAAAAAGCAGTTTAATTGGGTAATGGCAGGTGATGAATATTTTACCTTTGTTAAGTCGGAAGCTGAGCAGGTAACTAAAATACAAGCCCTAGCAGATTTAACTAAAAATGTAATAGTAACGACTCTAAAGGACTACAAGAACCAAGACTTTAGAGAACGTGAATTTAGTCAACCATTGGCAATACGCAATGGCAAGGACAGCAAGTTATTCTTAGAGTATCATGATTTTGATTATAATGATAAGAATGCTTGGCGTACTACAGTGTATGAAATGACAGGGACTGAATCTATTGTTTCTGGACCTTATGCACGCAGAAATATGTTCTTTAAACAAATGGCTAAATTTAGTATTGATGCAGGTGCTAAGAATTTTTACGTACATAAGAACTTAATGTACAAGAGTCTCATAAAAAAGAATTATGAGCATGTAATATCAATTAGTTTTTAATATTGTTTTTCAAAGAGATTTATGGATATCAACGAACAACTACAACCTATCGTCGCCAGCCTAATAGACAGCCTTAAAGTTTCTATTGAAGCTGAACTACAAACAAAAATTACAGATGAAATAGTAAAGAAGATCGCCAACACAGAGTTGGACGGAATCATTGCCAGTCTGATACAGCAACAACTAGCAGTTAGATTAGATAAATTTAACTTTGTTAATGCTACCAACGAAGAACTAGAAAAGAAAGTTTCTGCACTTACTAAACACATCAACGACAACCTAGCCACTGCTGCCAATGCGCAGGTAACTACCAATATAGATAAAAAACTAGCACAGATGGACCTTAACCTAGTTATTAACAGTGTAGTAGAAAATAAACTTAGTAAACTGTTACAGGGCCAACAGAAGTTTCCACCTAATAGCATCAAACACGACAGCATTGACTTTACAGGACTAAAACTATCAGGCGACTATATCCACGGTGGTATCATTGATAAGTTTGGCAGTACTGGTATAGAGGATCTGGCCACTAGTGTACAAATGACATTATTAGACACAGGTGCTGTGTTTGAAAAACCATTCTATGCTCCTAGTGCCGCTATCAAGGGCAACCTAACCGTTGATGGTAGTCTAATCGTTCTAGGACAAGTAGATACAACAACTCCATTATATACGCAGATAACTCAAGCTGCCGCAGACAATGTACGTCAAACACTTAACGCTGAATTGTTTGGTCGGTTCAGTGACATTATATTTGATAAGATTAGAGAAAATGGTCTTGATCTAGATAAGATCACACAGGGTGGACGTGATGTGGTTAAAGGTAATCAATTAGGTTACCATATCATTGACAGCAATCTACAACGTGTGGGTATGCTACGTGATCTACAGACCATAGGTGAAGCATATTTAAGTGAAACCTTATACACTACTGATGGTCGTGTTGGTATTAACACTATGGACCCAACCTCAGCACTTAGCGTATGGGATCAAGAAGTTGAAGTAACAGTCAGTAAGCGTGAGCAAGATATAGGCTATATATCTACACCTAGGTATCAGCAACTGGTATTGGGTGCTAATAATAAAGACAATCTAACATTAAACACAGATGGTAGTGTACAAATTAGTACATTACAAGTGGGCAAGGTATCAATAACGTCGTCACACACTGCACCAAACACCCGCGGCCAACGTGGACAGGTTGTGTTAAACGAAATGCCAAGTTTAGGTGGACCTATGGGTTGGGTATGTTTGGGTGATACTGTTTGGGCAAACTTTGGTATAATTGAATAATTACCATCTAGCAGTAATCATTCCTTTTTTCCATCCAGAATCTAAATAATGATTTAGTCTGTCATTTATGACTCTTAGGTTATTCTCGCCATTGTTAATCCAGCAACTTCCTTTTTTGACAGGTGACCATTTCTTCTTAATCCATCCCTGGGATAATTTACCCTCTAAATTTTCCATAGAACATAGACTATACTCATTAGATGTTTTATTAAAAATCCAAATCTTATTAGCAGTGGGGGATTCGGGTAACCCTTTGGTCCACCCTTGTGACACGTATTGATTTAACTTATTGGGATTTATCATTTTCTTTTCTAAATTTTTATGAATCCATATTGTATTTGTTGTCGATGACATATTTCTCCCAATAACCCAACCTTCCTCTAATAGTTTAGGGATAGCATTGGGATGAACTGCCATCCGTTCGTTGGTAGTTGGGTTATGTATATGTTTCAACCCTTTCGAGCCGTTGTTAAATCCACCATATCCTCCTTCGACAATATTGTACACATCGGTCCTTGATAAGAAATCGGAGGTCACAATCTCTTTTTCTTTTTCAAACATTTTGGCAGGAGTATCATATATGTATAGAATATCTTTTTGAAATAAAGAGATTCCGTACTTGTCAATTGCCCTTACAATATTAGTCCCCGAACCATAATACAAATCGTTGATATTGTCAGTTGAATGTGCGCCTATATAAATTTTGTTATTAACAATATTGGTTATTTTATATATAATATGATATTTTCTTTTTGATTGATTTTTAGTGTTTGCCATATTGACATCCTATATCTTTTAGTGTATAATGTATTTATGTATTTGCGTGTAAATGGATAAATTATGATAATAAAACGTCTGGGATTTGCTTGTAAGTGGATCGATAGCCCTGATCAAGTCCTTGGAATTAAACCTACTGACGATGCTAAACAATATAATACCGGAAGTACAACAGTAGCGTGGCTCAACCGCCAAACTAGAGAAGTTGCCGAAGAGAAACTATGGGACCTAATGGTAGGTAACATAGAATCTACACACAAATTAATACAAAAAATAGGAACATTAAATGGCAACCTTAGGATGGTTCGTATCAGCTCTGATATACTACCAGTATATACAGAGTCTACTTGGAGTTATTTTTGGCGCAAGCCTGATGTCCGCAATTATTGTGAACAGGCCTTGGGTAAAGTGGGTGAGCTTGCTCGTATGCTTGACGTGCGCTTATCTTTTCATCCAGGTCAATTCACTGTACTTGCAAGTGATAATGACGACATTGTTCACAGAAGTATAGCAGAATTTGAATATCACGCTGATATGATCCGTTGGATGGGTTATGGTCAACGATTCCAAGACTTTAAATGTAACGTACATATTGCAGGTCGCAGAGGCTATCAGGGTATTCTTGATGTTTATCCTCGACTAAGTGTTGAAGCTCGTAATACTATTACAATTGAAAATGAGGAAATGAAACATGGATTGGATGATTGTCTTAATCTTAGTGCTCACGGCATTCCTGTCGTACTCGATATTCATCATCATTGGGTACGTGAAGGGGAATACATCTCCGTTTTGGACGACCGTGCAAAACGTGTTATGGAAAGTTGGCGCGATCAGCGGCCTACTCTACATTATAGTGTTAGTCGTGAAGATTATCTTGTTGCTCATAACAATACTGTAGCACCCAATTACACAGAATTATTAGAGTCAGGACATAAGAAAAGTAAACTACGTGCGCACAGTGACTTTTATTGGAATTCAGCTACCAACGACTGGGCATTGAGCTTCTTAGAACATTTTGATATCATGTGCGAGAGCAAAGGTAAGAACTTGGCCAGCTTTAGTCTGTATGAACGTGCAAAAGAATTGGAGTTAGTATGAAATTAACAAGACAAGAAATTTTAGAAATTGCCAAAAAACATAACATGGAATATGTTCACGAAACATTTCTTATGCGATTTGTAGAAGAACTTGTACAAGCAGAACAGGATAAGAAATAATGGCATTTGGATATAGTTGGACTGAACAAGGATGGGCCCAACAGGGCACGTGGCAATGGGCATTGAAGTTTGCCTGGTTACCTGCTAAGATGGATAGTGGTGCTTTTATTTGGTGGCGTGAATATTATCACGGTGTTAGAATAATCACAGGCCCAGGTGAACCAGCAGTCTTACATCAGTATATGACAGCCAAAGAGTTTACTTGGAAGGCATTACAAGAGTCGTAAAAAAAGCACCGCAAGGTGCTTTTTTGTTGTATGCTAATTATTTCTTCTTAGCTGGTTTAGGTGCTTGTTTAGCCTGTGGCTTAGGTTGGTTAACCTTGGCAACAGTACCGCCTGCATTTTTAACACCTTTAGGTTTGTTACCTTTATAAGGTGTACGTTGTTTATTAGCTGGTTTAGGGGCAACTGCCGCCTTAACTGCTTCAACACCACTATCACCTACAGCACGAACCTTGTTAATTGGTTTAGCTGGTGGAATGTATGTAGTCAACGGCACATTACCTGTGGCATTTGCTACTACTAGATCAGCGGCTGTTGATGCTGGTGCTACTACTTTGGTAGGTTCTGCAGAACCAATTCCAAACAAACTTTTGATAAATTTAATCATTGATAAATCTCCTTGTACAACTATTTACACTAGTGGGTCAACTAGACCATGTGATCTTGATATTGGTTGACTTTTTGGTTAATTGACTGTATAATGTTTTTATAATGAAACACACGAAGAAGATAAAGATGAAAGCTAGATCGCATTATGCTCTTTTCAATAAGGACCTACCATTCCGTGCCAAAGTTGAAAGAGATCGTACCAAGTATACCCGTAAGTCTAAACACAAACCAAGGAGTGAATGAAATGACCAAGCAAGAAATGTATGAAAAGGCCGTAACACTTAGTTATAACTTCCGTAAATTTTTACAAGAAAGTGCAGTAGCCGGAGTTGAAGTAACACCAGCGGAAGTACAAAAAGAAGGTTATAAAATGCTACAGGCCATTAGTGATTGTGGTCCTAAGTTTGAAGAGTACATGCTGTCCGGTACCGATGATTGGTTTGAAGAAGCCACACGTAGACTACAATTGGTTGACGAACAATCAATTTGATAGTATAATAGCACTTGTTTAGTTAATAAGGAATCCAAAATGGAAAAAGTAATTGTAGCAGTGGTTGGAGTAATTACATTAGTAGTCGCTCTTAGTTTCTTACTAAGCTGGCCTATCATGTGGCTGTGGAATAACGCCCTAGTTGGTGCAGTAGATGGCGTTCATACTGTTAGTTGGATGCAGGCATGGGGTATTAGTATCTTATTTGGTTTCTTATTCAAAACACATACAAGTTCTAAAAAGGATTAGTTATGGGATTGGATATGTATGCCTACGTTGCCGCTCGTGCAGGGCAAAATAAAGAATATTGGGATGATGGCGAGTACGATCCAGAAACTAAAGAATGGGTCAGTAAGAAATCCATCAGTCAACCTGTAGAAATTGCCTACTGGCGCAAACACCCAAACCTACATGGTTGGATGGAACAGTTGTGGCGCAGTAAAGGTGCTCCAATGGACGATGATGATGACATTAGTTTCAATGGTATTGAACTTGAACTAACTTGGGAAGACATTGACCATTTGGAACAAGACATTGAAGCACATAGTCTTCCAGGCACAACAGGTTTCTTCTTTGGTGACCCAAGTGACGATTACTACTACGAAGATGACTTAAAGTTTATCCGTGAAGCACGTAGTCAACTATTTTTAGGGTTGAAAGTATTTTACAATTCATCATGGTAAGCAAAACAGAACAAGCCTGGGTTAAGCGTATTATCTATGGGAGTCAATGGATGCCTAGAAAAAATGTTTATCACAGTAACGTAACTAGTCACAAGAAAATTGGCAACTACGTTAAAAACTTCCCTGTCAGAATTGACTTGGAAAAAGGTACCAGAACGGCAGTAATGAATACTTGTCGTAAGTACCTAGGACGTAGTTATTTGTACATGGTTAACTACAAAATTTGTGTACACCACGAAGGTATTTGGGTTTATCACGATGGCATTTTATACTTGAAAAACCCTGCCGATGAAAGTATTATTACTTTAGCTATGTTAGCCAAGTAAATTTTGGTTGACATTTGATTCGATTGAATGTATAATGTATATATTATTTAGCATTAAAGGTTAAAATGAATAAAGAACTCAGAGTAGAAGATGATAATTTTATGAGCAATATGGCGGAAGAAGAATTTGGTCAACTTCATGCTATTCACAATAACATGAATGCCATTGCTAACGTGCGCAGACAGCTAGCTAAACAGGCCTTGGAGCCAAGTGCTACAGAATGTGAAGAATGTGGTGATGAAATTCCAGAAGCACGTCGTCTAGCTATTCCAGGTTGTAAACTCTGCGTATTTTGTAAAGAGAAACAAGAACGTCATTAAATAAAATAAAAGGATAAGCAATGGCAAATTTTGTACCTACCGTATTAGAAAAGACCAGTGATGGTGAGCGTGCCTATGACATTTATAGTCGACTATTAAAAGACCGTATTGTTATCTTAGACACAGATGTTAGTGAACATTCAGCAAGTTTGATCGTAGCACAATTGCTGTTCTTAGAAAGTGAAGATCCAAGCAAAGATATCTTATTCTACATTAACAGTCCGGGTGGTAGTGTAACTGCTGGCTTGGCTATCTACGACACTATGCAGTTTATCAAACCTGATGTGAGTACTATTGTACTTGGGCAGGCATGTAGTATGGGCAGTTTCCTAGCACAAGCAGGCACCCCAGGCAAACGTCTAGTCTTACCAGAAGCACGTACAATGATTCACCGTGTTAGTTCGGGTACTCCTGGCACACGTGGTAGTGTACACGTACAAGATCTACAGTTTGAAGATGCTAAACGTAGCTTTGAAGAAAGTGTACGCATTAACAAACGTCTAACTGAACTATATGTTAAACATAATACCGCAGGCAAAACCTACGAACAACTATACGAAGTAATGAAGTTTGATACGTTCTTATCAGCAGAAGAAGCAGTTGAATATGGTCTAGCAGATGAGGTTATTACTAAACGCTAAGTCATTGATTTTAGGTATAATTAAAAGCACCTACGGGTGCTTTTATTTTGGTTGACTTTTTGATTAAATGACTGTATAATGTTACACATACACTAACAACACAGGAGCAATAAAATGGCATTAGACTTTTTAAGAAAAAACTTGCAGTTTCAAATTGAACAGCTATCGCAGGATGATCTAGAGGTTAGGTTTGAGCTGTATAAAGATCTAAAATCTCGTTCAGTTCGAGACGAGATCTACCTTGAGCTTATGGCTCAAGAGTTGGATAAACGTGAACAACTAGTAGGAGCAGAATAATATGGCAGAATTTATCACTGGGTTCGTATTGGGTGCATTGGTTTTAGACTTTGCTTGGGCATGGAAATTTGGTATCCCACAGCTTTTTTGGACCAGAATTACCCGTGTTTTTAACCGTGTTTTTAGGAAATAATTGGTTGACAATCAAACCAAAAGGTGCTATAATAGCTTTATGGAAATTAGAAATTACACAGAATTAACTCAAGCATGCGGTGGTGCAATTACACCGCAGAGACTTAAAAGTGTCTGGCTTGATATGGAATTTCAGACTAGTGCTGTAAAACAGGAGTTTTGGCAGTTTATGTTTGAGATGGGGAAAGACTTTGGAGACATTCAAAGTTTCGTAGTTCAAGATAGTTTTCAACAACAACAAGAAGGAGTATTAAATGTTTAAAGTAACTGGTATTTCAACTCTAAATGGTAAGACAAAGGTACGTTTCGCTAATGATCTAGTTAGCCGTGTTAAAATCTTAGTTAAAGATGGTCACACAGATATTAACCTTATTGAGCTTCCATCTGAGATGTCTAAACAGGATGCTATCAAGCATTTGAAAACCACAGACTTGTATACTACATTTTCTGCGGCAATTGACGCGGCAGATGAAAAGTATTCAAACCTTGGTACTGTTACAGTAACTAAAGCTAAGCCAAGCCTAGAAGCAATCAAGGCTCGTGCTGGTATCACAGAAACAGCATAGTGGTAGGGGTTATTGATAAAAAGCCCGTGTAATACGGGCTTTTTATTCTAGTTATAAGGTATTATAATAAATATCTTTATGGAAGATAAAGATAAGAATTGGTGGGTAGTATCCGATGAAGACAGTCGCATAGTCATTATTGATGAAGAACCTACTAATGGTGAACAGCGTCTTAATAAGAGTACAGGTGAAGTAGAAGTGTACTATAATGGCGACTGGTGCGCAAGGTAAAGGATACAGTATGGGTCAAATATTTTTAATAGGCGTGATTATTGTTGCGCTGATCGTAGCAGTAGGCAGTATTGTCAGCAGTTACGATGAATGGAAAAACGGTAGCGATGAATCATAAGCGCGGTCGTCCAAAGAATGCACGTGCTGGTTGTTTAATGTGCAAGCCAAACAAAATGAATGGCTCTAACAAAGATCAACTTGGGCACACAGGTTGGGGTAAATTAAAAGCAACTATCCTAGCTAAGTTAGACCTAAAGAACAGAGATTAATCAATGAAAAATATATTTGAGGAAACAGTTATGCGATCGTGAATTTAAACACGAGGAGTATAACATGTCTAGAACATATAGACGCAAGGGCGGAGACCATACAGACCTAGAGTGGCAAACTAGAGTATGCAGTCAAATCCCTGGTACATATATTTGGCTTTGGGAAAAGATGGACCCAAAGACCAAACAGTACAAAAAGGTAGTAAATAAGTATCATAGCGATGCAGGCACACAAAAATTTAACAATTGCCCGCAAGGGTGGTGGGTTAATTTGTGCATACAACGCCCACATCGTAGAGATGCTAAAAGACAATTAAAGAAATGGTTGACAGATTCAGAGTATGAAGTTATACTAAATGCTAAGAACCCGTTACCGTATTGGAACTAAGGAGTAGTGCAATGTGTAAGAAATGTGCAGTAAAACGCAAGGCGCCACACCCTCGTTCTATTATTAAAGCACGTAAACAACTCAAAGGAGCATAACATGGCAAGAGAAAATTCACGTTGGGGCACAACTCCATCAGCAAAACGAGCAACACAACGTAGAACAGGAAAATAATTATGCCTAGTCCACGTAGAGTAAGTCAGATTGTAAAAGGTAAGAAACCACCTAAGCCAAAAACAGTAAATGCTATGGCTAAGCGTGCTAGTAAGAAGCGTTAGTATTAAAGAATTGTTGTAGCCGTAAGGCAACGTTGTAAAGTAAGGCATGTTGGACGGCGGTTCGATTCCGCCCAGGTCCACCAAAAGCACACTTTTGCCGCAGCAAAGCCGAGAATTGATGTTAACTAAAATTCTCATAAACGAACTGGAATGAAAAAATTCTGCCGGACCAGTTTAAGTGTGCTTCTGATGGGCCTGACCAGGTTTCGACAGCGTGAGATAGGATAACGACGCAACACGTGGGGTCACGTAAAATGCAAAACTAAGTAAATGCAAAAACATCTACTAAAGACGTAGTTAAAGTATCTATGGGTCGTGGCTTCCGCTTCGCTCGTGGTACTGAAGCATTAGCAGCCTAAGAAACTGCTTCGTCCGGGGTAGCTATACCTTGTTACCAAAACTAGTAGGAACCCACTTCGGTGGGTTTCTTTTCTTTTAAGTAAGAAAAAGGTTGACAACACCCACAAAAGGTAGTACAATTGTTTTAAGGTTGAAAGAGAAGTAAACCTTATTATTTTTTAAGCTGAAATGAGTAGGCATAACTAGGAGATAACAATGGCAACAGGCAATCTATCCTTCTTGCAAGGTAAACGTGTAACACAGAAGTGGAATCAAAAGTTAAGCATTAAACAGTTTCAAAAGAAGTATGCAACAGAGTTTGACATGGCCAATGACGCAATCGACCTGCGTACGATGTCAAAGAACTTTGCTAGCAACCATGGTATTATCCCATTGGAAGACATTAATCAAGCTATTGCAGCAGTTAATGGTCCAAAATTCCAAGCAATTAATTCATATACATATGATCCAAGTGGTGGTGCTGTTATCAGCTACCCAAAAGGCCTACCTAGCCCACGATTAGTCTATGCTGACTGGGCAGAGCTATTCCTTTGGTCATTGTTCCAACGTGATGTAGCACCAAATCACATTGAAAAGATCTACGATGACTTTGAACACACCGCGGTATTGATTCCAAACGCTGTAAAATTTACCATTGAGGGTAAAGTATACTATTGTATCTGGGACGGTCATCATACCTTACAGGTATGTCGTTTCCAAGGCTACAGCAAGTTTCCAATTTGGGTAACTGATATTGATGAAGTGCCTATGTCAGAAATTGTCAAAGCAGGCTTCGAAGCAACTGATGCAGGTCGTATCAAGTACGGTGTTTGGGTAGCTGGTCGTAATATGATTCGTATTAACAGCAAGAACAAACGTAAACTAAGCCCATACGACGAGTTTATGATTAAGTTAGAAACACTAGATGCAGACACAGTAGCAATCTTTAACATCTTATCTAAAAACAATTGCGTAGTTAAGCGTCATGCTACTATGGCAGGTGCGTTTACACAGATTAAGAGTGGTGAAGAGTGTTATAACCTAGAAGACAAATACGGTAACAAGGGCATTTACTTTGATCGTGCATTAGAGTTTCATCGTAAGACTTGGCCTGCGTCACCGCTAACGTTAGAAGTGTTTCGTCCGTTGAGCATGTTATACCAACGAGCCGCTACCCAAAAAGGTAGTTTAGACCAAGACTTTGATGTAGAGTTGGCTAATCTACTTACTACTAAGTTTGGTGATCCAGAAACTGTGCAGGAAAAAATCAAGGCTAGTTATGAAAATGCAATATACAACGGTCTTGGTAAAGGTGCACTGTTAGATCATCACAAAACGCAGGTAATGAATGGTTTAATTAACCTTTACAATGATCATGTTGGGCGTGCAGTGCTACCTCCAGCTGATTATGTTTGGAAAGTATAACATGGAAAAATGGGCATTATGGTATGCCTTTAACTGTCCTTTAACCCAATACACCGGGTTAAAGGCGGCTAAACAAGGTATTACTGGATTACCAGAAATTCGTTTGGGCGTGTATCAAAACAGTGTAAGTAGAGATAATCATACTGTCTGTTTTAATATTGCCTACATAGGTGATCCTACAGTAATTGCTAACCTTGAAAAGGCAGTAAAACGTATCTATGATTGGGCTATTGAACGTGATGGTCGTGGTCATAGTGAATGGATTAGTGGTCTAGATGTTGCTGAAATTGAATCCAAAATGGACGAGATCATTGACGGTCATAAGTTCTTAGTTAAAAAAGTAGACCCCGAATGGTTACCATTAACTGTGGAAAATATGGCAGAATTTAAAGCACACTACGGCTTGACATAAATATTTTTCTAGTTTATACTAGTTGCTAACGTGCCTAATCAGGGCGAAGGCAAACAATTTTATTTGCTTAACAAAGGAGTAAAAACATGCAATTAAATCCTCTACACGACCGTGTGGTCATCAAACGTATCGAAGCTGAAACTAAAACAGCATCAGGTCTGGTTATCCCAGATAACGTCGCAGAAAAACCAGATCAGGGCATTGTTCTAGCAGTAGGACAGGGCAAACGTACAGAAGCGGGCGCACTTATCCCAATGAGTGTCAACGTCAACGACAAAGTATTGTTTGGTAAGTTTGCAGGTCAGGCAGTTAAGATACAAGGCGAAGAAGTCTTAGTTCTTAAAGAAGAAGAAATTTACGCAGTAGTTGAAGAATAAGGAGAACGAATATGAGTGCAAAAGACGTACAATTTGGCGAGTCAGCTCGCAATAAAATGATTGAGGGTGTAAACATCCTAGCTAATGCTGTAAAAGTAACATTAGGTCCTAAAGGCCGTAACGTTATTATTCAAAAGTCTTGGGCTAGTCCACAGATTACCAAAGACGGGGTTACAGTGGCTAAAGAAATTGAATTAAAGGACGCACTACAGAATATGGGTGCGCAGATGTGTAAGGAAGTTGCTAGCAAAACAGCAGATGATGCCGGTGATGGTACAACTACAGCCACAGTATTAGCGCAGGCTATTGTTAAAGAAGGTGCTAAGTCAGTGGCCGCTGGTATGAATCCAATGGACCTAAAACGTGGTATTGATCAAGCTGTAGCCGCTATTGTAGCAGAACTAGCTAAGATTAGTGTTCCATGTGATACAACAGCCAGCATCGAGCAAGTGGGTACTATTTCAGCTAACAGCGATAACGAAATTGGTAAGATCATTGCTCAAGCTATGGAAAAGGTTGGCAAAGAGGGTGTTATCACAGTTGAAGATGGCAAGTCATTGAACATGGAACTTGATGTTGTAGAGGGCATGCAATTTGACCGTGGCTATCTCAGCCCATATTTTATCACACAGGGTGATAAGCCAGTGGCTATCTTAGAAGCACCATTCATCTTGTTATACGACAAGAAAGTTTCTAGTATTAAAGAAATCCTTCCTGTACTAGAACAAGTGGCTAAAACAGGCAAACCATTACTGATCATTGCAGATGATGTTGAAGGTGAAGCACTAGCTACCCTAGTAGTTAATAACATGCGTGGCACTATCAAAACCTGTGCTATTAAATCCCCAGGCTTTGGTGATCGTAAGAAAGAAATGCTACAGGATCTAGCAGTGTTGACCAACGGTGTTGTGATCACAGAAGACATTGGTATGAAACTTGAAGACACTACTATTGATCAACTAGGTCAAGCAGCACGTGTTGAAGTAAGTAAAGACAACACTATTGTTATTGACGGTGTAGGTCTACCAGGTGCAATTGAATCACGTGTTGATTCAATCAAACAGGCTATTGAACTTAGTCAGTCAGCATACGAAAAAGAAAAACTACAAGAACGCCTAGCTAAACTAGCAGGTGGTGTTGCTGTCATTAAAGTAGGTGCTGCAACTGAAGTAGAAATGAAAGAGAAAAAAGACCGTGTTGATGATGCTCTACATGCTACTCGTGCCGCGGTGGAAGAAGGTATTGTGCCAGGGGGCGGTGTTGCTCTAATCCGTGCTAAACAAGCAGTGCTTGGACTAAAAGGCGCCAACCATGATCAATCAGTAGGCATTGATATTGTTCTACGTGCTATCGAAGCTCCATTGCGTAGCATTGTTGAAAACGCAGGTGGTGAAGCTAGTGTTGTGGTTAACAAAGTACTCGAAGGTCTTGGTAACTATGGCTTTAATGCTAGCAATGATGTCTACGGTGATATGTTAGAGCAAGGCGTTGTTGACCCTACTAAGGTCACACGTTGCGCACTACAAAATGCTGCAGGTGTTGCTGGCTTACTATTAACCACTGACTGTGCAATCAACGAATTGCCTAAAGATGAAGTAGGTGATGGTGCTGGTGGTCCAGGTAATCACGGTGGGTTTAGCATGCGTTAATCAATTAACTACATAGTTAATTAACTAAAATAGCACCTTTGGGTGCTATTTTTTTGATTAAAGTAATTATCTATTCTCCGGCATAAATAACTTTAAGTAATTATTATATTGGGGAATATGGAACCAAATGGCTAACAAGAATTTCGTCGTTCAGAATGGACTAACAATTGGTCCGTTAACAATTGATGCTGCTACAGGTAGTATCACAACAACAGGTAATTTATCTGTCGCAGGCTTTACAGCCAACATTTCCCAAGATACTGTTACAACCAACGAAGTCATCACTGGCAATCTATCAGCAGGTAATGTTTTCATTACAGGCAACATTAGTACCGCAGGACTAACGGGTAACGTTATAGGGTATAACAATTTCACTACAACTTTACAAGCTAGATTATTAGCAAACTCTATTATTTTTGGGATATAAAAAATGGCAAGACAGCAAATTAAACAATATGTATTTTACCCTAGCGGTGCTGGGTTTGGTAATATCCAAATTCCTGGAAGATATGACAATGCTCAGATCTTAACAATCCTAGATACCAACAAACAAACGTTCATTCAGAACTTTGCAGATCCCACATTAGGTGCTACCTTTGTATGGACTGCGGGGCCTAACACTAATTTCCCAAATTCAGTAGACGGTGTTACTACAATTACATTGACTGCTAACACATCAACTGCATTAGGATATGCCGGCACTGATAAATTGGCCATTTACGCAGAAACTCCATACCAAACTATCAAAGCATGGCCGTTTGGTACTGATGCTGTTGAGCGTATGCGTATAGCAAATCCACAGTCACTTATTGATGCTGACTTTGAATACGGTCTACAAACAACTAAATGGCAAAGTCTATTTACTTGTTTAGATCAACCAAGTATCTATGAAGTTCCAGGCGGTGATGTTTGGAACAGTGCTAACGTTATCAGCTATGTAACATTCTTAGGGAATGCGTTAACATCAGTTACAGCTAACCCAATTGCAGCTAATATTTCCAACCAGTATACATTGGGTACTAGTGGTAGTATTCCTAACGTTATAACCTCAGGTGGTACTGTAGCGGCATACGGTCCATTATGGACACAGAATGATTATGCTCTAATGGTAAACATGGGCGGTGGTGGTTATCCAGCATCTGGTACACAGCAAGGTGCAACAGCAACCTATATCACAGCCAACGTAATTAACATTAATAATCGTGCTATACCTATTGCAAGTACAACAGGTTACGGTGCGGGTAATATCGTTGCTATTGCATACCTACCATGGCAAAATAACACAACATTAGGTGCACCTAGTGGTACTATTCTAGCTGTACCTGGTTCACAAAATATCAATACAACTGCTAACATTATATATCCTACCGGTGGGGTTAACGTAGGTGCAACATTGGGCTTACAAACTGCTACTTCTAACCTATGGGAATTGGTAACTGTACTAGGGTTCTCAACTCCAACAGCAGGGTTAACTGGCGGCAACTTATACGTATCACGTAACGTTTGGGCAAGTAATCCCGCTAACGTTGCGTTAACTGCTAGTGGTGGTGTACGTGTTATTCAAAACGTTGAATTTGCTAACGTTGACTCTGTTGATTCTGGTACACAGATATCAGTTGACCGTACTAGCTACAATACACAAGGCTATGATCAATTATATGCAGGTAGTGTTGTTAACATTGTTAATATTGACACACTAATGAATTCTGGTGGTAACAGTGAAATTGTTCAAATGACCACAATCAGTAACCAAACTGGTAACGTTGCACAAATTTATCGTGGTCAATTGGGTACAACTAGCCCAACAGCAATGTCAGCAGGTAGCGTATTATTACGTCTAAGTGGTATCTTTACTGCAGGTAATGCAAGCGTAACCCTAGTAGGTACAAACTATCCAAATCATCCGTTCCTAGCTAACTCAACAGCACAAAACGGTGCTATTAGTACAACTGGTCACTTAACACCAAACACAGAAGGTCAATATCAAATTGTTGCTCAAACTCCAGTAGTTTCAAACAACTATTTCTTATACTATCCACGTAAACAAACCACACAGTTAAGAATTGGTGATCCATTAAACAACTACAATACTGTGTTACGTCGTGCAGGGTTCTTTGGTGGTGGTAATATTCCATTTACTACTATCACATCAGATGGTGCTAATCCAAGTACACTTACTATTACTACACCATATGCACACGGTTTAACTCCAGCTATTCCTGTGTTGATTAACCTATGGGGTGGTGGTACTGGCTTACAATACGGTAGTGGTTCATTTACTGTATTAACATGCCCAACACCAACTACATTTACTGTACAAGGTAAACCAAACGGTGTTGTACAATCAGGTGTAAACCTTGCAGGTACAATTTATATTCGTCCTAGTGCTTACTACATCCACAGACCAGTGGACGGCGGTGTATTAATTGGTTGTGGTACTCCAAGTCACGGCGCAATGTCAGCTAGACAAACTAAGAAATACTTCCGTTACCAATCTGGTAAAGGTCTAATGTGGACATCAGGTACATTATTAGGTACTAACCTAGATGTGTCAAACATCTATGCAGCAGGTACAACCACAGGTAGTACAATTACTGTGATCACCGACCAAGAACACTACTTACAAAGTGGTGCTAACGTAAATATCAGTGGTGTTACTACTAGTGGTTACAATGGTAACTATATTGTATGGGTTACAACTGGTGATTATTCATTCACAGTTAATGCCACAGGCTCATTAGGTAGTACTATAACAACATTAACATACCAACCAAAAGTTGCAGTAAATGCCTGGGCTGGTGCCTGTGTACGTGCTGGTCTATTTGATGATCAAAACGGTGTGTTCTGGGAAAATACTGGTGCACAACTTAACTGTGTTGTTCGTTCAGCTACATGGCCATTAAGTGGTTACGTATCAGTTGAGCCAGGTAGCAATCAAATTTCAGGTGATGGTACAACACACTTCTTATCTCAATACAAGAAATTTGATAAAGTTGTATTGCGTGGTATGAGTCATACTGTGGTTAACGTCGTTGACGACAATACCATGCAGGTTAGTCCTCCATGGCGTGGTGCAACTACACAAATTCGTGTTAAATTAAGTAAGGTTGTTGAACAACGCATTCCACAAAGTCAATGGAATATCGACAAGTTAGATGGTACAGGCCCTAGTGGTTATGTAATTGATCCAACTAAGATGCAGATGTTGATGATTCAATACACATGGTACGGTGCTGGCTTTATTGAGTTTGGTCTACGTGGTCCTACAGGTAGTATGATCATGGCACATCGTGTTATGAATAATAACACAGGGTATCAAGCATGGATGCGTACAGGTAACTTACCAGCACGTTACTCAGCTAGTAATGACACTCCAAGTGTGTTCTTGGCCAATGCAATGACAGCTACTGATGCATACTTTACAGTTAGTGATATAACACAATTTCCGTACCAAAGTATGAGTGCTAATAACCCAGTATACGTATTAATTGATAACGAAGTTATTAGATGTAACACATACACATTAGGTACTACAGTTAATGGTGTAACTCCAGGTAATATTACACAGGTATCTCGTACAAGTGCTTACTCATTGTGGCAAGATGGACAGATTAAAACGTTTAGTATGGGTGCAGCCGCGACACACGGTGCAGGTAATGCTGTAGTAGTTGTTAATAATACTAATGCTCCAAGTTTAAATCACTGGGGTTCAGCAGTTATCTTAGACGGTGGATTTGACAAAGATCAGGGTTATGCTTACACATACGTGGCAGCTAACATTACATTCCCAAGTGGTGGTACTACCAGTCCAACCACAGCGTTTGTGATGCGTTTAAGCCCAAGCGTAAGCAACGGTCTTCCAGCTGCATTAGGTGGCGCTGAGTTAATCAATAGAGCGCAGCTAATTCTAAATAACATGACTGTTAACTTCCAAGGTCCAAATGCACGTTTCTTGGTTGAAGGTATTCTTAACCCAAATAATATTAGTACTACAGCAACTACATTCAGTTACTTGTACAATACTAGTGCTACTAGTACAAACAATCCAAGTGGTGCTGTACAACCGTCATTTACACAGATTGCACCAAATACAGCGATTAGTTATACCGCGTTGAACTATGCATCAGGTGGTGAACGTTTGTTTGCTATTCCAGTTACATTTACTAACTCAGGTCAACTAGATCTAAGTACAGTTAAACAATTGGGTAACAGTGGTATTCCGGGACAAAACATTTTCCCAGATGGTCCAGAGTTACTAGCAATCAACATTACATCATTGACAACCTTAGGCGGTAGTGGTGTGTCTGGAGAAGTACAAATCCAGTTCCAAGAAAGTCAAGCGTAAGATACTAGTACATGCAGTAAAGACAACAGGAACTTCGGTTCCTGTTTTCACATAAATAGTATTAATAAGACGAGAATTCTATGGCACTAACCAGACCACGATATAGCCAGATTTACGATACAGACTACAAAAACAGTGTTCGTGTAGCAACCACGGCTGACGTAGGCAACTTACTAGCCACAGGCAACATGACCAACTATGTTGATGGTGTTACGCTAGTACTAAATGATCGTATTCTAGTTAAAGATCAAACAGACAAAAAACAAAACGGTATCTATTATGTTAGAACATTAGGCACTGGCAGTAACGGTACGTGGATTCGTTCACTGGATGCCGATGGTGGTGGCAGTAATAAAGTAACAGCAGGTATGACTGTGATTGCCACAGAAGGTGGTACTAACGGTGAAAAAGACTTTAGGTTAATTACCAATGACCCAATCACTGTAGGGGTTACTGATCTAGTATTTCAAGCAATTACCAGCTTACCTGGTGGTGGCAATACTCAAATACAGTTCAATGATGGTACTATACTAGGCGGTAGTCCAGCATTTACCTTTGATAAGGCAGCCAACGCAGTAGCTATTAGTAATAATCTTACTGTAGGTAATACCTTAATAGTCTACGGCAATCTTCAGGTACAGGGTACCACCACTCTAGTCAGTACTGAAATTGTACAACAAAGTGAAATTGTCACAGGTAATATCACTGCCAACGGCAATGTTATTGCAGGTACATACTTTGTGGGTAATGGTGCAGTATTGACCTTTACTGGTCCTAGTTACAGTTCATCTACTAATCCTCCAAGCAATCCTCGTGTTAAAGACCTATGGTATGACACAGGTACAGATATTCTGTTCATGTACGAAGATGATGGTACTAGTCAGCATTGGACTGATATTGTCAGTGTACAGGGTGTTCCCTACGTAGCTAACAATAACTCTTACTTTACTAACCTTAGTGTATCATACACTACAATGACCAGCAACCTAGTAGCCTACGGTGCTACACAGTCAACAGCCAGCACCAATGGTGCTATTGTGGTTACTGCCCAAGGCGGTATTGGTGTAGGTGGTAATATCTATGTTGGTGGTAACTTAAACGTAGGCATAAATTCAACGTTTAACGGTAACGTATTATTAAATAATTCTAACCTAACAATAATTAGTACAGCATTAACAACGTCACGTGGGGCACTATTAGTCACAGGTAATCCAGATGGTAGTACTGCAACACTTAACAACTCTGGTGTAATGTTACACATAGTTGGCGAAACAGCACAGCCGGCTCGTATGTATCTTGATGGACAGGGGCTTAACAACTATGCGGCCTTTATTGGTCGACACTATAATGGCACCAGCGTTGGTCCTACACAGATTCTTAACAATGCCATCATTACACGTTTAGGTGCCACTCCATACAATTCAACAGGCTGGCCTGCAATCAGTACCACTAGAATTGACATGGTTGCTGATGAAGATCAAACAGGCACTAACCAAGGTTCACGTATTGAGTTTTGGTACACACCAACTGCCAATACTACTACTAACATTAGTAAGGCCATGGTTATCAGCAGTACTGGTACTAAAATCAGTAACAACCTACAGTCAAATAGCAGTAGCATTGGTGCGTTTACTGTAGCAGGTGGTGCGGGTATTGGTGCTAACCTAACAGTAGGTGGTAACTTAAATGTTACATCTAATGTGGGTATTGGTGCAATCAGCACAGCAAGCAAACTAACAGTTTCTACCAATGCTAGTGGACTACCAAGCCTAGGTCCTATCAACACAGGTGCGTTTGTCACCAACGAATGGAGCATAGGTGCAGATAGTACTAATCCAATCAAATTAATAGACAGTTTCTCTGGCACACCAACGTTTATTGGTCGTCGCAGTGGCGGTACATTAACTGTACAGTCGGGTGTTACTGCTGGTAGTCCACTACTATCTATTAGTGCATACGGGTTTGGTACTACACAGTATTCACAGACCAGCAGAGCAAATATACAATTTACAGCCAGTGAACTATGGACAGACACAGCACAAGGTTCTTATGTTAGTCTAACTACAACACCCGCAGGTACTACAGCCACAGCTGAAAGAATTCGTGTCGATGCGGGTGGTAACGTATTAGTTGGTATATATAACCCTAACACATACAGCAATGTAACTATTGGATATAGTACTTCATCTACATCTCCACAAACTGGTGCACTGGTAGTAACAGGTGGTGTAGGTATCGGTGGTGATGCTAATATTGCAGGTGTGGTAAGCATCAATAATCCACTAGGTAATACCTACATAGCTGGTAATTTAATTATTGGTGGTGGTTCTGTATCTAGTACATATCTATATGTTACAAGAAATTTTGGTATTAACGAACAAAAATTATTAGCAGTAGGAACAGTAAACTTAGGGTTAGCCGCAACAGGTGCAGGTGCAATTAGTTTGTACACCGGCAGTGGTGGTATTACTAAACAACTATACGTTCCTAATACGACTAACGCAGTAAACTATGTGTCTATCACTGGTGGCGTTACTGGCTCACCTCCAATCATTACTGCCCTAGGTACAGATACTAATATTGACCTTAAACTATTAGCACAAGGGTTTGGTAATATTACTACTGCTAACTCAGTGGTGATTTCAAATGCCACAGCCAGTGGATCAACACTAACAGGTGCACTACAGGTCACTGGTGGTGTTGCAATACAAAATAATTTAAACGTTGGTTTGGCAGCCAATGCCGCAACAGTTAATGCCACATTAGTTAACTCAAACACAGTAGCCGCTGGTGCATTAAACGCACCAATTATTGGTAACACAGGTGCAACAGGACAGTTCAACTCAATTACATCTGGTGCTGTTAGTGCAGTTACTTTTGGTAATACAGGTAGTACTGCTAACTTCAACACAGTTAACGCAGGTGCGGTAAATGCAGTTACTATAGGTAATACAGGTAGTACAGTTTCTGTTAACACAGTTAATGCAGGTGCGGTAAATGCAGTTACTATAGGTAACGTTGGTTCTACCGTTGTTGCTACAACTATCCAAGCAGGTAATATTCTAGTCAGCACAACAGGTAACGTACAAATTGCTAATACCACACAGAGTGTAGGCTATACATCGGGTGCATTAACTGTAGCGGGTGGTGTTGGTATAGGCGCTAACCTATATGTTAACCAAAAATTAATTGTCAATGACCAAACTAACTCTACTGCGTATGTACTAGGTAGTGGTGCAATGTACGTAGCCGGTGGTGCTAGTTTTGGTAAAGACGTATGGATTGGTGGTAACATCTATGTAAACAATGTTATCAGTCAAAACACACAGATTTTATCTGTAACTGATCCATTATTATATCTATCAGCTAATACAACATATCCATACAACTATGATATAGGATTCTTCAGTCACTTTATTGGCGGTCCAGCAAATGCCTATGTGCATACTGGATTTGTACGTAATGATACCGACGGTCGTTGGTACTTGTTTAGTAATATTGGTGAGCCAGTTGGTGGTACAGTAAACGTTACCGATACTAATATTATATTTGATGAGCTAGTGTTGGGTAATGCTAACATTCGTTCAAACTCTACTAGTATCTCAACTACCACAGGTTCTATTGTAACCTTAGGTGGTATAGGTGCACAAGGTAACTTAAACGTTGGCGGTAACATATCATCACCTGCAACTATCAGCGGTGCTTATGTAACAGCAAGCACAGCAACATTTGGTAATATCTCAGCAGTTACATTTGGCAATGCAAGTGCGATCTACAACGGAGCAACATTTAATGCCACAGGTAACGTACTAGCATCAAGCGTACTAAGTTCGTTTGTACAGGCTAGTACAGTAGCGGTTGGTAATATTTCAGCAGTAACAATAGGTAATACTGGTAGTACCGGTAACTTTAATACTGTAAATTCGGGCGCACTAAACGCAGTTACTATTGGTAACGTTGGGGCTACATTAACAGCATCACTAGTACAAGCAGGTAATATATTAGTAACTACCACAGGTAACATACAGGTAGCTAATACATATCCAAGTACGTCAGCAACAACAGGTGCTCTGACTGTAGCAGGTGGTATTGGTGTACAGGGTAACTTAAACGTTGGTGGTATTGGATTATTTACAAGTAACGTTGGTATTGGTACCGCATTATCAGGTACACCGTCTAAATTAGTAGTTAGAAGAGATGCTGTTAATACCGTCGCAAACGTATTAATGCTTAACAATGGCACTGCTGATAACCAAGCAGGTACTGGAGTAAGAATTAACCTATCTGGCGTATCAGAACTTAATTCAGGTATCCGTTATGCATATATTGAATCTGCTACAACAACCACAGGTAATGACCACTATATTGCATTTGGTACAAATCCAACAACAGCAACACCACTTGAAAGAGTACGCATTGATTCAACGGGTAATCTATTAGTTGGGACATTAAATCCAACAGCATCAGGCAACCTAACAGTAGGACATAGTACACAAAGTACTAGTGCAACCACAGGTGCTATTGTAACACCAGGTGGTATTGGTGTTGGTGCAAACATCACAGTAGGCGGCAATGCAAATATTTTAGGTAATACAACTATCAGCAACGTATTATTTGTTGGTGCTAGTGCTCCATTAGCCTACAGCAGTTTCTCAGCAGCAAGTATTATCGCGCTAAATGCTGGTGCTACCTATACGCAGACCGCAATGAAGAACTCGACCAACACTGGTTCAGCAGACTTTGCTGCCTACTGTGATACTGGTACAGATGCTGGTGGTTGGGTTGACCTAGGCTTTACAGGTACAGCATTTAATGACCCCAACTATACTATTACTAAACCCAATGACGGCTATGTGTTATCACGTTCAGTTAGCACTACCTACGGTGGTAACCTAGTCTTAGCCACTAGTGAAGCAGGTAACTTTAATGATATTGTCTTTGCACAAGGTAGCTTCTTAGCCACAAGTGAAGTGGCCCGCTTCCATGGTAACGTAGGTACACTAGGTAACCTAAGAATACAATTAACTACTACATCAACTTCAACAACCTCAGGTGCTCTACAGGTATTAGGTGGTGTGGGTATCAGTGGTAACTTAAACGTTGGTAGTAACGTAGCTTTCTCAGCTACACCAAACAGTAACGTGGCTAGTGCTTCACCTGTGACTGTTAACGGTAGTCTAGGTGTTAAGGGTAATATTGTAAGTAATGCCAGTGTGGTATTTGGCAATACATCAGGTGGATATGGTGCGTCGATGGTATTCAATCCTGTNGCTAACAGCATTGACTTCTATTTTGGATAATCAATAATGGCCTTACTGGGTAGAATGACCAATACTGGTAATTTGATATTATCAACTAGTATACAATTTGATGAAGTTACACAGACTAAGATTAGTCTGGGATCATCTGCGTTCTACGCAGATTACTTTGATGAAGTAACAGGTCCTATTGTAACCAATGGCTTAATAGCCTATATAGATGCAGGTAAACAATCTAGTTTTCCTGGACGTGGAGTAACAGCCTATGACCTCAGCGACATAGGTACACCCAATGGTACATTAAACGGTGCAGTACAGTGGGTTAGTAATGGAGCACAAGGTACCAGCAGTTATTGGTGGTTCCCTTCAAGTAGTGCAGGTAATTATATCTCAAGTACTGTACCACAAAACTATATTGATGTAACCATAGTGTTCCAACCTGATTTTACTTTGTCGGTAGGATCTAATTTAGTTGGTTTAATAGGCACTAGTAACGATACTACAACTAATGATAAGAGTCTACGACTATCGGGGGTCAATGGCACTGGCCCGTGGACCTTGCTTAATCCCGACAATACAGACGGGTGGGCAAGTTCTGCCACTACTTATTATATTAACGGAGTTGCATACAGCGGTGCAGGAAGTTTAAGCACCGGTTGGAATATATTAGGCGGCACAAGAACTAACACTACTACTGGTGCATTTGCTAGTCCGTTTAGTTACTTTTTAGGTACAGAAGGATACAATAATGAAGCACGTGATTTCCGTGGCAACATAGCCGCAGTGGCCTTTTACAATCGTAGTCTAAGTGCAGCAGAACAACTACAAAATTACAATTACTTTGCTAGTAGATATATAGGTACTAGTTCTACTAAAGTGCCCCCGGTTAGATATACTAAGACAGGTAATGTCTATGTTACGGGTGAGTTAAATGAATCTGACACTATTGGTGTTAGTATTACATACAATGATAATCAAATATCAACATCAACAGCAGCGACTAATCCTGTAAATCTCTCCTATGCAAATATTAGAATAGGTCAACCTAGTTCTAATAGAATAGTAGCTATGTTTTTTGCCGGCGGATTAAATACTCCCGGTATAATTGCCACTGTGACAATCAATGGAGTTACAGCTACTAAAGCTGTAGCAGCTGAAGCTGCAACAAATGCCAGATACGATGAAATATGGTATGCTACTGGTGTAAATGGTACTGAAGCAAATGTTACTATAACCACAGCAGGTGCATTTTCATCAAATGGATATATATCTACTGCATCAATATATAATGCTACCATTACAACTCCGGTGGCTACGTCAACATTCAGCAGTTTAACTAATACCAATCCCAACACCAGTGTTGGTATTGCTGTAGGCGCTAACAGCGTATTATTTGCCGGGTACAGTAGTGGTGCACGTACTAATACTGGTAATGTGATCACATGGGGTTCTGTGATCAAACAAAGTGAAGTTGGTACTACTGCGGTATCCACTGACGCAATTGGTGCAAACATAGCGCCAACTACTGTTACGGTTTCAGTCTCTGACACAGCAAGTACAGTCAACCGACCAGGTTTGGTTGTAGCCACATGGAAATAGAGTAAATACATAAAGAGAGTAAAGAAAAGATATGGCAAAATTACAAGGCGGAACCACAGTATACGGAAATGCAACAGTTTTAGGTAACCTAACGGTCACTGGTAACTTAGCTTTCAGCGGACAGAATATATCATATACTGGTGTAAGTAATCTTGCACTTCCTTCTGCTACTGTGATCTACAGTGGTAGTCCAAACTTGTTTGATCTATTACCTGCAAGTGGCAATATTGCCATTGGCACTGGCATAGGTGGATCAAACGTGGTTATTAACACAGGTGGCGGTGGTGCACAGTTAACACTTACTGGTAACAATGCCAGAGGTGGTGCTAGCTATCACGATTTTCTAGCAGTGACTAGTACATCCAGTGGTGCAGTTACCCCAAGTAAATTTTTCCGTTTAGATGGCTACGGTAACATACAGATCATCAATAGCGGTTATACAGCCGAACTATTACGTGTGTCAGACGCAGGTGTACTATGGGTAACACAAAACATACCGTCAACTTCATCGACTACAGGTGCCCTACAGGTAGTAGGTGGTGCTGGTGTACAGGGTAACTTAAACGTTGGTAGTTTAACTATCCCAGGCGCTGCACATACACTAGTAGGTAATGTTACTATCAGTGGATCAGGATCAACTGCTTCAGGAACTCCACTGACTTTAACATCGACAGGGTTGTCTTTAATATCATTGACTAGTTCAACAATTTCAGGTCAAACTACATATTACATGCGCCAAGGTATTGCAGGTGTTAATAACGGCGGTTTTAGTTTATATGATGCATCAAATTCAACTACACGATTAGCGATTGATCAATTAGGCAACGTGGGGATTGGCGCAACAACTATAACAGCTAATTTGCATGTGCAAGGTATTGCCAATGAAGGTGGTATTAAAATCAGAATTGAGAATACTGCTTCGGTCGGTAATGCATATTCGCAGATTAACACAGCAGTTGGTGGAGTTAATTTATACAATTACAGTTTTGCTAATACCTATGTTAATACTAGTAATACCAGATATGTTCCATCATCGGGATTAGTAGAGTCAACTGGCGTAGGTGGTGTTGGTTTATCAGCGTCGGCAGGTAATATTGCATTCTATACCAACGGCAATAACGAACGTATGCGTATTGACACAAACGGTAACGTTTCAATTGGAACAACATCAACTACCTACAAACTACAGGTCAACGGAAGTTTTGCGGCCACAACCAAATCGTTCGTAATCGATCACCCAACTAAACCAGGTAAACAATTACGTTACGGTAGCCTAGAAGGTCCAGAAAATGGTGTATATGTGCGTGGTCGCTTAATTGACAGTAACACCATCAAACTACCAGATTATTGGACTAAATTAGTTGATCCTGATTCGATTACTGTTGATCTGACACCCATTGGCAGTTATCAGAAACTATATGTACAAGACATCAGCAACAATACAGTTACAGTGGGCAATGATAATTTATTAAGTAAATCAGTTAACTGTTTCTATACAGTCTGGGCAGAACGTGCTGACGTAGAAAAACTTCAAGTGGAGATCTAACCGTGAGTGCAATTCTAGACAAGGTTAATTCTGCAATAGAATCATTTAACCAAGGTAAGTTCGAAACACTAGCCAATGCTTGTAATTTCTATAATGCAAATCTGCATATTGCCAATATTGAATATAGTAATAGTGGAATTTTTACTCCAGATTTCTTTGTAGACGAAAAAACTGCTCAGGAAAGATTAGCTAAATGTCTAAGTTGTGCTGAATTAAGTGATTCAACAATTACTATCCCGCACACATGCACATTATGTGATTGTCAGGTACATGTTATTTCAACTATGGTTCTAAAAAAATGTCCTAAAGGTGAGTGGTAATGGCTGTTAATTATAATCCGTCAGTGCCAACAAGTAATTCTGTACTTTATTTAGATGCACTTAATGCAAAATCTTGTCAATACAATTTATTAACTTATAGTCAAGATTTTACTAATGCATCAGCCTGGACAGTGAACGGAACTATAACAGCAAATACTGCAATTGCACCTGATGGCACATTAACAGCAAGTACACTTAGTTCAACTAGCACTAACGGTTATATATGGCAAGCAATTACTCCTGTTGCAAACAGCAATTATACCTTTTCTATTTATGTTAAGTCGGTTACAGTAGGAACAACATTAGACTTATACATTTATTATAATAGCGGTGCAAGTGCATTCGCTGGAGCAACATTTACTACAACCGGCAATTGGCAGAGAATTGTAATATCAGGTAACGTATCAACATTTACTAATGTATGGGCAACAATTGGCGGTGCTGGAACATTTACCTCAGGAGAATCAATTTATATTTGGGGTGCCCAAGTTAATTATGGATTAAGTCCTGCACCTTATATAAGAACAACCTCTTCTGCGCTAACTGTATGGAATGATTCTAGCAGAAACGGTAATACCGGTACAATGTACGGAGCCGTGCCGTATTTGACTGATGGTACAGGATGTTTAGATTTTACTGGCACAACTGGAGCCAATGCATCCTCAGCAACACTTGGATTTACTTTTGCTAATAATATGATACCACTAAGTGGTAGTTTTACTTTATCATGCTGGGTTAAATCAGTAATGACCACAGTTGGGCAAAGTACATTGTTTAGCAACGCAGGAGGTGGTGATGGTTACAGGTTTGGCATAGGAACCAACGGGGTTTATGCTCTATCTGGGCCGGGCTATAATGAAGCTACTATCGCATGGACTAGTACTTTTGATAATACTGCGTGGAATAATGTTGTAGCGGTGTATGATCGAGCTGGAATTCTCACAGGATCGCCTAATGTGTACACATACCTCAACGGAGTCTACCAAGGAGCATTAACGTTACCAACACAGTTTCAGTCAGCAAATGCTGTTCCGGGGTTGGTCAGAAATGCCTGTTGCCAGGTTTGGACTGGGAAACTTGCTGTATTTTCTGCATACAATTCACCATTTACTGCTGATCAAACTCTGCAGAATTATACAGCTCTACGTGGAAGATTTGGAGTATGAGTTTAAATCAATCACCTAGAATAGTAACTGATGGATTGGTATATTATCATGACATGAATAATACTAAATCCTATGCGGGTCCTGCTATTCAAAATTTGATGACTGGTATAACTCTTCAAGGTATAGGCACTTCAACTGGATATGTTGTAACAGGTGGAACTGAGATTGTTGATATTCCACAATTAGGTCCAACTACCACATATTATACTAATATTCAAAATAACTATACTTCATTTACACCAAACTCAGCTAATTGTTGTCCAAGTTTACTTGGATATGCTAATGGTATTGCAGTAACACCATCGACCTTATATACATATGGACTTGTATATAAATGCGATAGTGGGTATACTGGACCAAACTATATGTACCGTTATGAATACACATCCAACGGCGGCACGTATGTAACAGAAGCTGGGGTTCATAGTACTAGCAATAGAACTTATCTTGGAAACGGATGGTGGTGGGCCTGGGGAACTTTTACAACAACGGCAACAACTAACTGGTTGGGATATATGGCAGCATTCTACTATCAGTATTCTTCTAACACTGATAAGCTGTCAGTAGCAAAGGTATTATTAACCCCCGGAAATTATACAGGGCTACACCCAAAATATTGGCCTGATATTGCTACTACACGAGCAACGACCGCAGTGGTTACTGATTTGACAAAACAAAATGCCGTAACAGCAACTAGTCTATCATACAACAGTGACGGTACTTTTAGTTTCGATGGTATTAATAATTATATGACATTGCCAGCTAGTTCTACAAACTCGTTAAGTACCTCGGCATTGACCACAGAAGCCTGGGTCAATCATCGAAGTTTTGGCGGAGCCAGTGATGGTAGAACTTACATCAACAATTGGCATTCATTTAATGCATTAGGTTCGCAAAACGGATTTATATTAAGAACCTTTTATACTCATACATATCCAAGTTTTTGGTGGTGTTATGGTGCTACTAATCTTTATAATGCGGTATATGCATCAGGTATGACTATGAGTTTAAACACTTGGTATCATGTTGTAGGAACATTTCAACAGGGTGTAGCAGCAAATATATATGTTAACAGTGTGCTACAAAATTCTGTGTCAGGAGCAACAGTATCTAGTCCGTTAGTCTACGACACTACCAATGGTATCTTTATTGGCTATAGCGAAATCAATGCTAGTAAGATGGATGGTAACATAGCCATTGCAAAAATATATAATCGTACACTATCTGCAGATGAGATCTTGCAAAACTTTAATGCACTAAGAGGGAGATTTGGTCTATGAGCGTAGCTAACGGACCCAATGAAGTCACTAGTGGATTAGTCTACTATCATGACATGGCTAATACACAGAAGTCGTGGATCGGTGAACCAACAGTTAATTTATATGTTGCACCAAACAACATGAATACTGGTTGGTCAAAAACTGCGGCTATGACCATAACAGAAAACGCTGCGCAGGCTCCGGATGGTACCTATACTGCAGCTAACGTATTTGCCAGCGGCTCAACTAACTCATACATAAACAATGCTGCAGTGGGCGTTGTCAGCGGCACTACATACACAAAAACTCTTTATGCCAAGACAGGTACTACTAATGTATTGATATTTGAAGATTACGATAATAACGGATCGGGTGGGGCTGTAACATACGTAACATATTTTGATTTAACTACGGGCACAATAACCTCAACCCCAGCTGGTACAACGGCATCAATAACACCTGTTGGTTATGGTTGGTATCGTTGTCGTACAACCCGAGCATACACGTTAACGACCCACTCTGGAACATTTTATATTGGTGCGTATGGCATAGGTACCGGATCATTATACATGTGGCATCCGCAAATGGAAGCTAAAGCATACGCAACTCCATACGTTAACGGCACTCGTAGTACAGCGCAGGCACTACTTGACCTAACCAATAACAAAACAGTTACAGCAAACAGCTTAACCTACAACAGCGATGGTTCTTATAGTTTTACCGCCGCTTCTGCTAATTATGCTACATTGTCGCACCCAACCGCACTAACAAGATTCACTGTTGAGATTTGGGCATACCCTACAGGTTATACTGGCACTGCCGCCGCAGTAGCTGACATATACCCCGGCACAACTGGTACTATTAATTTTTGTATATATGCAAACGGTCAATGGCAAGGAGGCATATTTCAAACAAATACTTGGTATTACAGTCCAACAGCTATACAGACAAACAACGTTTGGCAACATGTAGTATACACCTACGATGGTACAAATCAAACAATATATCTAAACGGTGTAAGTGGCGGCAGTACTACTACCTACTCTGGAAATCCAACAACTGGTACTACAGGGATAGTACTTGGACGACGCTGGGACTTGGCAGAATACTACTCGGGAAAATTAGATGTGGTTAAGATCTACAATAGAGCACTGTCTGCAGAAGAAGTACTACAAAACTTCAACGCCCTGCGCGGACGTTTTGGCTTATAAATACATATAGGGATTTGGATAAACAATGGCAACCACAGATAAAAATATAGTTATAACACCAAATATTGGATCTAGCACAGATGATCCAAAAATTGTTTTCTCTGCGGCTAACTCAGCAGTTACAGCATCTAACATTACACTCAGAGCATACCCAACAAACAGTGGAACATTATCATTTGAAGGCAGTGCTGGGCAGTTATTCTCTGTTACTAATAGTCTAAGCGGTAGTATTTTTTCAGTTAACGACATATCTGGTATGCCTAGTATTGAAGTACTAGACACGGGTGTAATTAAACTAGCACAGTATAATGGTTCTGTGGGTATTGGTACAAGTAGCCCAGCATTTCAGTTAGATGTGTCGGGAAACATTGCTGGGGTTGTTGGGGCTCGAGCCCAAAATTTAAGTACTAGTACAAGTGCCACTGCTAGATTTTTGGTATATAACGATGTTGGAACATATGGTGGAGTAACACTTTATTCGTCTACTAATGCCACATATCCAAGCGGATTAAGCATATATACCACGTCCACAACTGGTAATATTGTATTTAATAACAGTGCGGAACGTGTGCGTATTGATGCTGGTGGTAATCTTTTAGTTGGCACAACTACTCCAACAACCTACTCAAACTTAACTGTAGGGCATTCAACCCCAAGTACTTCAACAACATCAGGTGCTCTGACTGTAGCTGGTGGTATTGGTGTACAGGGTAACTTAAACGTTGGTAGTTTAGCCATTCCCGGAATCGCACATAATTTTACTGGTAACATATCATTTTATGGAGCAGCCTCAGCATCAACAGCTCAAACTCTGGCTATAAACAGTTTTGGCGCAACAACAAACTCACAACTTTGGATGACAGCAAATGCCACCCAAGGAGCAACTAATGGCACAACTCAAGTAAATGATGCTCTTATTGCATTTTACCAAAATGCACAAAATACAGGTAATTTGACCTTAGCTGGATGGAGTACTGTCTCGGGTGGTACTGGACTACGTTTTAGAACAGATATTAATCAAATTACAACACCAGGGCAGTTAATTGTAGCAAACACCACAGCAAGTACTTCAACAACATCAGGTGCTCTACAGGTAGTGGGTGGTGTGGGCATTGGTGGTAACTTACAGGTACAGGGCAACTTATTTGTTTACCCAGGTGGTAACGTACAGATCACCAATACTGCTCCAAGTACTTCAACAACATCAGGTGCTCTACAGGTAGTGGGTGGTATGGGTATCCAAGGTAACTTAACCACAACAGGTAGTTGGATCAATGCTGGTACCATTAACGTAACTGGTAACATTATAACCGGTGATGCGACTCAATTCAGAACTAATGTCAAGTCGGCGTTAAGCTCAATTGACATAAGTTCGGGTGCGTTAGTAGTGACAGGCGGTACTGGCATCCAAGGTAACTTAAACGTTTACGGCAACTTGGCCTTAGGTAATGATTTTTCTATTGGTCCGCAAAATAATCATATTATCAAAGGTAACATAATTTTGTCCAGAGGTACCGCAGATACAGCATCTGGTTTCTTAAATGTGGCATCTGGTAACCTTAGCGTAGCTGGTAATATTCTTAGTGGTGGATATAATTTTGGTAACCCCACAGGCGGTACTGGTACCCCTGGTATTGCACAAGTTGGTGTTCGCCCAGCATATCAATATTATTCACTAAATGCTAACTTACAGTTAGCTAACGGTATTGGCGATATGCGTATCTTTAATACTAATGTATTTGTAGCCGCATCAACTACATACGAATTTGAATGTATGTTTGATATCTACAAAAATTCTACACTTGGTGGTACCTTAAGTGTACTACAATTTAATCTTGGTGCAGGCACAGCGACTGGTGCATTAACCGGTCTTGCTGGATTTAGCTGGATTAACTATCAATTTTGGTCAGCAAATACCCCTAGTCCGGTAACCGGTGGCGGCAGTGTAACTACTAACACTGTTAACGCTGTTAATACTGGGTGGGCTAATATTGCAGGTAATACGTCAATAACTATCTCACAACCAAGTACAGCAGCACAGCATAGCTGGACCACAGTTAAAGGTACCATTGTAACTAGCACTGCTGGTTGGATTAGTCCTCGTGTTAATTATACCGTTGCTCCTGGTGGCGTATCCTATGTACAAGGTGGTAGCTATATGAAATTAGCAGCCGTGGGATTTGGTGGTGCAGGTTCTGCTACTGGTAACGTGGTTATTGGTTCGTGGGCTTAATAAATACTATACTAACAAGGATTTAATTAATGGCTTTTCCTACCACGCCCACCAATGGTCAACAGGCCACAGTAAACGGTATACTCTATCAGTGGAATAGTACCAAAACAGCGTGGATTCGTGTTGGTTCTGGTATTACTAATCTACAGGGCAACACCCTAAGTCTAAACAGTCAAGCAGTATCAGTTAATCCACAAAGTGGTGCCTTAGTAGTATTTGGAGGCACTGGTGTAGTTGGCAACTTAAACGTTGGCGGGTTCATTACTGGTAACATTGGTGCCAGTAACTTTGACGTAGTAACACGTAATCTAAATTCATATCCTTATGTGATGAACTATACAGGTTCATTTATCAGCAACGTAGTCTACACAACTCCTAGTGGCATTATTACTAAACAATATAGTTACGGTAATAATCAAATATCATCTGTGGCTATATTTGGCCCAGCAATATCACACATATTCACAAAAAATCTTGTTTTCTCTGGAAACACTCTAACTGGCGCTACCTATAATACTTACTAACTAGCCTAACTAAATGTAGATAAATATAATACATAGATAGGAATTCGTAATGCCAGCAATCCGCGATTCGACCATGAACTATACTACTACAGCACTGACCACAGTGACTGGTTATATGCCACAGACACAGGCGGGCGATCTGATCTTAGTTGCAATCAATACTAAAAATATAGTAAACCAAGCCTACTGGGGTAATGTAGCTAGTATCACAGCCAATATCACTGGTACCAATATGCACGTTTGGTCTATTACCGCAGGTGCGCAATGGAGTGGTAACGTAGTAACTCCTGGAACGATTCTTAACACAAGTAGTGGTGTTGGTGGGTTGGCCAACGGTACTATGGTAGTATCTCAGGTAACTTCAGATGCGGCCGCGCAGGCAACTACCTCACTGACCGGTGGTGGTGCCGCTGGTACAAATACATTTAACGTTAGTTCTGCTACTGGTATTGTAATCAACCAATTAGTCATAGGCACAGGACTGTTAAATAGTACCTACGTAGCCAACGTATCTGGATTAACTGTTACTCTAACACAAAACTTTTCAACCACAGGTAGTGGTACCTATAATTTTTATCCTAGTGGTGGTGTAGGTATCTACACAGTAAATACTAGCCAAACTACTAACGGTAACGTGGCCGCTAATGTTAGCTATGCTACATTATATTCAACATTGAATGGCAACATTAATGCTGCTGTGTTGTATAAAATATCATCAGGTAACGAAGTTGACACCGTCTACAACTGGGGTGCTACTAACGGTATTGGTAACTCAACTGCACAGGTACATACAATCACTATTCGTGATGTTAATCCGTTTACCCCGTTTGGTGGAAATGCAATAACCGCAGTTACCACAGGTGGTAATATAATCAATGCTCTAACAGGTACAGGATTTGTTACTGCTAACGTCAGTGCATTCTTCCAAGCTAACATTGGTGGAGTTGGGCCTGGCGCAAATAGTGTTATGCGTGTTAGTAGTATGACTTCAGGTAATATTATTCCAGGGCATCAATTGGCCAACACCGTAGTTGGTGGTGGATCATTAACATTTGGTAATATTGTAATCGCCCAAATCAACGGAACTACAACACCACAAGCAACTGCTGCATACAGTAGTGGTACTACTGGTTCATATAGCATGGTACTTACAAGTCCTTTTGTTGGCACAATTGCTCCAGGTAACCTAATAGGTAATACCACAGGTATCGCTGCTGGTAGTTACGTTACTAGTTACTATACAGGTAATACCACAGTATTCTTTTCACTGCCTTTAACTGGTAGTCCAAGTGGTACAATTAATTTTTACACACCAGGGCACGTAGGCAACTATATTGTTAGCAATCCGCAAGGAGCTGCAACCGGAGTTTCTAGCAATAAAAGTACAGGTGCCGGCCGTGGTCCAATGCCACAGATATTCACTGCTAATGCCAATAGTTTATTAATGTACTTAAATGTAGACAGTACCGCAGTTACTAACGGTACAGCCGCAATGGTATTAGAAGGTCCTGTAGTATACGAAGACGGATCAGACGGATTTGCACAAAGTCAAGGTTGGGGTTGGAGTATGCAACGTACCGCAGGGGTGACTTCACCAGTGGTCTATTGGAATAGACAAGGTAGTCCAAACATTGCTAATACACTAGTAAGTACCATATCAATTAACCCTCCAGCAGGTGGTGCAACTGTTATTCCTCCCTACTGTGCAGGTGATAATAGTTTTTGGATTGATCCGTTAAACGGTACAAACCCCTATAATCTAAACGGTACATTTGCCAGCACCGGAGTGACTTATTTTGGTAATGCAGGACCTGCACTTGCTCCAGGGGCATTAAACGGTAAGATATTATTAAACGGTACTGTATCAACTACTACTGACGTTGGAGTTAACTCATATCACTCATTAGCAACGTTAACAGGATTAACATCCTCAGGCCAGTGGGCTGGTTCTAATTTTGCACCCAATTCAGCAAATATGCCAGATGCTACAAACAAGAATATTTTAATACACACAAGACCAAATACACCTAAATCACTACAGACCACAGACGGTATTGGACGTAGTGGTGTTAAAGGTATGGCTATTGGCATGGCATCAGGAACAGCCAACGTAAACTTTAAAGTTTGGCATGTACATGGTGCCGGCACATTATGGAACCCAAGTACGTTTGTACCGTTGGTAATTAATAACAATGCTGTAGCAGGCAACATTGGTAATATTGGGTCACTACAATCATCAAGTATTAATAACTTTGGCTTCTTTGTGTCTGGTAGTGTGTTGGCTCCTATATGGCAGTTTGGCAGTATGTGGATGTTAGATACTACTATTATGTCTGGTGGTAATGCAGCTAACCCTGTGAGTGTTGCTGGTCTACTTAAAACTATGGCCACAGGTAAAGAACGACTAAGTGTACTAGAACAAGGTGTATCGCAGGCATTGATTCTACAGCCGGTACAGTTTGGTGATGGCGGCACCAATCCAATATACCTAAACATGGACTCTACTGTTATTGAATTCCCTCAACAGTACAGCCTAAGCAGTAAACAGGTATACTATAATTCAGTGGATAATGTTGTAGGTATCACGTACAATGCTGGTGTAGGTGACACAATTATTCACACCAATGCTGTGGTATCAAGTCAAAGTAAATTTTTCTGGAGATTTGCTCCTAACTCAGCAGGTAGCGCACTAGCCACATATAACTTTGCCAGTACCTTTATTCAAGGTGCAGGTAATATCGTTCTACAACCAAATATTGCACTCAGCGGTATTACGTTTACTCGCTGTGTAGAAGTACCTATAGTAGGTGCCAATGTAACAAACTGTATCTATGCTAATACTGCTGCAACATCAGGTAGTGGTGCTTGTTTAATTCAAGGTGCTACCCAGGCTGCTCTACAGGCAAACTTAACAGCTATATCAAATAGCCAATTTAACTTTAATACTTCAGGTAGTGGTGCACTACATATTCAGTACACTGGTGCTAGCACTGCTGGTACTCTTGTATCATTAACATCAACATCAGTGTCGTTTAACAGTAATAACTTTGACATCTATTGGGACGCACCTGCCAATACTCCGTTGCTATTTAATCAATTAGTATCTACTGGTGTTGCAACATCTGCAGCGGCAACAAATAGCAATCAAGTTTCTCTACCACCAATACGTACACTAGCAATCAGCGGATTAGTCACAGGATCTAATGTTAGCATATATAATGCTAACGTATTTGCTAGTCCATTAGTAGCTATTGCAGGTGTGACTTCTGTAGGTAGTGGATTAGTAGGAACAACTGTTGGTAATCTTACCATATCTAACGACACTGTAAACTCAGGTAAATTTGTAGCAACCTACAGTTTCATCTATACCACAGCGTTTGGTAGTGCAAGTAGCACTACATTAACACTATCTTCAGTAATTTCTGGAAATATTTTAATAGGTATGACAGTAAATGGTACAGGTATTACTACAGGTACCACAATCACAGCCCTAGGCTCAGGTGTAGGCGGAGCAGGTACATATACCCTAAGCCAATCTGCTACAGTAACAGCAGGTACATACTTAACTTTTGATACACCTGTTAACATTGCAGTATTGGCATTAGGATACCAAGAACTATACCCAAGTAGTACCTTACTCTATGCAGGGTCGGCTGTGACGGTTAATCAACAAATTGACAGACAGTACACTAACCCAGCGTAATAGCGATAAATAATTTAGAATTAGGATAATAACATGGCAGCAACAATAGGTGGTTTATTACAAGATCCGGATAGCTTATCATATGAGCTAGCCTCTAATACTGCCATCACTAGTAAAGAACTAGTAATTGACACGGCAAACTTGGTTATTAAATTAACTAGAGTAGGTAATCTTACTGCTGACGGTGTTACTCTACAGTGCGTATACAGTAAATTAAAAGAAATATGGGCAGTTGATGCAAACTTAACTCCACGTGCTTTTCCTATTAATCCTATTACCAACGAACAATACGAATTAATCAATGGTTGGAACTTTGATCAACAACCAAGTTCAACATATAAATTTACTGTACCTTGTAATACTGTAGTTAACTCTACTACTGTCACAGCTAACACTGCATTTGGTACTAATTTCAATACTAGTAACGTATTCATTAATGCCTATGTAGTTGGTAACGGTATAGCCGCACAGGGTAATGTTATTGCTAATGCTAACGTACAGGTAACTAATGTCAGTCCAGACGGTACTACACTTACCATATCAGCTAACAGTCTATCGACTGGTGGGGCTAATCTAACATTTTGGGCAGATGTAGACTATACATTTAACCTAATCCGCACTGCTGGGTGGGCAGTTAAGGCCAATACCACTGCCAGCAGTTCGGAAGAATGGATGGGTGTTATATCTCTAGGTGCGCTAGGGGCTGAGGGACTTACATCAACTACAGCATTAACCGGTGCAGTTACAGCCAGCAATGTATTACAGATTGGCGCAACTGTAGCAACCACTGTAACAGTTGGATCTTTCGTCACAGGTCCTAGTATACCCTACGGTGCTATTGTAATATCTACAAACAATTCAGCTAATGGTAATATTACAATTAACAAAACAATATCATCAATACCATCAGGTGCACTAATATCTATTAGACCTAAAGATCAACCATACTATGTAATTGGGGCTAACGTTAATCTACAACCAACAAACACAGTTATGCCGGGACAGGCTAATAATCCTGTTAAGATCTATGGTAATGTTGCCAGAGGTAACTTTGACTATAGAAGTAGCAGTAACGTATTTGTTATGTACACCCGTGAACAGGGCTATACGTTCTATCAAGCAAGTAAAACTGACATTGGTTTTGCTAATTTAACCTATCAAACTTATAGATTCCCGCTGACCAGTGTAGTTGATACTAACATTGTAGACGGTGATAGTACGATCTCTAGCAATCAAACCACTGCTAACGCTACTGCAAGTCCATTCAATAATATGAGTGTTACTTGGTATGCTACTCCGCAGGCTAGAACTATTAATAATGTTACCTATTATGCTAACGTAATTATTGATGCTAACAATAAACTAACCAGCAGTACCACATACGGTAGTGCTACAGCTCAACAAATATATGAATATGTACAATGGTTATTACGTCGTCCTAGCACAGTTGATATCGACAGCAGTGTAGCAGGTGTTAAAAACGGTAGAACTACTCGTGGCTTAGTTACCTACAGTGGTAGTACATTAACTACAATATACGACAGCACAGACGGTGGTGTGTTTATTGATCACTTCCGTGAACTAGATATTAACAATCTAGCATTTGCAGATAATACACAAAACACTAGAACATTTACCTACGTAGCATTTGGTACATTAAGTTTTACTAGCACACTAAGCAGTGATGGCAATGTAGCTGTGTATAGATTATTCTACAATCAAATTAACCAAGGTACAATTACCACAGCAGGTTACACAGTCAACGGTAGCTTATCGTACGGTACTAAATATGCACAATTAGTTAGAGGATTTGCTATTGACCCTAGCGGTGACGGCACTTATCTAATCAAAGGTAATCTTCAAGGTGGGGCTACTAGTGTAGCATTTGACTTCCCCTACGATAATAACCAACAATGTCGTTGGTTGGCTAATAATAACTATTATATTGGTGATCAATATTGTATAGTTAACAGTGTTGGTACAACTGTTTGGTATCAGGTTACTGCTAATTATACATCATCTAGTGCATGGACACAGGGTACAGATGGTGGATTTGCTACACCTATTACAGGACCTAGCGTGACCTTAGTAGCCATTGGCACAACTAACGGACAATTTGCTAATATTACAGCTACACTACAACGATCATTAACTAATACTATTACTGCGGTTAGTTCTCAAGAGAAGAACTATGCTACCTAACCCAAATTGTGATAAATAAACATATTAACGGAAATACCTAAGGAATCATAAATGACCACCACGCAAATCGTTCAATTACCACCAGATGGGGTGGGGAAGAAAATAAGACACCGTGTAATACACGACTTAAAAGTAACCCCAGTAACTACTCCTGCGGTAGGTACTGTAGTTAAAGGCACAGTCTCTTTAGCTACGGGTACTATAACAGGTACATATTCTAGCTCATCAGATACTACATACTTTATCGGCGATGCCAGTAATGCTATGTTTACAACCAGTGACACACTAGTTGATAACGTAACAGGTACAGTATATGCTTCTGCGGTAGCATCAGTAGCTAGTAACGTTTATGTAGCTAGTTCTACAATTTCAGATCCTAAGACACCTGAATATGTACTAAGCATTAACAAACGTGGTGCGGCATATACTACTTTCCCAGAAGGTACTCCACAGTTTGATAGCTTTGGTCACATGCAGGTTTCACAGATGCAAGCGGTTGGTGAATACTACGCTGTGCAACAAGATCAACCTACATATATTCCTAAATGGTGGACTTCTACTAACGCTTCGGGCGTTAACGGTACAGGCCCTGGTGGTGTTATTACTGGTTCAGCAACAGGTTATCCTGTAACAGATCCTTATGTAACATTCCAAGCAAACACACAAGGTGTAACTGGCGGTGTTAACCCGGTGTGGCGTGCTAATACAGCAGCTTCTGGTAGCTTTGCTAACGTAGCATTTAATCCTAACCTGTCAGTGATTACGATGTCAGTAGGTACAGGTAGGTATGACCAATCACTACGTCGTACTAATCAATACCACCCAAACAAACCAGGTGTATCACAATTGATCTACTTGAGTGTTACTGCTGCTGTAACAGGTGCTAACGGCCCTACAGCAGGTACAACACCAGACGGTACACAGGCTACACCAGGTCAAAACGGTGTAACACGTGAATGGGGTTACTTTGACCGTTACAATGGCTTTGGCTTTAGACTACGTGATCAAAAAATGTATGTATTCTTACGTACATCAGGCAACGTGGCTGCAAGTACAGGCACAGTACCATCAGATTTAGAAATTCCGCAAAGTCTTTGGAACATTAACACACTACAAAGCTCTACTACCAGTGACTTCTACTTAGATCCAACTAAAGAAAACATCTATTGGATGGACATGGCCTACTCAGCGGGTCAGGTTATTCTTGGTGTTGTATCACCGGACGGACGTCGTGTACAATGTCACCAATACCAATTTGGTAACGGAACATACGTTCCAGCATTAACAGCAGCTAACTTTGGTGGTCAAGGTCTAGTTCCGTTCATGCAGACAGGTACACTACCGATTACATTAAACATCTACAACAATGGTAATGCTACTCCAGGTTACGGCTCAGCCCTTAACTGGTCATGGGGTGTTGTGTTTACTGAATCGGCCGACTTGCAGTACACAGGTACACAAATTCACGTATTCCCACTAGATGGTCCACGTATTATTACAAGTAATACGACAAGTAACGTTTGGTCATCTACAGCAGGTGCATGGAGTTATGGTAGTTACCAACCACTACTATCATTTACACCAAAACCAATGGTCAACGGTCTACGTAACAATATGATTGGTATTCACGAATCGTTTGACTTCTGTAGTAACGGTGCTAGCTCAATACATGTAGGTATCTGCGTATTCTACGGCAATGCAGCAGCTAACCTAAGATTAGCCAACGGTACAAGCGATCCGTATTGGTCAGAAGGCTTGTCATTAGTACCACAATCATTACTACGTATGGATACGTCAGCAATGTCAATGAATCAAAACTATTACAGTCCACCAACTGGTTCACTTCTAACCAACTACTTTATGATTGAAAGCTTTATTGCTCCAGCAAACAGTAGCATACGTTATGCACTAGGTGATCGTATGTATAAATCATTCTGGTTACCAGCGTTCTGTGATATTCAAGCAGGTACTGGTGTTAACGGCGCAGGTAATAATGATGGTGTTGCATTAGATCCTAATACATACCCAATCTTTACATTCGCATGTAGAGCACTTACTCCTGGTGTTAACCCTGGTGCTTACTATACTAAGTACTGGAAGGAAATCCGCTAACCGTGTACATGACCAACTTTGTTAGTTTCTGGGATGATCTATTAGATCCTATGTTGGTTACCTTTGACGGTGATAATAGAAATATCATCGTCAATCCTCAGTACAGCGTAGTTCGTGCTAAACAAGACATCTACTCAGCTAGCAAACGTTGGCTAGCTCGCAGACAAAACGTTGACTACTATCCGCCTATTCGTACAATTGGTGGTGACAGTGTAGGTAGCGGACAGTATGCGGGTGATATCTACTTTGTTACCAACGGTTGGAAAATCGTTATCGACCATCAGGTAACACTAACAGGTATCATTTACCTAGAAGGTGGTGCAAGTAGTCCTTATACAGTGCTATCAGGCGGCGGTGTTATTGCTACTGTTAGTAGTTTGGCCTATGCTTATACCACTAGTGGTGTTACTGTACCTAGTGCGCAGGACAATGCCGCAGCAATTTGGGCAGTTAATCCTACAGCCTACGCAGGCAATGTTAATACATTGGGCGGTGCTATTGCTCAAATCAATACAGCTACAACCAATATTCTTGCTGTAACAGCATCTTAATCAAAAATCACTTGACAAGCTAGTCAATTTCATATATAATACGCTTATACATTAAAAGTTAGGCAGATTATATGGATCAACCTTGGCAGGTAATCAAAGACTTAGAACTTCACAATCTAAGAACTAATAAAGAACAAATCATCGAAGTACAGGCACTAGCAGGCAATAGTGAATTCTTTGCAGGTTGTCGGTTAGCCCTAGACAGCATGATCACATTTGGCGTAAAACAAGTTGAACCTAAGACCGGTGATGGTCGTGGCTTTAGCTGGGACGCTTTCTTAAAATTAACAACAGAATTAAGTACACGACAACTAACCGGTAATGCGGCATTAACAGCAGTAAACTATGCACGTATGAATTCCACAGAAGCACAGTGGAATGATTGGTATCGTCGTATCCTTATCAAAGACTTACGCTGTGGTGTAAGTGAAAAAACCATCAACAAAGTAGTGGAGAAAAAATATGCGGATTACGCTATTCCTGTGTTTACTTGCCAACTTGCTCACGATAGTGCAAATCACGAGTCTAAAGTGGCGGGAAAAAGACTCATCGAAGTTAAACTCGATGGAGTTCGTGTTATTGCTATTGTCTATCCAACTGGGGCTGTTAATCTTTTTAGCCGGAACGGTAAACAATTGGCAAACTTTCCATTGGTTGAGCGGCAGTTAGGCAAGCACGCTATATTCTTTGCAGAGCCAATGGTACTCGATGGTGAAATTATGTCAGCAAGTTTTCAAGATCTAATGAAACAGGTACATCGTAAGAGTGATGTTGAATCAACTGATGCTGTACTTAATCTGTTTGATATTATTACCCTACGTGAATTTCAATCAGGTAGTGGTAATCATCGCCAAGATGATCGTAGCTATAGTTTGTTTGCTTGGTATAACCAATTTAAAGACCATATGCCCAATGTAACAGTAGTAGGGCAAGAGCTAGTAGACCTAGATTCTGATGAAGGTAAACTACGCTTTAAGAAAATCAATGAAGATGCAGTAGCCGGTGGTTACGAAGGCATTATGATTAAAGATCCACGTGCGACCTACGAATGTAAACGTAGTGTAGCCTGGCTCAAACTTAAACCATTTATTGAAGTTAGTTTGGAGGTAACAGATGTCGAAGAAGGAACAGGGCGCAACGAAGGTCGATTGGGGGCTTTGGTATGTAGTGGCGAAGATGATGGCCGTGGGATTGTTGTTAACTGCGGTAGTGGCTTTACTGATAACGATCGTACAGTTTTTTGGACCAACCGTGATGAGTTACGGGGTCAGATAGTTGAGGTACGTGCAGATGCTGTTACGCAAAATCAAGACGGTACTTACTCACTACGTTTTCCTAGGTTCTTGCGTTTTAGGGGGTTTGAAGTTGGCGAAAAACTATAAGTTAGCACAAGACGCAAATAGAAGCACTGTCTACGGTGCTATGTTAGAAATTACCAAAAATCCACGATTATGGAGACATAGTGATGTAGGGCGAGAGTACTGCTACTTTACAGAAGAAGGCCGCGAAGTTATTGTAGATCTAATGCAAGATATCTTGCGAACTGTAGACGTGTTAGAACGTAAAACATTAGATCAACGTGCCAAAGATATTGTTTTTGATACATTGAAAGGTGACAAATGATTTTAACCAAAGAAGAACTTATAGAAACACTCAAAACTAATGTATGTGAAGTAACATTTACCAAAGTAAACGGTGAAGTTCGTACTATGCCCTGTACCCTTAAAGAGGATATTGTGCCTGCGTATGAGCGTAAAACACCGGTTAAAGAAGCTACAGATAAAGAAAAGGCTACATTAAGCGTTTGGTGTACAGATAAACAGGCTTGGCGTAGTTTCCGTGTAGATTCAGTAACTGAAGTTAAAATTAGCATGGGTATGCCTATAGTAATTTGATTTTGGTTAAATTGACTATTGCTTAATTTATAAACAGAGTGTATTATAACTATAACGCTGATGGGTTGTCAGCTTTATATAAAGGGACAGAAATGTCATTATTAAGTTTGTTATTTATGGAGAAGCAAAGCATGAAAAGCACTAAATCAAAATCAATGGCTACAAAAACATCTACTAAGAAAGTTGTTGCTAACTTAAACAAAGTTACTAACCAAGTTTCATTCTTAGAAAAACACCTACGCGGTACAGGTCGTTCAATTAGCCAAGCACAAGCGGCTGCTAACTATGGCATCTTAAACTTGTCAGCTCGTATGTCAGAGTTCCGTAAATGCGGTCTTCAAGTTAAAACTAGCGTAAACACTACAGGTAACACAGTTTACACAGTTTCAGCTCGTGACGTAAACGGTTCACGTGCTAAATTATTCTCAGCTAACTAATTGTTTAGTTACTAGAATATCATACAAAAAGCCCCTTTTGGGGCTTTTTTATTAGTTGACAAATAGCCTTTTTGAGTGTATAATTGTACTTGTTTAAACGTTATGAAAGTCAACAATGTCAGCTCGTTTATATATAGGATTGGGTGTAGCAGTATTTGTAGGTAATGTGATGTATGCTCAATACGAAGATCATCGCATTTCAAACATAGAAAGCAAGGTCGCTGATATCCATGAGGATATCAAAGACATTAAAACTGTAATTTTAGAGCAGTCAAGCACACCAGTTAGATATACTCCACGTGAGTTTGATTGTATGACTCGTAACATTTACTACGAAGCAGGTGTTGAAAACTTTGTAGGTAAAGTAGCAGTAGCGCAGGTAACACTTAATCGTTTACGTTCAGGCTATTGGGGTAAGAACATCTGTAATGTGGTTTACGCTAAAGATCAGTTTAGTTGGACCAAAGATAAGAAACGTGCTTGGTTGCAAAACAAAGGCGCTAATTGGGAAGCCAGTAAGGTGGCCGCCAGCCAAGTACTAAGTTACGGTGTAAGAGTTAAGCCATTGAAGAAAGCACTGTTTTATCATGCAGATTATGTTAATCCAACTTGGAAGGATAACAGTAAGCGTATTACCAAAGTAGGACAACATATTTTTTATACACAAGCGAAAGGTAGCACACTATCACTATGAAGTACTTTAGTTACGGAATGAACACAAACTTGGACCAAATGGCTCGTCGTTGCCCAACAGCTACTAGCTTAGGTGCCGCTGTATTGCCTGGTTTCCGTTTTGAGTTTAAGCAGTTTGCCACAGTTGAAGCAGATATCAACAGTAATGTTGACGGTGTCCTTTGGGAACTACAACCAAGTGACGAAGCAAGTTTAGATATCCTAGAGGGGTATCCTGTTTACTATAACAAGCAAATGGTTGACGTTATCATTGACGGTAAAACTGTAACTGCTATGACCTATCTAATGTATCCAGAAGAAAAGTTAAGCTACCCAAGCCAAAATTACGTTGATCTATTGTCTGAAGGATACCTAGCGCATGGTATTGACTTGGACCAAATATATTCAGCAGTTGAGCGAGTCTACGATGAAAATCGTTTGACAGCATGGTACGCCTAGTATATAATTTATATATTGCAAAGGAATTCATATGGTAACTGTTTATCAAGAAGTAGAAGTTGAAGTAGATCTAGCAGACTTTGACACTGATGATCTATTGGAAGAACTTGATTCGCGTGACGTTGCTTACCGAGGAGGCAACGAGGTTATCATTCGTGATATGTACAATGCCTACACCAAAGGACAGGATACCGAACCATTTTTAAGAGAACTATTTCATAACGCATTAGGGAGAATTGTATAATGGCCACAAAAAAACAAAAAGAAGAACTATTAGCAACGCTTAAGTTTACTCCACGCAAATACAAAGTTGAGATTACTGGTTACGGCGGCGAGGTCTATTTTGGTAAAGTAGATCGTAAGACCTACGACTTCTTTAAAGAACATAAGATTGATATCGAACAGTATGCTAGTGATTGGGACGATGAAAAGTGGGAGTTTGTAACAAGTGAACTGCGTCCATTTGAGCCAGGCAGTCCGTATGATATTGGTGGTGTTCACGAAAGCGGCGCTACGTTTGATGAAATGAGCTATATTACTGTCTATGATGAGAACGGTGAAGAAGTTTGGCAAAGTCCACTAGGTGTTGAATCTTTAGAAAAAGCAGGTGTAGAAGTTGAGTGTGCTGATGAACAGTACATCAATGACTACGAAGAAGGTACTGTAGTGTTTTGGGGTGGGCAAGGCGAAAAGGGTACATTCTTTGGCAATGAATTTGAAATCAAACAGCCGTTTGATCCTAAAAAATTACGAATTACCTACTATGACGTCGATGGTTGGGAACTTAGCGGTAATGTGAGTTACGATGGTGAAGATATTGATGGCTATGACTACGACACCACAGGTAAATGGGGTGAGAACAAATGGATCATTGTTGGTGACTCTGAAGAAGTTTATGAAGGTGAAGAGCGCGGTGATAGCGACGAAGAAGAGGAAGATGACGAGTAATGTCAATTGCATACCCAACAAGTAAGATCACTACTTCTAGTGGAAATATAACTATTGGTGGGGGTTATGTTGTCGGGACTAATACTATCAGCGTCACAGGTGCAGGCGGTGGCAGTATATATCCTAGTAATAGTGTGTTACTGTCAATTGGTACAAGTGGCGCTAATTGGTCAAACGATACTAGTGCTAAAATGACTGCTAAAGGTCAACTGCACTTAGAAGGTGAGAATGCTGATATTGTAATGAATGGTATTAGTTTAAAAGATATCTTAAATGGTATTACTGATCGTTTAAATATCCTACAGCCCAAACCTGAACTACTCGAGAAATACGATAACTTACGCGAAGCATACGAGCATTATAAGACCTTAGAAGCATTGTTACATGGCACAGAGGATGACAATGCAAAATAGGTTAGACATACACGATCTTGATCGAGCAATTGATCTTGGGCATTGGTGCAAGGCCAATCTAGCCAGAGACGATTGGTCAATTGAACTGTTAAATATGGTACCCCCGCACTACAAATTTGAATTTACTGATCCACATATGACAACTATGGCGGCACTTAGTACTTGACAAACTACCAAAATGGTGCTATAATACGATATACTATAAAAGAAAGCAATTTATGGATATTATACGAGCATTAATCACAGCCTACGTTACTATCAGTACTATATGTTTTACCTTATTCCTAATAGGACTGATTAGAAATCTACGCAAAGAACTTGGCGTAGAAAAAGGTATAGAGACTGTTAAGAAAACTATGAAACTTGTTTACATCGAACAAGTAGATGGTATGTATCATATGTATGACATTGTTACACATACCTTTATCTGCCAGGCTCCCACTGAAAAAGAACTATGGGATATTGCCCAGGCCAAGTTTCCAGGCAAGAGTGTGGTAACTTTAGACAACAACGCAAAGGACGCTAAACTATGAGCATGCACATGTTACCTCCAATGTATAGTACCACAGGTAAGAAAAAAAGCAAGCGTCAACATCGTAATGCCGACGTTGCCCGCCAGAAAAGAGCACAAGCTGAATCCTGGCAGGAACTATTAAAGAAATGGGACATTAAACCAGATGCACAAGTTAAAGCTAAATCTAAACCAATTGCTAAATCATATCTTCACAATAGTCTTATACCTGATAGTCGTCGCACTAGTCACATACCTAGCCTGGACAGTGGCGCCGGAATAGCCAGTAAGAAAGAATCGCAACAGTATACAGGTACTGAATGTATTGGCATTGCTGTAATGCACAAGAGCTGTCTACAGCCCGTGTTTAGTAAACAAAGCGCAGAAGATGCGGCTAAAATGAGGCGTGGATAATGCTTAAACTATTAAAACGATTATTTAAAAAATGTAAGGTTAAGACCTACAGATTATCTAAACCACGTCGTATTAGAGTAGCTAAACCTGATATTCCTACTACATTCCTACTGCCAGATGCTTGGTATAAGAGTTGGAATGATAATCTTAAAGAAGATGGTTGGACCGATAAAGAATTAAAGCAAGGGTGGCGATGGGAAAATTATAATGGGTGATGAAGATAGCAACGTAGAAATAATCACTATTGGTGGCGATGATTATATTGGTAATATTACCATATCTGACTACTACGACTATGCTGCTAGTGGATTTGCATCAGATGCAAATTATCCGCCATTTGATCTGGGATCAATTAGTTTAGATGGCATTGATTGGGCCACATATAATACCCTAGGAGTAGCATCAAATAACATCACACTTACTGGCGGTGGTGAAGAAATGATACGTGTGGCCAAAGATGGGTTTTATGTACGTGGAGTAAAGGTAGAAGCTGACGAAAAGGAAGCCAAACACGTGTACGAAGCATTTAAACAGTGGATGACCTGGGCTGTTTTAAATGGTGAGCTTAAAAATTAAGTAAATAGTATATTAGAGGAAAGGATCACTTGGCAAAAGAAGACGTTATTAAACTTTCAGGAATAGTAGAAGAAGTGCTAGGTAATAGCATGTTCCGTGTTAAACTAGAAAATGATCATACAGTAATCGCATACATTGGTGGTAAACTGCGTATGCACACTATTAAGATTATCTTGGGAGATAAAGTCGACGTTGAAATGACCCCATATGATCTTACCAAAGCAAGAATTACCTACAGAAGATAGTGTCAAGCCCCAATTTACCGTTGAGCCACATTGGCTGTGCTAAAAGAAGAAATAGGGAAAATTCATAGCTTGCGGATCCTTGGGAACCCTATTGATAGCTTGACTAAGATATTTATAAGAAAACAACCATGTACAACTTTATCAAATACGTAACACTAAAAGAATCAAAAGAGCCCAAAACTCTTACACAAACACCTCTACCATACAGCCGCAGTGAACTAGGACGTAGCCTAAGCAAGGTTAGTTTAGACTATCACTATGGACAACTATACAAAGGCTATGTTGACCGTTACAACAAAGGAGAAGGCGATCAAGACTTCAACGAAGCAGGTGCGTTCTTACACGACATTTACTTTACACAGTTTCATGCACCACGTAACAACAACAAGCCCACAGGCAAATCATTAAACCTAATAGACCAACACTTTAAATCATTTGATAAGTTTAAAGAAGAGTTTACTAAAGAAGCAATGAAGATACAGGGCAGTGGTTGGATTTATCTATCTAACTACGGACAGATCAAGACCATTAAGAACCATCAGATCAAACAGGATATTGTTCTGCTAATTGATTGGTGGGAGCATGCCTGGGCTTTAGACTATCAACACGATAAGAAGAAGTACTTGGAAAATCAATGGAAAATAATTAATTGGGAAGTGATTAATCAGCGTATCTAAGAAATAATTAACTACCCATATAATGCAATAAATAGTAGTATAGTACATTCAATTAAAGGAACATCATGACACTTCAAGAAATTGCTGGCCAAATCAGAGCTGGTACCATAGACCTCGGCCGTAAGCACTACGCACTAGGATTAGCACACGGCATCTTACAAGCATATCATTGTGGATACGACAAAATCACAGCCATTGAATTTGGTGTTGGTGAGGGTGGTGGATTTATTGGCCTACTCAAGGCGGCAGAATACTTTAGACAAGCATTAGGCATGGATATTCGCGTAGTTGGGTTTGACGTAGGTACAGGCCTACCTGATCCAATTCCAGGTTATAAAGACCACCCAGAAATTTGGCGTAAGGGTATGTTCCGTCATCCGGACCTAGCTGGACTTAAGGCACAATTACCAGAATGGGCTGATATTATTATCGGTGATATCAACGAAACTGTTCCTGCGTTTAATAAAACCTTTGAGCAAGGCGATAGTAAACTAGCATTGGTAATTGACGACGTAGACTTTTATAGTTCAACTGTGGCTACATTAAAGATCTTTGATATGTTACCAACTGCTTATGTGCCAGCTGTGCCTATCTACTTTGATGATATCAAATGGTTGATTACCTTGAGCAAGTATGCAGGTATGGAATTGGCTATTGAAGAGTTTAATGAGCAACATGAAATTCGTAAGATTGAAGCTAAACCACAGTTCAATATTGAAAACCTACACGTATGTCATATCTTTGATCATCCTGTACGTACGGGTGAAATTGCTCCTAAGATTCCGTTTGAAATATATGCTAAACCACCAGGCACAGTACACGGTGTAATTGACAACAACGGGGGCTACGCAATCTAATGAAGATCGCACTTTGCTTTAGTGGACAAATAAGAACTGGTGCTGTAACCGCGCCAAATATTCTACGCTATATTGGAGATTTACTTCCCAACTGTGACTTCTTTGTACACACCTGGGACGTAGAATGTCTAGGTACAGGATACAGTAATAGACTAGGCACTGATAGTTTATCAGAATCAGTACATACTACTATTCCTGTTAAAGACAAGGATAAGTTTGCTGACTTTTATCGTGCATATAATCCTGTGGCTATGGTCGTTGAGCAATACGATCTAACTAAAACATTAAGCACGTGGGGTGGACGTAGATTCAACCCAGGTGCAGGTAAACGTTATATTAGTATGTGGGAAAGCGTATACGAAGCTAATCTGCTAAAGATGACCTATGCTCGTAAAAATCAAATTAATTATGACTACACTATTCGTATCAGACCCGATACAGTGTTTGCTGAGCATAAAAGCCTAGCTGATGATATTGCACAAATTACCAATGATAACATGTTTGTGTTTGGTGATCATTACAATATCTATCCAGGACATGGTATGAGTCGTCTGGAAGATATCTACTGGATTGGGCCTAGTCGTGTTATGGATCAGATTACCTGTGTACATGAGCTTATGGCTAATACTACTACAGATTCAATGATTGATGATCCTAAGGATCCTAACTACACTGATTGGCAGTTCCACAGTGCAAGATGGATTACGCAGTCTTTGGGTATTCAGTTTAAAGCACTAGCCGATAGTACCATGCGTATCTACTATCAAATAGACATTGACCGTAATATTGATCCTATGAATCCTGGGTTTGGTAGTCCACCGGGGCGATTAGATTATTAAAATAAACCCGCTAAGGCGGGTTTTTTATTGGCCAGCGTTTATTTGATCTAGGTAAATAGTAGTATATCGGAATAATCTAGAGCAAAAACATGACTATAACTACTCAACCATATATCGCAGTTAATACAGGATCAGCACCAAATGATGGTACTGGTGCTACTATTCGCGATGCATTTACGCAGGTAAACAGCAACTTTAGCAATTACGAAACAGTTGGTATTCCAACTGTTAATTTAGTTGCCACTGGCACTATTCAAGGTGCTAGCTTTGTTGTTGGTAATACCTATGTTCCGAGGACCGCATCTGCAACAGGAACAATTGGGCAGATATCGTGGGACAGCGGAAATATCTATGTATGTGTAGCAACAAATACATGGAAACGTGCCACATTGGCATCTTGGTAATAGGATAACACATGGCACTACCTAAGTGGATTACACCTGCAGGCAATCTAGGCATCGTACCCGAATTAGAGTACTATGACTTTACTCTTGATGCATACGATGATGCTGGCGGTACATTAGTTTACTCGTTTATCTCAGGAAAAATGCCCCCAGGGATACAATTAGTATCCACTGGTGCATTAAGAGGTATTCCTGTTAGTACTACCTTTTCAGATTTTGGTGTGGCGTATTCAACCACCTCAGATTTAAATCAAACTTATAGTTTTACTATTAGAGTTACTAATGCTAATGATGGTGCAGTAAGTGATCGTACATTCACATTAACTATAACTAACGTTGCTCCACCAATCATCACACCCAAAACCAATAAGACCAGTACAAAATTAACCTTGACTGGTACTATTTCAGCTAATATTAATGATATTATTGCTCAGAGTATTAGTGGTGCTAATGCTATAGTACTTGCTGATGCAGTTAATACCTCTACCATCAATGTATTGTATAACACAATTACTCCGTTCGTTTTAGGCTACGGCAATCTTAATATTATTAGTGGTAATATTCTTAACCACCCTAGCGTAGGTGATGCTCACTGCTACCCTATTGGTAGTCAGATTAGCGCACTAGCATCAACACGCAATCTTGGAATATATTTTGATGGTGATCTTGTTGATCTCCAACTTGAAGCACTTGAATTTATACCAGGTGGTAATCTAACTTGGTCATTAAAAGGTGGAGTGATTCCACCAGGATTATCACTTAGTCCCGAAGGACTAATATCAGGATACATTTATCCTATTCCTATTGTTGGGCCCGCTAGTACACCTGGTTGGGATAAAACACCGTGGGACGAAAAATACTTAACAGGCAGTACACCAGATACAGCTACATTAGGTTGGGATTTTGCTGCAGGTGTTACTAGTAAAGGATTCAGTTTTACTATTGAAGTAAGTGATGGTGTTACCTTTGACCTTTGTACATATCAAATCTTTGTAATACCTAGAAAGGCATTTGAAGCAGACAGTACACTTTTAACAGTTGATGCTACTATTGTAGAAGATATACCATTGACTGTTGATCATGGACCTAAACATTATCCAATTATATTAAGTCAAGCAGGTGATATACCAGCCGAACGTCAGAACAGTTGGTTTTCATTCCACTTTAATGCTATAGATATCGATGGTGATACTTTAATTTATAGTGTACCCAATGCTGATGCGGGTTTATATGACGAGCAAGAGTTTACTGGTGCTAGCGTACCATATATTGCATCTCCTTTAATCAACGGGAAACTGTATTCAGGTGTATTTCCTAAAACTATTGTTACATATACCTCAACAATTATCAACATAAAATCAGGGTCAGTTATCAGTGCCAATGTTGGTGAATATATTACCCAACCTCTTAGCGGAGCCAATGCTAGAGTCGTATCAAATGCTGTAGCAACGTCTAGTATTACTGTGGTTAGCATAACCGGTGGTAGTTTTAAATCAGGGTCAGGAAACCTGTATATAGGTGGTGTAGATACAGCACTTTATCCAATATCATTAGTCACTGGAGCACCATCAGTAAGTTTTGACTATAGTGCTGCTGGACTATTACCTAACTCAGTGGTTCAAGTTCTTAATCCGTATACTAATCCTAGTACTGAACAAACATACTTTACTTGGTATGAAGGAACCACAAACTCAAACGTTACTATCCAATTGACCGGTAATACTATAATTTCTGGAAATATTGGCGGATATATTACCCAAGCACAAACAGGAGCAAACGCTCTGATATCTAACATCAGTGCAACTACTGCCGAATTTACTATTGGTGGAAATCTAATTGCAGGTATTGTTACACTTGAGGGTAATCTACTTACTGCAAATGTTGGAGATGTACTCACACAAGCCAGCACTAGTTCTAATGCTACTGTAACTGCTACCGTTGTTTCATCTGTGGTTGTTCCTGTGGTATTTACTAAGAATCAGTTTGCGGCTAATACTATCATAAACCCTGGAAATTTATTATTAAACGGAAACACAATTGGCGCATTAGGTTCGTTTCCTATCAGTGTGTTAGTTGGTAATGCTACTCCAGTATCTATTGTAGCCTACGAAGGTGACGTTATATATCAAGCTAGCACGGGTGCTACTGCTAACGTAACTGCGCTAACTCCAGGTGCTACTGTAATACCAGTTGTACTCACCAGCGGAACATTCGCTACAGGAGCTTCAGCAGGTAATATTACGATCAATGGCAACATAACATACAGTTACCCTGTTGACATAAATTCACATGTAGAAGTTGAAGCAACTTATACTAATTCAAGTGTATTTGTTTTTAATGCAGAAACTGCAGCAGCTGTAACTTATATTAATGGTATTAGCACCGGTGCTATACCAACTGAATTAACCAGTGTTGGGGTTGACTTATCTAGCGCAGAAACCCAAGGTGTTGTTGGGTACGATGAAGGCAAGTATGACCAAGGGGTTATTAGTTTACCTGGTACATTAAAGATAGATGCAAACTCAGGTTGGATGACTGGTAGACTACCAATACAATCTATCAATGAAGTTGATTACAACTTCCAAGTCCTAGTTAAAAAAGCCGCTTATCCAGAATATATATCGTCTCGTTACTTTGATTTAAAAATATTAGGCGATCTTAATAATACTATTAACTGGTTAACTCCAATTAATCTAGGCACCATTGAAAATGGTAGAATCAGTGACCTATCAGTTAAAGCATTGTCTTCTAAAGGTAAAACACTTTATTATTCATTAACACCTAGCCCAAATTACAACATTCCTCGAAGTATGTCTGGATATTCGTTAAATGCATATAATGTAAACGGTACCAAATACACTATCCAGGTACCGTCGTATATGTATCCATACAGTTACAGTCCGGGATCGTACTACAGACTACCGCAAGGGATGGAATTAACATCCAATGGTTTATTAAGTGGTCGAGTAAGTTTTGAAGTATTTGGTTTAGATCACGGTAGTACTACGCTAGATGTAACTTCTAGAAATGGAAAAGCTACTACATTTGATAACACATATACCTTTAGTGTTACTGCATCAGATTCTGATCAAAGTATTGCCGCAACACGTTTATTTACTATCCAAGTAGTTCAACGCAATCCGTATCCTTACGAAGATCTATATCTTAAAGCATATCTAAATCAATATCAACGAACACAGTTCCAAGATATTGTCAGAGATTCGGCAGTGTTTCCGAGCAGTTTAATCTACAGAAATGAAGATCCTTATTTTGGTATTGCTAAAGATTTAAAAGCATTATTTTTAGCAGGATTAAATCCAAACATACTAAGCAAATATGCTAATGCGACCAGCACTAATCACTATGCTAAACGTATTACATTAGGTCGGATTAAAACTGCAATTGCCAGCGATAGTACCACTTATGATGTAGCAGACATCGCCACTGGAGAGGTTATAGGTACATTTAAAGACCTAATAGGATTTGTACCTACTGATTTTAGCATGGGGTATGTACCATCGAGTACTATACCTCCAAATGCACAACTAACTAACGAACATGTAAAATACGAAGTAGTATATGTAGAAGTATTTGACAGCGAAATGAATGCTCTAGGGCAAGGGCCCGCTGATATTCAATATCCCGCTATAACCAATCCTTATTTTGACCTACAAGGTAATGCATACGTTACAGCATATCCTAATGCATTTACTAACATGGATACTGCAATAGTTAATAATATTGGCTATGCTAACAAAGGCGCACTACCTGACTGGATGACCAGTAAACAACTAGACGGGCGTGTATTGGGATTTACCCGTGCTGTAGTGTTAGCGTATGCACAGCCAGGTGCTGGTGCTACTATTGCCTATCGATTCGCACAAGCCGGGTTTGACCTTAACCAATTAGACTTTACTGTTGATCGTTACGAGTTAGATAATAACTATACTGATAACTTTAAAATTGCTAAAAATGTTATTCTTGACGCTGACCAGTCAATTATTGGTACCTGGGACTATACACAGTTTACACCAAACTTCTATGGTGCTGAGTTAGGGTATCTACCAACATTATCAATACCATCGGACACCACTGTAGATTATAGCAGTAATGCTGGTGCATTTATTGCCAGTAACGAAACTACATTTGATAGACTACCAGCCCTTCCAGCCTTACAAACATTAGTAGCCAGTGTAGACTATGCAGTTAATGTACCATTTGAACAGATTAACCAACGATCAGTTGCAGAAATCTACAAACAAGGCGGACTTGATGGTATCAAGAGCTTTAGTGACGGCCAAACCTTGGTATTCTTTAATCAAGAATTTATTAATCCTGGTGCAGCTACTAGTGGATATAATGATGGTTGGAATATTGCTACAGCAATTTGGGATATGGAAAATTGGGATTGGGACAACGACACCCCATTAATTGGTACAGACGATCTAGGATGGGATGCCTCAGGTTATGTTCTAGGGTACCAAGAATGGTTGGCGGCAAGAATTAACGTTGGAACAGCTGCAAATCCAATATATCATTATCCGGTAGCAAATCGTCGTATTGGAGTATGGACAGTTAACGTATCTAGTGAAAATATAGTAACATTGACGTTTAAACAAGAAATCAACTTTGACAATACAGTATATGTAAGAAATGGTATCACCCATAGTGGTCAACGCATCTATTATGATAGGTCAACTGCTTCTGGATTAAATACTATTCCACACTACAGTTTGCTTAAAAATGCACAAACAGTGAATGTATCAGCTAGCTTAACTGCGGTTATTGATCGCACAGGACAGGTTACATCTGTTATTATTAACAGCGGTGGTAGTGGGTACAAATCAGCACCAAATCTCGTGTTTACTGGAGGTCAGGGTGCAGGAGCAGTTGCTACAGCAATAGTACAAAATGGTAGTATTGTTGGTATTAGATTAACCAGTGGTGGCGCTGGATATATCAGCACACCGTATATAGTAGCCACAGTATTCACCACATTTGATAATAATAGTACTAGATTCTTTAACTATCGCGATTCGTATAGTGTTCCTGAGCAAGGGGATAAATACATTAAATTCGCTAAAACTGGAGTATTTACATAATGAGTAGCATTAACCCAAACACCATTGACGGAACATATCCTATTGCTGGTCAGGACAACGACAGCCAAGGATTCCGCAATAATTTTACTGAAACTAAAAATAACTTTCAGTTTGCAGCTAGTGAGATTACTGATCTTCAAACTAATGCTGTATTAAAAGGACCACTTAGTGGAGGCACTGTTGATGCTAACTTCAACAATTTAAGTCAACAACCATTGGTTGCGGCACAAATTAAACAGTTTACATCAACTAAAATTGATCTTGGTCCAGTGTCAAGCACTACCACAATTGATTGGACACAAGGACATTTCCAAACATTAACCACAGCAGGTAGCGTTAATTTATCATTTGCAACTACATGGCCATTAACAAACTTGTATACAACTTTACGCTTACAAGCTAACGTAACTAGTACATCGTATACTATTTCGTTACCTGGCACAGTATTAACATCATTTGCTAATTCTATCCAGGGGTATAATTATGCTACTGGTGCTATTACTTTCCCAAGTGCAGGTATCTATACATTTGATTTTACCACATATGACAGTGGTGCTACTGTAACTATTGCTGATGCATTTAGAAATGCAGATAATGTAACAGACTTTGCTATTACTGGTAACCTAACTACCAGTGGTGCTAGAGTTGAAGCAGGTTATCAATACTATAGCCCAACAGGCAATTTAGCGTTCACTGCCAACACCAATGTAAGCCGTATTATAATGGATCCAAGTGGTGCAGGTCTTATTAGTCTTTATGCAAATATTACATTACCAGCTAGCAACGTTGATGCTACTGTTGTTACTATTAGTTCAACACAGGCTGTACAATTCTTGTATGTTCAACCAAATACAGGGACAACACTAACTAACCAAGGTAATATTTCTTTAGCCGCAGGATCAAAAGTAGAATACTTCTACCATGCAGTAGAAAGCAAATGGTATAAAGTAGGCTAATAGTACCAAAACCCATTGACTCCTTATCCTACGTTAGTATATAATGTAGTATAAGGAGTTTTTCATTTATGCAAATTGATTTAAACAAATATCAAGACTTTGTACGTGAAGTTACATCAGCAGAGTCAAATTACCCAGACCTACTAATTGAAAAAATTCGTGCAATTAACGAATCCACAACTATCAATCCTAGCTTACTGCTAACAGCCGCAATTGGCCTAGCCGCAGAAACAGGTGAATTTGCTGAAATTCCTAAGAAGATGCTATTTCAAGGTAAGCCAGTAAACGAAGAAAACATCTTTCATATGAAACGTGAACTAGGCGATATTATGTGGTATTGGATTAATGCCTGCAGAGCATTGAATTTAGATCCCAATGATGTTATACTAGAAAATATTAACAAACTAAAAAGCCGCTATCCTGGTGGTGAGTTTGATGCCCATTACAGTGAGAATAGGCAAACCGGAGATCTATAATGCATCCATTAACCCCAGATCTAAGTGGACTATCGGACGACGAACTGTTTAAAAAACGTAGTGAATTGCAGAATAAATTATCATTTGCCTACAACATAGGTAATGGTGAGTTAGTAAATCAAATATCGCTAGTATTAGGTGATTATGCGATCGAAGCAGAAACACGAAATAGACGACTGTTAGACCAAGCAATGAAATCTGGTAGATTTGGTGGCGACCCAGAAGCACCATTGGACATCACAAAAGACTAATGAAATACGATCAATACGGCAGAACATATACAGAAAGTAAAGAACTATGCAACTTACTGTATAAGAATCCTTCACTGGATTTGAGCCTGTTTTTGGTTGAAGATCCGCAAGAATTTAACAAAAGTCGAGCAGAATTGCACGCAGATGTGCCTAATTTAACCGGGTATGTAACACTAGCTGATAGTATTGAAGAGTTTGACAAAAGATTCCAATCTAACTGGCGCATGCCCAACGAATACAAAGAACTAGATATAGCTGAACATATTCTAAGTTTGTGTACACAAGATTATGAATTACAACGTGTAGCAGAAGAGTTATTGCTATATCAAGAGCGTGACCTGTTTAATCTATTGCGTTACCTAAAGTATCTAGTAGATACCCTACGTAAAAATAACCTGGTATGGGGTGTGGGTCGTGGATCGAGCGTGGCAAGTTATGTACTATTCTTATTAGGTGTGCATAAAATTAACAGCTTATATTATGAATTATCTATTGATGAATTCTTAAAATAAATATACGTATATAATAGGAGAGTAACATGAGTAACATTCGCAGAACTGCACAAGGGAGTGCTATCGATATTGATAGATTACGCCTTGCTAACGAAACAACTATTGCCGTGGGTAATACTAAAACTAATGCTCGTGGTGATCAACTAGGACCAGGGGGTAAAATTATTAAAACTCGCGCACAGATAATGGCTGAATACCATCAAACAAATGCAATTGAAGAACAGATTGAAGAAGATCCTTATGCCGAACAAGTAGCAGAAGCTACAACAGAGCCTGCACCGTTGCATCCGCAAGCAGAATCAAATCAGGCTAATACCAATAAACCACGCGGAAGTTTTGCTGATGCGGTAGCACAAACTACAGAAGTTAATCAAGAACTATTAACACCTGCTAGCCAATTAGGCAAACCAAGTGGCCCTCAAAGACTATAAGGATTAGAAATGGTAGCATTATTTGAAGCAAACAAGATCAAGTCTATTAGACCAATTGGTAATCATATCATTGTATGTGATATGAATTTTGACATGCGCACCAGTCTAAGTGGCATTATTATCTTAAGTGGTGACGGTAAACTAGAAGGCATACATGCTCGTTGGGCAAAAGTTTACGCAGTTGGTCCAAAACAACAAGATGTTCGGGTTGGCCAATACGTTTGTGTCAAGCACGGACGTTGGACTAGAGGCTTAGAAATTCAAGACGACGAAGGTGAAAAGACTATTCGCAGAATTGATAATGATGATATCCTATTAGTCAGTGATGTACCCATGCAAGATGAATCCATCGGCGATAACATGGGCGTAAACAAAAAGACTAGAGATTAATTGCCCAGAGATCTAGATCAAACAGGAGCGGATGTAGTCAGATATATCCGCCAACTGACCCAAAAAAGCAATGATCCATATTCAGATGGATTCAACCAATGTCATTGCAAACACCAACTTTATGTGTTAAAATGTTTTATAGAAGATCAGTATAAACTTACACCATCCTTTCCAGAACACGAACAGGAATGGGAACGAACAAGGCTAATGGAGATGTTAAAGAAATGAAACAATTATGGGTAGAGAAGTATAGACCATCAACACTTGATGGGTATGTGTTTGTTGATGATAGTCAACGTGATCAAGTAGCCAGCTGGATCAAAGCAGGCACTATTCCACATTTATTATTCAGTGGTGGCCCAGGCACAGGTAAAACTACATTAGCCAAGATGTTGATTAACGAAATGGGTGTAGATGAATTTGATGTGCTTACTGCTAACGGTAGTAAAGAAGCACGTAAAGTTGAATGGGTAGACAAACTTATTAGTTTTTGTCAAACTATGCCATTTGGTAAGTTTAAAGTGGTGTTAATTGACGAAGCTGACTATATGAATATTAACTCAGTACAGCCGGCACTACGTAATTTGATGGAAGACTATAGTGACAGCGTGCGTTTTATCTTAACATGTAACTATCCAAATAAGATTATGCCAGCTATTCATAGTCGTTGTCAAAGTCTACAGATTGCCAAAGCAGATCACACAGAATACACTGCCCGTGTTGCTACTGTGTTAGTATCAGAAGGTATTGAGTTTGAACTAGATACATTAGATAGCTATGTTAAAGCATGCTATCCTGATCTACGTAAATGCTTAAATCTTGTGCAACAAAACTCAACAGAAGGTAACCTACGTAAACCTAAAGAAGGTGATAAGAGTGTAGGTGATTGGAAGTTAGATTGTGTAGCATTGTTTAAAGCAGGTAAGATCCGTGAAGCACGTCAACTACTGTGTAGTCAAGTACAATCAGATGAGATGGATGATCTATTCCGCTGGATGTATGATAACTTAGATATTTGGAGTAAAACAGATGAAGGTCAAGACGAAGCTATTCTAGCTATTCGCAAAGGTCTAGTTAACCACAGTATGGTAGCAGATCCGGAGATCAATATTTCAGCAACGTTAGTGGAGTTAAGTCAAATTGGCTAATTTAAACATTTACCTTATAGCAAAGTATCAAGCAAGACCTAAAGATCCTAAACAGACTTCTAAGGCGGGATATATGATAAATCCTGAGAATATTGAATATGATGAGCAAGTGTACATCACTCGCGGATTGAGGGATAAAGATGCCGAAAACAACGTTGTTTTGAACCTAACTGAAGAGAAAATCGTCAAAAATTCGTTCAATAGTGGCACAAGTTTTGCAGACATGTTCGAGTACTTCTACGAAGCATATTCCGAATATATTGATGATAGCGTAAACAAATTAAATGAAACGATTCAAACTAAGTGATAGTGGTGCACGTGGTTGGTTTATAGGTAATTTTCCAGAAGCAGTTTTTAAAACCAATGACTTTGAAGTCTGCTATCAAAATAATCCACGTTGCAAAACCCCAACGCATGTACATAAAGAAATCACTGAGATCACCTTAGTGATTAGTGGGCGTGCGTTACTTAATGGCGAAATATTTGAAGCCGGTGACATACATATTCTGTATCCAGGCGATGTTAGTCAATTAGAATATCTAGAGGACACTCAGGTAGTAACCATTAAAACACCGAGTATCCCCTCAGATAAGCATTTATTGTAGGGTTAGTCTTCTCCGTATAGTCTTAGCACCTCCGCAACAGCAGGATGACGGGCAATATCTTTAGCATTAAACTCAACACCTGCGATGTATTTGCTATTACTAAAGCCTTCAAACAAACGTTTAAAGTCTAGTAAGCCATTATCCGGGTCTCGTCTATCAGCTTGACGTGTGTCGCCTGTTACAACTATTTTAGAACCTTCGCCGAGTCGTGTAAGGAGCATCTTTATCTGTCCAGGGGTGGCGTTTTGCATCTCATCTGCTACTATCCAACATCCCTTAAATGTACGACCTCTCATATATGCTAGTGGAGCTATCTCTATTATCTGTTCTTCTAGCATGCGTGCTACTTCTTTTGGGCTATAATACTCCTGAATGACATCAAAAAGTGGTCTAGTCCACGGTTCCATCTTAGCGGTTATATCACCTGGTAGGAAGCCATGCTTTTCATCGTCCACTCCTACCGCCGGACGTGTTAAAATTAGTTTACTTACTGTTCCTTCTTTGTATGCTTTAATACCAGCTAGCATAGCTAACATGGTTTTGCCAGTACCGGCAGGGCCCGTTGCAAAGACGATACACTTAGAATCGTCTGTTAATAGGCTAATATAATCTTCTTGGTTTAAACTTTTGGGTATTAGGTGAACTGTCTTCCTTTGCTGGACATAGTTATTGAAGCTGACTACTGTGTTATCTTGTTGGGTTGCGAATGCGTTTACGTTACGTGCTGCTGATCTGCGATGTCTTGACAAGTTAATGCTCCTTTGAAGTGTTTGTAGATTAAAGCATCTACACAGATATTTAAGAGTCAATTTTTTTATTGAATGTGAGCAGTTAAAACTTTATTATCTGGACTAAGTATTAAGCTATCCATCGTAGTATTCATTAATTCCGTTATCTCACAAACAGCATAAATAATAAAAAAGAGTCCTATTCCTATGAGCAAAGCAATACACGACGTTATAGACAATATTAAAGAAATCTTTATGACTGATTCTAATCTCAACACTCTGTTGGATTTTGAACGTGTCTTAGATGAACTTGATACCTATGTTTTTGCCAACTGGAAAGATGGTGAGTTAGTAGAAGGCCCAATTTACGAGAAGTATTTCGTAACCTGCACGTTTATGTGGCCTCACAAACGTATGCCTGATCCACGTGGTGGCGAACGTCTACTAGACTATGACTGTGAAGTATATTACAGTAAAGATATACTAGAATACCCTGTTAAAGTTAAAACTCCAGATGACTACGAAGCAGGCGGCAAAATGCCTAAAATGAAAAAAGTTCCTATTTGGTTAGTTAAAATTGTTATGCCTAAAAAGCTAATGCAAGAAATACAACAAGGTAGTTTAGAATTAGAAGGTGCTACACTAGACTTAGAAGATATTGAACAAGCATACGAAGAAGGCAATGACGCAGAAGCAACATATGATGAAACAGAAGGTCAAGGCCAAGAAGGAGAGGCAGCAGATGCAACACAACCTCAATTCTAATCAACTTAACGAAAACTTAGAAATTGGTGATTTAAAACGTCTAATTCAACCTGAACTGCACATTGACGAATATAAGTCAAAGATGGGCGAGGACAAAGATGTTTGCGTAGTTAGCTTTAAAGTGTCGGGTAAAGAACCTAGCGCAGATTTAGTTAGCTTTGTAGAAAAAGGCTACAGCTACGTACTTGATGCTGATGTTAGCTCAGGCGAAAAAGAGGGCGGCGACTACCTAGTATTTGTTGAGCTCGATCGTAATAAAGAACTACCAGAACAGATTATTAGGATCATGGAAGACCTTATGAACCTAACAGAGCAAACATTAGACGACTGGCATATGAAGTATCACAAAAATCACAAAAGCTATTCGTTAACTATTGAAGAGTTAACAAAAATTGTTCCGCTAACACCGGAAGCATATGAAAGAAAATTTAGCAAAGATACAGAAGAGATCGATGCATTAAAAGCAGCCGCAGGTGTAGAAGTAACTACTAAGGCACCTGTTAACAACTTTACGGAGAGCTTAAGAATAGCGGCTGGTATAAGATAATTAACGGAGTTCAACAATGCAAATAAGCGCAGCACTAATCAAAGCAATTTATCCTCAGTACAAATATCCACAAGACCTAGCTGAGGTTCTTACAGAACAATTTACCAAATACGAAATTAATACAGTTAATCGTGCCGCTGGCTTTTTAGCACAGTGCGGACACGAATCAAACGGCTTTACTGTTCTTAAAGAAAACTTAAACTACTCAGCAGATGGTTTAACTAAAATTTTCCACAAATACTTTCCAGATGCGGCTAGTGCTGCTAGTTATGCACGTAACCCAGAAAAGATCGCTAACAAGGTCTATGGTGGACGTATGGGCAATGGTCCAGAATCAAGTGGCGATGGCTACAAGTTCTGCGGACGCGGTGCTATTCAACTTACAGGTAAAGACAACTATACTAAGTATGCCGCTAGCGTTGGTATGACATTAGATGAAGCAGTGCATGACTTAGAAACACTAGATGGTGCTATTGAATCAGCGTGTTGGTTTTGGAAAACAAACGGCTTAAATGCTGTATGTGATGCAGACGACATTGTTAAAATGACTAAAAAGATCAATGGTGGTACAATTGGCTTAGAAGATCGTACAGCACATTACACTAAGGCTAAACAGTTACTAAGTGGTGGTGCTATACCAGAGTCGGCCCCAATAACTACAAGTACAGAATACGTAACAGTGCGTTTAGGTAGTAACAACGACACAGTTAAAGCAGTTCAAACTGCCCTAGGACAAACACCTGACGGCAAGTACGGACCGGGCACAGAAAAAGCAGTTAAAGCATGGCAAACAGCACATGGCTTGGTTGCAGACGGCATTGTAGGACCAAACACTATCAAAAAAATGTTAGGACAATAATATGTTTCTACTACAATTACTTCCAACAAGTATGCTGATATACTTTGTAAATCTTATATTCTACACAGGTATAGCGTGTACACTATTTGGCTTTATATTCCGTTTTAAGTTTTTTGAACAATGGCGTTTAATCATTCAAGTAGTGGGTATACTAGCCCTTGGCGCTGGCCTTTATATGAAGGGTGGCTACGAATTTGAAATGCAATGGCGTGACCGTGTTGCAGAAATGCAAAAGAAAGTAGATGCAGCAGAAGCTAAATCTAAAGTGGTTAATACTGATATCAAAACTAAAATTGTAACTAAGATTAAAAAGATTAAAGAAGTGCAGTATAAAACTAAAGAAGTTATTAAAGAACATGAAACAGTTATCAATGCTGAGTGTAAAGTTCCTAAAGAAGCTATTGATATTTTAAATAGTTCTGCCCGCGGTGAAGCGGCAGTTGTAACTAAAGGGCTAACTCAATGAAATATATTCCAATTCTATTCATAGTACTACTTGCAGGATGTGAACTAGTCCCAGTTAAAGCCAAGTGGCCCGAGGTACCTGCTGAACTACAAAAACCCTGCGTTGATCTACAACAAACTCCTTATACAGAAAAGTTAAGTGAGGTTATTGGTACGGTAGTAGATAATTATAGTCAATATCATGAATGCCAAGAATATAACATGCGTTGGAACGAATGGTATACTAAACAAAAACAAATATTTGAGGAAATAAAATAATGAAAAAACTACTAGTTCTATCTTTATTAGTCTTATTAAATGGCTGTGCAATTGTTGATATCTATCGCATGGCACGCTTTGACAACAACGAATACCTATTAGCTAATAACATTAGAACTACTGCTAGTATTGGTGTAGAAAAATGTGGCAGTCCAGAAGTTGTACCCGTAGTAGATAGTCTATGGTCTAAGTCACTTGAATTAAAAAACTATTCAGCTTCAATACCGCACAACGAAGAAGCAGCTAAAATGACTGCCGAACTAGCTGATATTGTCAAAGGCCTAAGCGAAAAATACGATAGCTTAGAACCAGTAAGCCCAAGCTACTGTAATCTTAAATTTAAATCTATTGAGAAAAACGCAACAACAATTCAAACAGCGATAGGAGCGAAACCAAGATGAGTAATACACAAAACGTAGTAGAAGAAATAAAAGAATTAGAATCACAATTTAAAGCTGGTAAATTATCAGCAAGTGAATACAAAGAATTACTAGAAGACATCCAGCATACTAAAGTTATCAGTGCTACTGCGGACGATCTAGAAATGAAGGCACAGCTCAATCAGTTGATCAATGGCTTGATTGCAGTGGCAGGTGCAATTTAACCAAAAGCAATAAATACTATTATAATAAAGCACTAGGAGCATAGACATGACAACAGCAGCAGAAAAGAAAACAGAAGATTGGATGACCAGCAAATGGCGTCCGTTAATGGCTATTACATATATGGCTACAATTTGGTTTGACTTTATCGTAGGCCCAATCTTATTCAACATCTTACAGTATTACAATCCAGGACAGGCAGTTACTAGCTGGACACCGTTAACCCTACAAGGTGGTGGACTATATCACTTGTCCATGGGTGCTATCTTAGGTATTGCGGCATTTAGTCGTGGTAAAGAAAAAGTAGCAGAGATTGAAGCGGGAAAATAGAGGGGTCCGGAACAGCCCCAGAAGTAAGTGTTCCAGCACAACCTGAATGGGTTAGTGCACCACAACCCACACAGGGGTATACTACGCAACAAACTTGGGCACAGCCTCAACAGCCAGTGCCGGTAGATACATATACTCCGCCAGCAGATAATACCGCGTATGATACACCTGCACCTGATACACCTGCGCAAGAAGTTGTAGTTAACGAAACTGTAAATCAGACCACAGTAGTGGACAATAACGATCCCAATCGTCCACTACGCCGTAAGAGAAATTAATCTTACCAGTCTAGTTGACGTTAAATAAAAAGGCAAGTATACTATTTTAGTACTTGCCTTTTTTATTCAATGGAGTTGTGATGGCCGTAACTGTAGAAGAACATAGTCCGTTTTTAGAAGCATTAATTTATCTTAATCAATGTAAAGTGGTAGTAGAGGTGGGTGTAGCAGAAGCTAAAACCACATCATTTTTATGTCGTGGCGCTGCTCGTGTAAACGGATTCGTATATGGATATGATATTTGGGACACGCACGGCTTACAAAATCAATTCCAACATTGGTCAAGTAAAGAAGCCTGCGAAGAACGCTTACGCAAAGAGGGCTACGCAAACTTTGAGTTAACTAAAATTGACAGTAAAACTCTAGAATTCCACGAATTAATTAAAATAAAACATCCTCGTATCGACCTAGCATTTATTGATGGCTGTCATAGTTACGATGGTATTAAAAATGACTTTCTAGCTATCTATCCACAACTAAGTGAAACAGGTATTATTGTATTTCACGATACTATGAGTATTGATGGGTGTCGTGAGTTTATGATTGAACTACGCACTAAGTTATGGGACGGTACTTTTGATCTAGTTACATTCCCGTTTGGTAGTATGGTCTACGGTGATGGTAATGTAAGTGATCGTCGTACAGGAATTAGCATGCTGGTTAAACGTGGCTTTGCTACTATCCCTCAACCAATTGACGAACAATGCAACCTAGATGAACACTTTAATGACATCTACGTAGCAGAAGAAGAGTGGTACGAATCAGAATTGAAAAAGGCGAAGAAAAAGTAAATGGCAGATGCATATACCGTATTAGGAGTAGCCCGTGGCGCTTCTGATGAAGAAATTAAAAGAGCTTATCGTAAACTTGCTAGTCAGAACCACCCAGATAAGGGCGGTGATACTGCTAAGTTCCAAGAGATCCAATCAGCATACGACACCCTAGCTGACCCTCAGAAACGAGCAGAACACGATAATCCAAATCCATTTGGACAGCATGGTCATCCAGGCAATGGCGGCTTTGAGTTCCACTTTGGCGGCGGACACCCACAGGATATATTTGCTCAATTCTTTCAACAGGCGGGCTTTGGTGGTCGCAATCCTTTCCAACAGCAACAACACCAACCAAGACGCAATAAAGACCTACGAGTACAGCTAAGTGTTAGTCTGGCTAGCACATTAGACCAACAATGTAAGACTATTAGTGTACAGACTACTAAGGGTGATCGTTACAATGTTGATGTTGATATTCCACGTGGTGTCAACAGTGGAACTACTATTAAGTATGCTCAACTTGGAGATAATTTCTTTGATACCTTGACAAGAGGAGATCTTTATGTTATAATTAACGTAGAGAATGACGAAAGGTTTGAGCTACACGGTATCAATGTAATACTGAATTTAGAAATAGATTCAATTGATGCAATGACCGGAATGGATAAGACTATACAGGGTGTTGATGGTAAAGAATATAACATCAAGATTCCACAGGCTTGTCAGTTTGGCAGTAAGTTTGGGTTACAAGGGCAAGGACTTTATCAAATGAACACCATGCATCGCGGTGATTTAATTGTTAACGTTATTGTTAAAACGCCCGTGCTTACTGAAGCACAATTAAGTATACTTAGAACCATTAAATCTAGTCAATAAATATTTTTAACAGTCATTAAGGACTCGACGTGGCCGAATTGAAAAATAATCCAGATATTGAACAAATTATTGCTGATGCATGCTCACTAGCCAAAGACTTTAGGCATGAGTATGTAACGCTAGAACATCTGTTAATAGCATTACTTGAATTCCCAAAATTCAATCATCTGCTAACAGAGTTTGGTGTTGAGACTGATCACCTAATCCGTGATCTGTATGCATACATTGGTGATCAAAATCACATAGTTACAGAACGTGATGACTTTACTCCACAACGCACACACAGTTTAGAACGTGTGTTTAATCGTGCGTTTACACAGGTATTGTTCAGCGCACGTGAGCAGATGGATCCAATTGATCTATACCTTTCTATTAGTCAAGAAAACAATAGTCATGCCGCATACTATCTGGTTAAGTGGGGCATCAACCGTAAACAACTAATTGACTACTACATGAGCCAACAGACTACTGTTACTAAGAAAGATCAAGGCAAGAAAGACTTTGCTGATAAGATTCTAACTGAGTACTGTACTAATCTTAACAAGCATGTTGATGATGGTAAGATTGACCCTGTTATTGGTCGTGCTACAGAGTTAGAAGAAATTGCACAGGTACTTGCTCGTCGTAGCAAATCAAACGTGCTTATGATTGGTGATCCTGGTGTAGGTAAAACTGCTATAGCAGAAGGACTAGCACACAAGATTGTACATGGCGAAGTTCCAGAGTACTTAAAAGAGTACACAGTCTACAACTTAGAAATTGGTAGTTTATTAGCAGGTAGTAAGTACCGTGGTGAGTTTGAAGAGAAACTTAAAGATATCTTAGCCGCACTTTCAGCTAAAGGTAAAACTATTTTATTCATCGACGAAGCACATCAAATGCAGGGTGCAGGTAGTGGTGGGTCAAGTAGTGTAGACTTTGCTAACATGCTTAAACCAGCACTGGCTAAAGGCAACATTAAAGTTATTGCTAGTACTACCTTTGAAGAATACACACAATCGTTTGAAAAAGATCGTGCGTTAATGCGCAGATTCTACAAACTAAACATTGATGAGCCTACCCCACAGGTAGCTAAAGACATCTTATCAGGTCTACGCACACACTTTGAAAAGTTCCACGGTGGTGTTATTACCGATGATGCTATCGAAGCGGCTGTTGATCTAAGTGTACGCTATCAAACAGACAAACGTTTACCAGATAAAGCAATTGACTTAATTGACATGAGCTGTGCTAAACTTAAGATTATTAACTCTGACTTTACAGTTACTAAAAACGATATTATTGAAACTATTGCTAAAGCTACTAAGGTTCCTAAAGAAAACCTAATGAGTGAGAAAGCCAGCGATAATCTAAGTAACCTAGAAGTAACTATTAAAGATCATTTATATGGTCAAGACACCGCAGTGGATCAAGTATTAGAAAAGATCTATGTGGCCAAAGCTGGTATGAAGGCACACAACAAACCTGTAGGTAACTTCCTGTTCCTAGGACCAACTGGTACTGGTAAAACAGAACTTGCTAAACTTCTAAGTGAAAACTTAAGCATGAAGTTACTACGCTACGATATGAGTGAGTACCAAGAGAAACATTCAATGGCTAAATTGATTGGTGCTCCTCCAGGTTATGTGGGTTACGAGGACGGCAATTTAGGAGGTGGGTTGCTGATTAGTGATGTAGAACGTAACCCACATTCCATTATCTTGTTAGATGAGATTGAAAAAGCTCACCCTGACATTAGTAACCTATTACTACAGATCATGGACGAGGGTACTATTACTGCCAGCAATGGTAAGAAAGCAGACTGCCGTCATGCTATTGTTATTTTAACTAGTAACTTAGGTGCCGCAGACGGTGAAAAGAATAACATTGGCTTTGGTCGTGACCTAGCTAAAACAGGCGCAGATGATGCCGCTGTTAAGAAGTTCTTTAAACCAGAGTTCCGTAATAGACTTGATGCTGTGGTTAAGTTTGAGAAACTAGACAAGATTTCAATGAAGAAAATTGTTGCTAAGTTCCTTAATGAAGTTAATGATCTACTAGCAGAACGTAATATTAAAGTGCATGCTACAGAATCATTGATCGATCACTTAGTTGAAGTTGGATTTGACCCTGCAATGGGCGCACGTCCACTAGCACGTAAGATTAATGACTTAATCAAAGTGCCACTAAGTAAGAAAATCTTATTTGAGCACATTGAAGCTGGTAGCATTGTTAATGCAGACTGGTTAGATGATCAAGTTAAGTTTGTAGTAGTTGCTCCGCCAAAAGTTGACCTACTTGAAAACAAGATGGTTGACGATAACGGCTTTATCGTAGTAGAATAATTTTTACGTGTATTTTTGCCATGGTAAATAATAGTAGTATATTATTTAAGGATCGATCATGGCAAAATTACATGAAGAAGTTATCGTAGTAAAAGTAAGTAAACTAGTTAGAGATGATGCAGAATCAGCAATCATTTTAAATTCGGGTACTTTAGATAGTTTAGAAGCAGTAGTACAAGAGCTAGCAGGTGCTGGTACACTTGTAGAAATTCAAGTAGCATAATTCAATTAAAAAGAGAGATTTTCAATGACAAAACCATCAAAACGTATTAAGCCCAATGCGCCTCGCATGATGCAAAATGGAGCAGTACCGGCCCAAATGGGTCAACAACAACCAGGCCAACCATACGATTTTAGCAAAGTGCATGTACATTTTGGTATTCCATGTTATGGCGGTATGATTTCAGAGCCAACCTTTACTAGTTTCCTACGTTTCATCTTAATGGCAAGTAAAATGGGTTTACAATGGTCATTAGACACTATGGTTAATGAGTCACTAGTAACACGTGCTCGTAATAACTTAATGGCTAAGATGATGACTAATACTGCGGCCACGCACTTTATGTTCATTGATGCAGACATCCGCTTCCAACCAGAAAGTATCTTTATGATGTTAGCTACAGACAAAGATGTTATTGGTGGATTATATCCCAAGAAAGCATTACCAATCAGCTATGTAATTAATGTTAAACCTGGTACAGTTATCCAAAACGATATTTTCCCAGTAGACACAATGGGCACAGGCTTTATGATGTTTAAACGTCACGTATACGAAAAACTATGCGCAGCTCATCCAGAATGCAAATACGTTGATGATGTTGGTCTAGGTAAACAATACGAGCCAACTATGTTCTCAATCTTTGATTGTGAAATTGACGAAAAAGGTCACTATCTAAGTGAAGATTGGTTATTCTGTCGTCGTTGGGCTAAACTAGGCGGTGAGATCTATGCTCATGCTAAAGTGTTGCTAAACCATTCAGGACACTATGAGTTTGCTGGTGATTTAAGTGTATTAACTGGCGGACAACCAACTCCTCCACAACCACAAGCACAACAACCTCAACAGCCTCCTGCAAAGGCATCTGTTTATTAAGAATAGACTTTAGCTAAATATAGTAATAGAAATTGGATTACTATGTTTTTAACTGAATTATTTGAATCAACACAAGAGAAACATGCGGCTTTTTGTTTTGGCCGCATGAATCCTCCTACTGTTGGACACGCACAATTAATTAACACAGTAGAATCCGCAGCTCAAGGTGGCGATTACTTTGTATTTGTTAGTCAAACACAAGATCGTAAAGATAATCCCCTAGACTACACAACCAAAATTAAGTTCCTTAAAGCACTATTCCCACAACAAGCAGGCCATGTTGTATTTGACATACAGCTCAAAACTATCATGCAGGTAGCAGACTGGTTATACGGTAAAGGCTACACTTCAGTGACATTTGCTGCAGGCAGTGATCGTATGGAAGCATTCCAAAAACTACTAGAATCATACAATGGAGTGCAGAGGGCGGATGGTTATTATAAATTTATTCTTAATTTTGTTAGTAGCGGTGAACGTGAAGATGGCGCAGAAGGCGTAGAAGGTGTTAGTGCTAGTCAAGCACGTGCTGCCGCTGTGGCTAACAATATGGATGCATTTACCAAATCAACAGGCGCAGGGGAACTAGCGCCACAACTATTTCAGGCTGTACGTAATGGCATGGGTCTAGTTGAATCTGTTGAACAAACTACTATCGAGCAAGATCCAAAACCAGGATATTATTTTTACAATATTAGCCCAGAACAACGCATAGCGGCTATTAAAGCTGGCCTAAGACAGACAATGAGTGGCAAGTGGAATTACGAAGTTAAAGATGCTAAAAAATGGCATCGTAGCTCAACTGCATCAAAGATGGATCAAATGAAAATTGAACACTGCGATAAAATGTTTGGCGCTCACAAGTTTTGGGCACCTAAAGTAGCAGAAGATGCTGCAGGCGTTGGTGTAGTGGCTAGTAATAAGAAAATGGCCAAGGATCCACGTTACAGCACTAGCATGACTCAAGATATACAACCAAGTACTCCTGCAAAGAATTTGAAAGCATTTAAGTTAGCATAATAAATATAAGATATTAGGAAATTAGCATGAAACCATCAGAATTTATCAAAGAAGCATATGATCACAACGAATACAACGACGAAGCAGGTATGGTTAAAAATGACATACACACTATTGTTCGTGTAATGACTCATCTATGTAGAGATATTAAAGATAATGAGAATATGCCTGAATGGGTGCAGGAAAAGATTGCCACTGCTAAAGGTATGTTAGTTGGTGTTATGGATTACATGATTAGTCAACATGAACAGGGCATACAACCTACAGTAGATCAAGAACAAGACGTACCAGCAGTAGCAGAAGATGCTAGCGGTATGGGTACTAGTAGTATTGCTACCACAGATGGTGGATTTGGCAAAAGTATTTTTATGAAACGTGCAGAACAACAAGCTAAAAAGAGTAAAAAATAATCATGGATATGAAGAAACTATTAGAGTCAATTACTAAATTTGCAGGTGAGCCTGAGCAAAAATCAGGTGAGCAATGGAAAGGTACTGATAAAGGTACTCCAGGTACAAAACTAGTTGGCGACAGCAAGGATAATTCAATCCTTAAAGATCTAAGCAAAGGTAAAAAACCTAAAACATTAGAAGAAGAACTAGCAGAAGCATTAGCACAGTTTAATGAAGATGATCTAGGCGTAGAACCTAAGCGTCCAAGTCGTAGTAGTGACCGTCCACATCGCGAATATACTAAACACGGTAAGCCAAGTAAACGTTATACACCAGTTAACGAGTACGGTAAAGAAACAGACAACTTTACTGCTGCTGATATTAAAGAGTTAGAAGGGATTAGAGACCTAGCAACATTGAAAGACCGTGCGTTTGCATTAATTAGTAAACCAAGTAAACGTCCAATGAAACCAGAAAAAGTACAATGGTTTAAATCAAGACTTGATAGTCTAACTACTCCAATTGCTGTTATTAAACTAATGTACGACTTATTATTAAGTGGTGAAGGTCAAAGTGTTATTGGTTCTCGTAATAGCATGAGTTCTAACTCATATCGTGGCCGTTTTGGTGAAGGTTGGGGTGGTAGTCCGGGTGCTCCAGATGATCGTCCACGTAGAGAACGTGATCCAGATGCTGAATATGATGCTATGCGTACAGCCAAAGCAGATGATGAAGCTATTGCGGCACAGACAAAACGTCCACAAACTAAAGTATATACCTTAACAGGTCGTGGTCCTAACATGGAACCTAACTACAAGTTTCCGGGTGAATATGCTAGCCAAGCCGAAGCAGATGCCGCACGTACTAAATTAATGGCAGATCCTAAAACTCCTAATCCACGTATGATTGGTATTAGTACTCATACAAAGTATCTAGGTGAAGGTATTGAAAGTGCTGACCCAATTGAAAGTGCTGTACTAAATGCTGTACAAGAACTTATTCAACAAGGTCATACAGAAGTTGCTCCAGAAGTTATTACTAATATGGTAGTAGCGGCTACTAGCCAACCATTCTTACTCAAAGACTTGGTTGATGCTAACAAAAATAGCCCAGCTATTCAACACTATGTGGATAGTATTAACCCAACTAAGGTTAAATTTAGTTCAGATATTTTAACAGTTAAGAACGAAAACCCAGCTAAGACCAAGGCCAAATCAACTAACGTAGTTAGTAGCATGGCTAGTCAGGCTGCTAGTCGACCACGTCTAGGTGAATCAAATACTCCTTTACGTGATCGTGACGACTATATGGCTAAAAGTAAGGCCCTACAGGATATCCAAGTAGATCGACATACACATCAAGATCCACAACTAAGTGCAGAATTAGTACGCCGTAAAGCAGAGTTAATACAGCAGGCTAAGGCTATGGGCATAAGTGAAAGTCGTGCGCATAAACTTATTGCTAATAAACTTAAACAAATTGAATTACAACGTAAGATGGGCAGTGGTGAGCAAGAAGATGGATATGCACAGCATCAACGTTTGATCAAACAGCAACAACAAGAGTATTTGAAGAAAAATCCAAATACTATTTACAAACGTGAAATTGATGTAGACGAAGACATGGATCCTCCACAATCTGGACAGGATACACAAGCGGCTCCTAATCAAGGTACTAATACCACAGCTAACACAGCTATCAATATTAATACCACATCAACCGATCCCGAAGCAAAACTTCAAGCACAGCAGGCCTTACAAGCTACACAGGCAGTGAAAAATGCATCAGGCATTACTGCACCAGCACCTAATGTAGTTAAAGCTCTAAATACTGCTATGACAGGTAAAGGTATTCCGGGGACGGATAGTAAGAATCTTGAACCTATGATGGATATCATTGGGCAGGCTGCACAAGATCCTAAAGTTGCTCAACAATTTAAGAGTCTTGCACAGCAGGCTAACGTTAGTAAACAACAGCAACAACAAAAACAACAGAAATAACTAATCGTTGAAGTCCTCTGGTTCATCGCCGGCGGCCTTCATTTCTTTATCTAGTTTCTTTAAAAAGCTCTTTACTGATGCTAGTTTAGTAAACATACGAGCTGTACGCTTACCATTTAAATATAAGCAAAATTTACCAGATTGATCCTGTTTTACTTCGGCTAGCATGTCGCCTTTAAAACCAATTTTACTTACATGTACAGGTGCTATGTCTACTAGTGAGTCAAATCCTAGCAAAATACTATCACCCTGCGCACCAATTTTAACTAATTTTTTATCAAAATGTCCACTTGAATTAGCTTTGCGCATGATCATTGCCGCTAGCTTTACATTGTTTTCGGCTACCTGAATAGTGCCATCTTCGTCAATCCAATAATCTTCGCCCTCGTAAGGACCATCAATTGGATCACCAATAATTTCATTTAATAGTTCTGCTACCTGCGTCATTGAGTTTACTCTTAGGTTGATTAAAGACATAGCTATTATACACTCTTTATCTAAAGTTGTCAAGTGTTTTAAATCTGATAAATACTCTTAATAAGTTTAAACACGGAATTGATATATGTTACTAACCGAATTCTTTAGCTCTCCGGAGGGCGACTCGTATGCAGACCATCAAGCAACGAAGAAAGCTTCAGAGAATGAACACTCGCAAGCCCAAACAAACGAGCATATTGTTAAAGTTAAAGATGGCTATCGTCTTGTTAGTAAAAAGACTGGTAAGAATTTAGGTACATATCCTACTCGTGCTGGTGCTGAAAAACGTGAACGTCAAGTACAGTATTTTAAACACGCAAATGAAGATATGTCAGTTAGTAATTTAATTGCTACAGAAGCAGAAGGTAATGAAATGTCAGATGCTATTACTGCTAAAGGGCTAGCTGCAGCAACAGCACGTGACCCAAAGGCACGTCAAGAATATTTTGCTAACTTAGAACGATTACGTAAGCAACACGGTAAAGAATATAGTACTAAAATACATCAACTGGCTACATCATTGAGTAGCCACAAGGCAATATAAGCATGACTACATCAACCATATATCAAGTTACCTTTCCTAGTATAGGAGAATATCAGTTTACTATGCCAATTGGCTTTAGTTCTAATGTACACGTAGAACTTTGGGGAGCAGGTGGCGGTGGTGGGTCTGGTGCAGGTGCTGGAGGTGGTGGTTATGTTTCTACGTATACAACTATTAGTAGCGGTGATGTTGTTCATATTGGCGTAGGTAGCCCGGGTGTTAGTGCGTCTGGTGCAACTGGTGGCGGTGCTGGTAGTTCTTTTAACGATGGTAGATTTGCAGGCGGATCAGGTGCATCAACAAGTGACGAAGATGGCGACAGTGGCGGATCAGGTGGCGGCGGTGCCGCATCAGCTATAGTCGTTAATAGTACAATTAAAGCAGTAGCCGCTGGTGGCGGCGGTGGCGGTGGTTATGGCGATGATGGTAGTGGAGGTGCAACTGCCGGATTACCAGGCGGAGTATATTCTGGATTAACTAGTACTACTGTTGGCCAATCAAATGCTGGCGGTTGTGGAGTAGGTGGTGGTGGCGGTGGTGGATACAAAGGCGGGCTGACTGGGACTTCATACGGCGATGACGGACAAGGTGGGGAAGGCGGTAGTGGCGGTCAAAACTATGCTTTAGAAATTCCTAGTCAACTAATCAACGGATCCGGTACAAGTTCAGGCAATGTAATAGCAGGACAACGCTACGGTGATGCAGGTTATGCTGGCTATGCAAAAATGACATTTACTCGTACAGTACAAATACTGAACAAACAATCCGGAACATGGACTACCATCAGCAACGTATTTTATAAAACCCCAACAACCTCAGTAACAAGTAGTGTACCGGCTAGCATAAAATCTAACGTGTTTACCTCTGGCACTACAGTATTCACTGTACCAGCAAGAGTAACTAGCATTGCCATAACAGCCTTAGGTGCTGGTGGCGGGGCTGGTGGTAATGATGCCGGAGCAGCAGGACATGCCGGGTATCCGGGAGCAGTAGTGTCGTATACGGTTTCAGTGACCCCAGGAGATAAACTTACCATTAATATAGGTACTGGGGGTAAAGGTGGTCTTGACGGAACAGGCGGAGCAACAGGTGGTCTTGGAGGTACAGACCCAGCAGGAATTTATAATGGTGGTCTTGGCGGCAATGCCGGTGGTAGTGGCTCATCTGGTGGCGGTGGCGGTGGCGGTGCCGCAACCAGCATTTTATTAAACGGTTCAACTTTATTAGTAGCTGCAGGTGGCGGTGGTGGTGGTGGTGCAGGTAACGGCCCTGTGGGATTAGGGCAAGCATCTGCTACATACAATTCAACTCCTGTAGGATTACCTGGTACTAACAAATCAGGTGACGGTGGTGGTGGTGGCGCAGGTGGTGCTGGATATCCTTATGGTGGCGCAGGTGGTGCAACAGTAGGTGGTGACAGCGGTGCATATTCTGGTATTACAGGTCAGAGTTTGGTTCCAGGTGGTGGGTCTCTCAACACTGGAACAAATGGTGGTGCTGCAAGTGGCGGTAACGGTGGCCCTGGCTCAGTTACGTTTGTCTATACCGAAAATGCTACTACAATAATAACTAGCGAAGGTGGATGGAAACCAGCAGAAATGATCTACATCAAAGACGCAGGTGTTTGGAAACCATTATTAAGCAATACCACAATCGCACCAACTAAAGTATAAATAAGATAAGTATTTTAAACATTTAAAGGAGTTTTTCAATGAAAAAAGTATTACTAGTAGTAGCATTATTAGCATCAACAAGTGCGTGGGCAGGTTTAAAAGATTGTTCACAATTTGAAGTAGCATTACCGACATACACAGCAAAAGCAGGTGACCAAGAATTATGTCACAAAAACTATGCTGTAATTCATCGTTGTGATGTTAAAGCACCAGAAGCAGTATTTGAGCACCTAACACCTGCGGCGGAAAAAGGTCCAGCAAAACGCAAAGATAATTTCCACCCTGATGCTAGTGTAACACCAGCATGTTCAGCTACATTAGCTGACTACGCTATTGTTGGTAAAACACATGACCGTGGTCATATGAGTCCAGCAGGTAACAACACACAAAATGATGATATCATGAGTGAAAGTTTTAACTTGTCAAATATGGTTCCACAAGTTGCTAATAACAACCGTGGTATTTGGAAACAAGCAGAAACATTTGAACGTCAATGGGCACTTGCTCCCGGTACTGACTACTACATCATTAATGGAGGTATTTGGGATCAAGGTTATCAAAAGATTGGTAGTGGTCTAGGCATTCCTACACGTTTATACAAGATTGTATACGAAAAGAACAGCAAAAAAGTTACAGCATGGTTAATGCCTAACACAGCATTACCTGTAGCAGACTTACCTAAGTATGCTGTTACAGTAGACAAGATTGAAGCTGCAACAGGTATCAAATTTAACCTACCTAAGTAATTGGTCCAAACCAAAAAACCGCCCAAGTGGCGGTTTTTTATTGACTTTTAATCCAAAATAGCTTATAATACTGTAAATTACAACTACGATAAATACTAAATCATGAGAGCAAACGAACTAACTGGAGCAACTGAAAACACTAAAATCTACCTAGACATGGATGGAGTTTTGTGTGATTTCTTTGCAGAGTACGCAAAATTAGCTGGAGTTAAATCAGGTAGCTATAGAGATATTCCGCCAGCCAAAGCTGACCCTACATTGGACAAAATGATAGGTACAGATTTTTTCTTTAGACTTCCTAAATTTCCTACAGCAGATGCATTGATCAAACTAGTATTACAATACACACCTACATACGATATTTGTTCAAGTCCACTACGTGGAGACCATGCTAATAGCGGACATTGGAAGAAAGAATGGATTAAAAAGAACTTAAGTATTAAACCTGCAGAAATCATTATCACAGGCCGCAAAGAACAACATGCTACTAATTCAGATGGTAGCCCTAACATCTTAATTGATGATCGCGGTACTAATATTGTAGCATGGAGAGCAAGGGGAGGTATTGGTATTAAGTATCAAGCCGACGAGGATAGTTTACAAATGGTAGCTGACGAATTAGCAAAGGCATACGGAAAATGATATTAAAAGAAGGCGGTAATGTTTTTAAACTTGCAGATGGCAAACCAGCAACAGGACGTATTACACGTGACAACGTAGTTCCTACTGTACAATGGTTAGAACAGTTGACTGGTCTTAATCTAGTAGACAACATGCTAGGCACAACTGGTAAGAAAGAATCAAGTGGTGATTTGGATCTAGCTGTTGATGCTAGTAAGATCAGCAAAGATGTACTAATCCAACAGTTAATGTCTAAAGGCATACCCAGCACCGACATGAAGAAAACAGGTGATAGCGTACACTTAAAAACACCTATCCTTGGCGATAAAGCTAACGGCTATGTACAAACAGACTTTATGTTTGGTGAGCCAGAGTTCCAACGCTTTAGTATGACAGGCAGTCCAGAAGGCAGTCCTTATAAAGGCATGCATCGTCATATTCTATTGGCTAGTATTGCCAAAGCATTAGGAATGAAATGGTCGTATAAAAACGGCCTCGTAGACCGTGAAACTAACGAAATTATCACCAAAAACCCAGCCGAAATTGCTAAAAAACTGCTCAACGGAACACCAAAAGATATAGTATCAGTGGAAACAATTATTAATAAAATTAAGAATAATCCAGACTACGAACAGTTAGTTAAAGATGCACGTGAAACGCTAGGTAGAGAAAATGTACAGTTACCAGAAGATGCTGGTATGGCATTACCTGGTACCGGTGCTTGGTTTAGACAGTGGGCTAACAAGTAATGCGAGCCCGTGATTTTATCTTTGAGGGTGGTTGGGACACTACTCTTACGCAAGGCACAGTACTGCATCCACGTATAGTTAAAGTAGCTCTAGGTGTTGTTGATCAGTTTGTGGCTGATTTTAATAAACAATTAGCCACACAAGGACAAGGTCCAATTAAACGTGGTCGCCCAACTGGTTCAAGTGCCCATCATGAAGCAGACTCGGCTGAAGATCCAGAAAAAATCTACGGTGATATTGACCTACAGATGATTGCTCCAGAAGTAGAAGGACTAACACAGGGACAGTTTACTGCGCATTGGAATAAACTAGCAGATGAGTTTGTACGTGCAGGTCATGCGCCTTATGTAGACACTACAGAAAGCAAGCCAGGACATCCTATTTTTAAAGTAGGTCCTACAGACTACGTACAAATTGATTTTATGTGGCACCCAGAACGTCTATCACAATGGGGTGCTAGCCGTGTTACACCCGAGCGTGGTGTTAAAGGACTATTACATGGTAATATGTTCAGCGTACTAGGTGAACTACTTGATATAAGCATACAGCATGCTGGTGTACAGTTAAAAGTAGTAGATGGACAGCATGTACCATTTAGCAAACAAAAAGGCACTGAGTTAGTCACAGTAACTACTAACCCAGAAACATTTATCTCTGATATCTTTAACTATGAAGCTAAACAACTAGGTGTACAGAATCCTAAAGTTGACTCATTACTATCACAGTTCCCAGGAAATGATATAAATGATGTTAAGATAAGTAAATTAGTAAACGGTGTAAAAGGATTTGCGGCCAGCTGTGAAGCCAACGGTATGTTTGGGCATGGTGACCTAGCTCAATTTTCATCAGCACAAGACTTCCTACAAAAGTTTGTACAACGTTACGAAGAAAAAGCAATAATTGATATGCAAGGTAAAAAGCGCGATAAAGCCGCAACACCAGAAGCACAGGCTCGTGCAGAACAAGATAGAATCAAAATCCAACAAGGGTTGGATATGGTTAAAGGTTTATTTTAATGAGAGCAAAAGATCTAGTCAAAGGCAACATAGCCTATCACGATGAGTTAAATCAAGAGGTATGGAACGGCACTGAACTGCGTATAGATGTACGCTACAAACTTTTAGAAATCGCACAGCGTTTTGTTGATTATCTTGATGTACCTAACTTCAAACTATTAGATGTTATCCTACGCGGTAGTTTGGTTAACTATAACTACACTGCCTACAGTGACTTTGACCTACACATAGTTACAGACTATGCCCTATTAGACAGTGATATTACTGAACCATTTTATATGGCTAAGAAAAAGATTTGGAATGACGAACACGACATTATGATCAAAGGTCACGAAGTAGAACTATACGTAGAGGACAAAGATGCACACAATGTATCAGCAGGTATGTTCAGCGTATTAGATAATAAATGGATTGATACTCCGGAGCATGAAGAACCAAGCATCAATGACCGTGCAGTTAATGCCAAGGCCAGAGATCTAATGACTCAGATTACACGTGCTATCAAAGCTGGTAGTGCTGAGGATTTAGATAAACTAACAGATAAAATCAAAGACATGCGTCAAGCTGGACTAGACCGCGCAGGAGAGTTTAGTACAGAGAATTTAGCATACAAAATCATACGTAATAAAAAGTTCATTGAACGACTATATAATGCCAGACAACAAAAAGTTGATCAAGAATTAAGTTTGGATGAACAAGATGAGAGCTAGAGACTTTTTAATAGAATACAGCAGAGAAAAGACTGCTAATGTATTTGGCAACAAACTTATCGCCGCATTTCAAAAAGATAAAAGCTATGGCCTAGCTTGGGTAGCTAAGTCTCAAGAGTTTATTGAAGGTAAACCAGTTGCTGAAATAGCACCTGAAATGTACAGACAGATAGTCAATGGTATCATGTCATCACTCGAAGACAGTGACCCTACTAAAAATAAAGAATATGTACAATGGCTAGCTAAAGTCTATGCTAACCAAGGTGTCAAATTAGAAGATATTCTAAGTCGTGGTAATAGTGCGCTTAAGATGTATCATGAATTTAAAACTAAACAAATACTTCCACCAGAACAACGTGATATTGGTAGACTAACGTTTAGTGATGTAGAATACCTAGCCGCTAATCCGGGATTACTACAAGCATTATCCGATAAAGAAGAACAGGGTGCCGCAAAAACTGTAGACAAAGGTTCTAGCGAAACTGTATTTGATAACGAAGCAGTGCGTATTATTGTTCCCTACAATGAAGAAGCCGCTTGCTACTACGGTCAAGGTACACGTTGGTGTACAGCGGCTCGTGAAAATAATATGTACAGTCGCTATGCTAAAGACGGCAACTTGTATATCTTACTACCTAAGAAACCAAAACACGAAGGCGAAAAGTATCAACTACACTTCCAAAGTAATCAGTTTATGGATGAAGGTGATAATAGTGTAGATAACATTGTTGAGTTACTGACTACACGTTTTGGTGATCTAGTATCGTTCTTCCGTGAACGTGAACCAGCAATCAATGATTGGCTAGTGTTTACACCAGACGAAGTATTAAAACCGTTAATTGACAAAATCAACACGGCTGTAACTGATCACGTTAATGAAATGGCCAGCGATTGGGAAAGCCAAGATGACTACTGGTGGGATTACCTACGCAGTGAAGGCTATGTGTATCCAGAAGGGCACGAAGATGAAGGTCAAATTGACTGGGATGCTGTCCATGCCGCTGATGTATCTTATACAGATTGGAACTATGACGTAGCTAATTTTATTCACAACATTACTAATGCTGTAGATCTAACTCCATCTGAAGTTCGTGAACTTGCTGTTGAAGAAGAAAACGAATATGGTTCAACCCTGGATGTTAGCGACCTTGATACTGTTGTCAGCAATAGTATAGTAAAAAATATGCGCAGCAGAGATGGCGATGGCGGTGTTCCGGGATGGATTAGAGATCACATCTACATTAAACGTCGTGAAGGTGTATGGGACGTTAGTCTGCTGTACACAAATAAAGAAGGTAAGCGTACAGAATACGCCATACACTAATATGAGAATAGAAGAACTTTTAACCGAAGCGTTGATAAGACGCAAACTTGGTAACTTAATTTTAAGAGTCAGCGATCACGTACAGGATCGTGCGCAAGAGCGTGGCATACCTTGGAGTTATGTTACTAGAATGTTAGATATGGCTGTATCACCTGAAATGGCACCAAAATTAGAATCTGTATTGGGCAAGCAAAAATTCCGCTTACGTGATAACGAATTATGGGTTGACCTAGGCTGTGTATATACACCCAATGGTGATAACACTAATACCCTATTTGTAAATACAGTAATGCGTGAAGAACCAGGTGCAAGAAACTTGTATATGCCTATTGTAGAGTTAAACTAACATGAAAGAATATCTTACTTTTGACAATTTACCATTGACCATAGTAGTTGGACTTGTTGCTTGGTCTTGGTTTATTGTGTTTACTGTAATACTGTCGTAAAGAACACCTACCTTAGGCCCGCTATCCGTAGCGGTTTTGGTGTGGCCGGCTGCTGGCCTGGAGGGATGCCAAAAGTGAGCAATTATTTTCCTTGCTGTTTAGCGGCGTGTTTTGCTTTGATGGCTTCTGATAACTTTCTTTTTGTTTCTTCTGACTTAGGTTTACCTTTTTGAACAAGTGACAATTTAAGTCTATGTTCATCTGAGAACACTCTTCCTTTTTGTGCTGTAGACATTTTTTGTTTAGCTTCGTCGCTAAACTCATAAGTTCCGCCTAATCCTTTATTCCACGGCGTTCTACCTTTCCTGTCTGCAGACATTTTTGCTCTTGTTTCTGCTGAATGTGTTTTTCCTTTGTTCCAAGGTGTTCTTCCTCGTTTAGTTTCAGAGAGTTGTTTTCTTAATGACTCATAAGTCCTACTTGTCATCTTGTAGCGTTCTTGTCCTCTACCTTTTCTTACCATAGACCAAGCTGCATATATCATTTTATGTTTTGCTTCGCCTGTTGTCATTTTAGTTAGTAGCCAATGACAGATAAAATGCTCTCTTGCGGTTAGACCAACAAGGTTATCTTTAGCATTGTTACCTCCCATTGATTTAGGAATAATATGATGTTTTTCAAAATAAACATTAATTGGCAGCGATCTAAGTTGTGCTTGTGTGATAATATTATTATACCAGGTGGTATATTTGTTTGTGATAAATAACATAAAGCTGATACTCCTTAACAGTATTAGGGTAGTTGGATATTACCAGTATCGTGAACTACACTATTATTTATCAGAAAAGACTATGCGATATACAGAAATTAAACAAGCACTTATTGAAGCAGAGATTATCGACGAAGTATCGATGAGCCCCACATCCTTAGAGAAGTTTGCTAATAGCCCCGAGGCTGAGGGAATGTTAATAGGAGTAGAGTTTGAGCTTTGCGTTCCCAATGCCAACGTCGATAATGACAGCGGTGAAGGTGAATACGACTATGACATGGACGAACGTGCCAACGATATCGACGACATTATACGTTTCTTTCAGGAAGGTGAAATGTCAAACCTAGGCGCCAGTGGTGCTGATCGCCTACGCAGTGAAATGTGGGATCAGTTCTTAGATTGGCAAAGTGAACAAATCAGTGATAACATAGACACTGACGAATTAAATGATCGTATCCGTGATCGCTTAGACAGTGATATTGACTTTGACGACATGACTGAGTTAGCCAAGGAACAATGGCAAGAAAATAACCCAGACGAGAATCCAGAAGACAAAGCGTCAGAAGATGAAATACATCAGTTAGCTCTAAAACTAAATGAAAAAACCCTAGATGATATGATGGAAGATACTGACAGTCGCGAGTATCAACGTGCCTACGACGATGTACGTCAAGAGATGGAAGATGAAATGCGTGATGACTACGATCAATCAGACTGGTTGAGTAGTCTAGGCATTAGCTACATGAGTGAAGCAGAACGTGAGTGGGGGTTAGATTGGCCACACTGGACTTACTATAGTAGCGGTGGCGAAGCTGACGTTGACCAAGTAGCAGAAGATTTTTCAGATTACACAGGTTTCCGAGCCAAGGGTTATAATAACTATCACAGTGCTAGCCGCAGCGATCAACAGCAACAAGGTTACTTTATCATTGAGCCGGATGGTTCAATTGATGCCGATCAAGGTGACGCAGGGCTAGAGTTTATCAGTCCAGCAATGCCACTTAAAGATGGCTTGGCTATGATTAAAAAGGTTAAGGACTGGGCCAGTGCTGCTGGCTGTTATACTAATAAGTCAACTGGCCTACACATGAACATCAGTGTGCCTAACATGACTATTGATAATCTTGACTATGTTAAACTAGCCCTGTTCTTAGGTGACGAACACGTACTACGAGAATTTGATCGTACATATAATAGTTACGCTAAGAGTGCTATGAAGGTAGTTAAAGAAAAGATAGAACAGAATCCAGAAAATGCCACAGCATTGTTAGCCAAAATGAAAGAGCATGTAAATGCTGCCGCTAGTAAACTAGTACACTCAGGCATTACTAATAAATACACCAGTATCAATACCAAAGACAAATATGTAGAATTCCGTGGTCCGGGTGGTAACTACTTAGAACAAGATATCCCTAAATTACTTAATACTGCTCTACGTGCCGCACAAGCATTACGTATTGCCACAGATGATGGTGCTTACAAACAAGAGTACGCTAAGAAGTTATATAAACTAATTGGCCCAGAGGGTGAGTGGACTGATCCTAACAATTCAGTAGCCCTATTCAGTCGCTATGCTCTAGGCCAGATCAACAAATCAGAATTAGTAAGTAATGTTCGTCAAGCACAGGTAGCTCGTAAAGAGAAGAAAGGTGAAGAACAACAGTACTGGGTAATGAACAAAGACGGCACAGGTGGTAAGCAAATGGTACATGCTACTAGCCCAACAGAAGCTATCATCAAAGGTGGCAAACAGATGGGCATGAAGCGTGAGGCGAGTATTAGCAAACTCAAAGCCGAGCCGTTTGAAAGACTTGCGCCGGGACCTGCGCCAACTAAACCAGCACCAGAAACATTAACTGGTGGTTGGAAAGATTGGATCGAAAACAAAGCACCCAAGGCAGAAGTTAATGAGTTATTAAGATTTGAAAGAGAACTTAAAGCTGGGCAGTTTAGCTACTTAGATGAAGTAAGTACTGAATATCTATTAGACTACATTAATGAACTAATTGAGTTCCGTAAACAAGATGACAACGAACTAGACCGTAGACAAAACAGCACAGTGGACAACAACGAAACACGCTGGAAGGTCGAACATCGCAGCGGTAATGGGCATTTTATTGTTGATGCGGATACGCCACGCCAGGCTAAAATCAAAGCACAAGAAAAGTTTTTGAGTGTATTACACAATCGCGTTGATGTTGACGATTTGATTGCTACTGCTATAGGCACTAATAATAATGCTGGTGCTGTACATGCTATCCCACAATCATGGCGTGATTGGGTTGACACAATAATCAACCGTCGCACAGATGAAATTACAGAGAAAAGACAGCAAATTGAACAAGGTACCTATAATAGTGTACTGGGCTCACAACAACAACGAGATGCTGTGATTGGAGTTATTGATGACGAACTACGTCGTAGACAGGACACAGGTGAAACCGGTGAAGAACAAAGTTGGATAGTATTGGATGGATTCAATAGACCAGTAGGCACAGTAAGTGCAACTACACGTGATGAAGCATTACACATCTACGGTAGCGTTAATAATGTTGAAACTAGAAACTACACAGCCGTACCTGGAGCAGGCAATACAACTACTACAACATCAAGTAATACTGACTTAGCACAGGCCGCAGGTAGTGCTGAAAATGCTGTGCGTGCTAGTTTACCTACAGCACATCGCGAGTGGTTAGAAAACATCGCAGACCATAGCGATATAAGTTTGATTAATGTTCTAAACAATATGAATACAACTACAGTATTAAATGAACAACAGGCCGCATATTTTAGAGTTACTATCAAACACGAACTACGTCGTCGTGGTATTAATCCGGACGAAGCAACACCATCTCCAACTACTACCTATGCAGATGAGCGTGAGCGTATGCGTCAAGAGCGTGAGCAAATTTCACAAGACATGGCAGCAACGCAACAAGGTGTAGATCCAGACCATCAAGAATGGGAAATCTATAACCCATCAACCGGTGAGGTAGTTAGTCGTGTAAGTCAAGGTGATATCACTTATGCTGTAAGAAAAGCTCGTGAGCACGAACAAGACTTAGGATTATCATTAGGTGATTTAGATATACGCCCTATTAATCAAACCAACGAAAGCATTAGCCTTATACGCAGATTAGCAGGATTGAAATAATGAACTTATTTGAAATGTTTGACCTAGAAGGTCCTAATAAACTAACGCTAATTGATGCACTACGTGACTTTTTACCTATTGCAGTTAAGAATTTAAAATTAGATCACATTCCTAAAATCAAACTAGTTAAATCTATTCCAGATGCAAACGTTCCAACATTTGGTCGTTTTGTTAACGAAGAAAAAATTATTACTGTGGTTGTTGCTAATCGTAACCCTGTAGATATCTTACGTACCCTAGCACATGAAATGGTACACTATGCACAAGGTGAACAACATCGCTTAGACGGCGACAGTTGGCACACAGGTAGTCCTATTGAAAATGAAGCACACGAACAAGCTGGTATTATGATGCGTGAATTTGATAAACAATTCCCAGAATACCTAAGTGCTGATCCTGTATTAATACCAGAAAGCAAACAACGCTTAGATGCTAAATGCTGGAAGGGCTACAAGAAACAAGGCACTAAAATGAAAGGGGACACACGTGTAAATAACTGTGTGCCTGTAGAAGAAGATTGGCAAAAGGTCAACAAGCGAGATAAGACAGATGGTATGAGCAAGAAAGCTGTTAGTGCATATCGCCGTGAACATCCTGGTAGCAAATTAAAAACAGCAGTAACTACTAAACCTAGTAAACTTAAGAAAGGTAGTGCAGATAGTAAACGTCGTTCAAGTTATTGTGCTAGAAGTCTAGGTCAAAAAAAGATGCACAATATTGACTGCACTAAGACACCAGATAAAGCTATTTGTAAGGCACGTCGTCGTTGGAACTGCTAATATAACATGACCAACTGGGATATCTACGTTAGAGAATCGTATGATATTATTCGCAGAGCAGAGTGCGAACTTACAATTAATTTGGCGCACGAAGTAGAAGCATACATAGTACACTTATTTGCCCATTTCTTAGATAAACCTTTAGTCAACACTGAACCAGTCTGTATCAAACTCCTAGAAAGCAATACCAAACCAATTTCGTTACGTAAACAGATACTCAAAGAAGTAGGTGACGAATGCCTACTGATTAATGCTATGGAATGGGGCAAACCACGCTGGCCTAGTAACAACTACTATGCCGACATGGGTCAAATGGCCTATTTGAACCGTGCATTTGCAGAACATCCAGCTGAGGATTTATATGACGACCTAGCAGTAGAGTTTCAAACTGCTACTCGTATACTCAGAAAATGTAGAATAAATTGATCAATAAGCTAAATAAATACAACTAGTAAGGAATGCTTATGTATTTTGTTTACGCTCATTATAAATCTGATGACCAAAATGGATTACCGTTTTATATAGGAAAAGGTAAAAATAAAAGAGACCTTTCAACATATAGAAATCGTTTTTGGAAGAATATTTTTAATAAACACGGTTACGTAGTTAAACGAGTTAAAGATAATTTAACCGAAGAAGAAGCGTGGGATTTAGAAAAAGAGTTAATTAAATCTTATGGTAAACTAATAGATGGTACTGGATGTTTGTGTAATATTTCAGACGGAGGTGAAGGTGCCTCTGGAACTATTCATTCTCAGGAAACTAAAAATAAGTGGTCTGAAATCAAAAAGGGTAGATCACTATCTATAGAACATAAATTGGCTATTTCCAATGGATTAAAAGGTAGAAAACATTCTACAGAGACTAAAAAGAAGTTATCTGATTTAAAACAAGGAAAGAAGAATCCGATGTTTGGGAAAACTTTTACCCAGGAACATAAGAATAAATTATCAAAAAATATGATTGGCAAACCAGGAAGAACAAAAGGTAAAAAATTATCAGAAAAAGCTAGACAAAACATGTCCAAGGCTGCTATAATAAGAGCTAAGGATGCTTCTATTAGTCAAAAAATATCAATTAAACTTAAAGGAATTAAACGTTCTGAAGAGACTAGGAAAAAGATGGCAGAAGCTGCTAAACTAAGAGAAGCAAAAAAGAAGTTATCAATTATTAAGGAGATATAACATGTCATCAAAAATGTTCAGCGCAGAACAACGTGCGAAACTTACCCAGCTTGTGAACGAAGGTATTGCTGTACTTACAGAAATTGAAGATCTAACTGGCGGGCTTAATGATACTGTTAAAGCTGTAGCAGAAGAGTTAGAGATCAAACCTAGCTTGCTCAAAAAAGCTATTAAAATTGCTCAAAAATCTAAATTTGGTGAAACTAACCAAGATCACGAAACAGTACAAGACATCTTGGAAACTGTTGGTCGTACACTTTGATCGATTGGCACGAGACTGCTAAGTTTATACGAAATGACTGGCAGTCTAATCCAGTTAGGGTTGTATTTGAAATCATTAACTGGATGCTAAATCTAGCAGTAGCATTGATATTTGCGTTTACTGTACCCACTGTGCCTCTACTGCTATGCTATACTTTGTTTTTATTAGCTATCGGTATTAGTATCTATACTAGTATCAGCAGAGGTAGTTTTGGGTTATTAGCCACAAGTATTACTATTTTTATCATTGACTTAATTGCTTGGGTTAAGCTATTATATAGTTAATAGGGTTCGCTCACCCAATGAGCATGTAGAACGGCAAGCCAGCCATAAGTGGTGGAGAATAAATGAGTTACATCGACGCACTATTTGATCGTAATAAAGATCGCATCTATATCGTTGAGAGAACAAACGGGCAGAGAGAGTATAAAGAATATCCTGCTAACTATGTTTTCTATTATGACGATCCTAAAGGTAAATTTCGCACTATCTATGACACCCCTGTGTCACGTTTCAGTACTAAAGTAGGTAAAGAATTCCATAAAGAAGTAAGAATTAATTCGGGTAAGAAGACTTGGGAAAGTGATATCAATCCTGTATTCCGCTGTCTAGAAGAAAACTATCTAGGGCAGATGGCACCTAAACTACAAACAGCGTTCTTCGACATTGAGGTTGACTTTGACCCAGTGCGAGGCTTTAGTCGTCCAGACGATCCGTTTAATCCAATTACCGCTGTGAGTGTATACTTAGATTGGTTAGATAAACTAGTTACCATGGTTGTTCCTCCCAAGAGTATGAGTTGGGAAACTGCTGAGGAGATCTGTAGTAAGTTTGATAACTGTTTCTTAATGGAACGTGAAGAAGACCTGCTGAATACATTCTTAGATCTTATTGATGACGCAGACATATTAAGTGGTTGGAACAGTGAAGGCTTTGATATTCCGTATATGGTCATGCGTACCAATCGTGTTCTAAGCAAAGACGATACCCGTCGTTACTGTCTATGGGGCCAGTATCCTAAACAACGTGAATTTGAACGCTTTGGTGCTAGTAACTTAACCTTTGACCTTATTGGTCGTGTGCATCTAGACTACATGCAACTATATCGTAAGTATACCTATGAAGAACGTCATAGTTATTCATTGGATGCTATTGGTGAATATGAGTTAGACGAACGTAAAACACAGTACGAAGGTACCTTAGATCAACTATACAATAAAGACTTTGAAAAGTTCATTGTGTACAATCGTCAAGATACAATGATTGTAGCTAAGTTAGATAAGAAACTACGCTTCTTAGATCTAGCCAACGAGTTGGCGCATGATAATACTGTGCTACTACAAACGACCATGGGTGCTGTGGCAGTTACAGAGCAGGCAATTATCAACGAAGCACATCAACTTGGTATGGTTGTTCCAAATCGTACCCGTGATGAAACAGAAAACACACAGGCCGCAGGTGCGTATGTAGCTACTCCTAAAGCAGGTATGCATGACTACATTGGCGCAGTTGACATTAACTCACTATATCCAAGTGCTATTCGCGCACTTAACATGGGTCCAGAAACCATCGTAGGCCAACTACGTCAGACTATGACAGACCGTTACATCAGTGACAAAATGCGTGAAAACGGAGGTAAGTTTGCTGATGCATGGGAAGGTTTATTTGGCAGTTTAGAATACGATGCTGTAATGAAAGGCGAAGTAGGGACTGAAATAACTATCGACTGGGAAAATGGAACCAGTGATGTCTTAAGTGCCGCGGACGTTTGGCGTTTAATCTTTGACAGTAATAAGAGTTGGATTATCAGTGCCAATGGTACTATCTTTAGCAACGAACGCAAGGGTGTTATTCCAGGATTACTTGAACGTTGGTATGCTGAACGTAAAGAAATGCAGGCTAAAAAGAAGGAAGCAACTACTAATGAAGATATCGCGTTTTGGGATAAGCGACAACTTGTCAAAAAGATTAACCTCAACAGCTTATACGGTGCTATTCTCAACCCTGGGTGTCGCTTTTTTGATAAAAGAATTGGCCAGTCGACTACTCTTACGGGTCGTACGATCGCCCGTCACATGGATGCTTATATTAATGAGTGCATCACTGGCGAGTATGATCATGTAGGTAAAGCTATTATCTACGGTGATACTGACTCGTGTTACTTTAGTGCATGGCCTATCATCAAAGAAGAAGTTGAATCGGGCAAGATGGAATGGAACAAAGACATCGCTGTACAACTATACGACACTATCGCTGACAGAGTTAATGAGAGTTTTCCAGCATTTTGTGAACGAGTATTCCATACTCCACGCAAACAAGGTGAACTTATCAAAGGCGGACGTGAACTAGTAGCACTTAAAGGTCTGTTTATTAAGAAGAAACGTTATGCTGTGCTGATCTATGACATGGAAGGTAAGCGTCTAGACACACACGACAAACCGGGCAAAGTAAAAGCCATGGGTCTAGACTTAAAACGTTCAGATACTCCTAAAGTTATCCAGGACTTCTTAAGTGAGATCTTAATGGATGTTCTTACAGGTACACAACGTGAGAGTATCATTGACAAAGTACGTGAGTTCAAATTGATATTTACAGAACGTCCGGCTTGGGAGAAAGGCACACCTAAACGTGTAAACAACTTGACCAAGTATACCAAAGAAGAAGAACGCCTAGGCAAAGCTAATATGCCAGGACACGTTCGCGCCGCAATGAACTGGAACAATCTAAAACGTATGCATGGTGATAACTATTCAACTAGTATTGTTGATGGTATGAAGACCATTGTATGTAAACTCAAAGACAATCCACTTGGGTATAATTCAGTTGGTTATCCAACTGATGAAGCACACTTACCTAATTGGTTTAAAGAATTACCATTTGACGACGCTAGTATGGAAACAGGTATCGTTGATCAAAAGGTAGAAAACTTACTGGGCGTTCTCAAGTGGAGCATCAGTGAGAATACCCAGATTGCAACCACGTTTGATAACCTATTTTCTTTTGAATAAATTTAATCAAACTGTTTGCAAAACCTAAATACATCATATAAACTAAACTATCAATCAAGGAGAAGTAAATGAGAGACCATCTATTAGACATCGTAAAAAACACTTATGGCTTAGGTATTATCGATTTAGTTAAAATCACAGGCACAGAAACAGAAACAAGCATTGACGCATTAGCTGAAGATCGCAGTGTTATTGTTCAAGGTAAACTAAACGGACCAGTACCAGAGTTCATTGGTACATTTGGTATGCCAAACCTAGGCAAATTAAACACTATCTTAGGCATTAGTGAGTATAAAGAAAACGCTAAGATTTCTTTGAACACACAAGAAAAAGATGGCGTAGCTATTCCATCAGGTCTACACTTTGAAAATGCCAGCGGTGACTTTAAAAACGACTATCGTTTTATGAGCCAAGAGTTAGTCACAGACAAACTTAAAACAGTTAAATTCCGCGGTGTTACATGGAACGTAGAGTTTGAACCAAGTGTGGTTAATATTCAAAGATTAAAATTCCAACAATCAGCTAACTCAGAAGAAACTGTGTTTACAGCTAAAACTGAAGGTAATGATTTAAAACTATACTTTGGTGATCACAGCAGTCACGCAGGTAACTTTGTATTCCAAAGTGGCGTTACAGGTGTGTTGAATAAAGGTTGGTCATGGCCAATTAATGCGTTTATTGCTATTCTAAACCTAGCAGGTGATAAGGTTGTACGTATCAGTGATGAAGGCGCGGCACAGATTACTGTAAACACAGGCCTAGCAACTTACAACTACATTTTACCAGCACAATCAAAATAATATGATTAAGACATTAACCAGCAGTAGCGCACATGTAACAGTATCAGCTTCTTATCCTCCTACTATTTACAATAATGGGCAGGTAGGAGTTGGTAATGTTAGGTATAATCCAATGAATCAAAGCATGGAAGTGTTTGATGGCAATATGTGGCAGATAATGACACAAGGTGCCACTGTTGGATTAAGTTGGGAAGCCGACTCAGCTATACGTTGGGCCATTGAAAAAGAGAAAGAAGAAGCTACTCTTAAAGAGCGTATGGAACGGCATCCTGGTCTTAAAGATGCCTATGAGAAATTCCAGATAATGGATATTCTTACCAAGGAAGAAGAAAAGAATGAGCAACCCACTTAGTGGTTTATACAACATAGTTGGCACTGCTGGATCAGGCGGTGCAGGTAATAACTATAGATTAGTAGCAGAGAAACTCGAAGAGTGGGATGTCTATCAACGCTTCTTAGAACTAAATCCAGACATTAAAGAAAGATATGCAGCATATAAAACATATGAGATACTAAAAAATGACCATTGAAAGAGATAATTTAACAGCAAAACAAAAAGACTATGCGGTCTTTTTACCTGCACTATCAGGCTTTTATGCAACGTATGTAGGTAAACAACGTTTTCCAGATGTCAATGGTAATTTATATGTTGATAGTACACGTGTTCCAAGCAACTTTGAAACAGGTATCGAAGGACTTAATTGGCTCAATCCAGATGCCGCATACTTTCCCTATCACTGGAGTTTATATTCAGCAGGTCACGCTGAACTAGACGTTAACAAACACAGTCCAAAAGAAGACATGATTCGTAATCGTGATCGCTCACGTAGTTTCATCTTAGGTGACTCAGGTGGTTTCCAGATTGGTAAGGGTGTTTGGGAAGGTGATTGGAAGAATCCTAACTGTCCTAAAGCACAAAAGAAACGTGAACTAGTTCTTACCTGGATGGATGCATACATGGACTATGGTATGTGTTTAGATATCCCAGCTTGGGTAGCTCGTAGTCCTGCAGGACGCAAAGCCACAGGTATTAATACCTATATGGAAGCTGTAGAGGGTACTTACATTAACAATGATTGGTTTATTAATAATCGCACAGGTGCTTGTAAATTCCTAAACGTCCTACAGGGCGAAACCCATGGTGATGCAGAAGACTGGTATCAACGTATGAAAAAGTACTGTGATCCTAAACAATACCCAGGCAAGCATTTTAATGGTTGGGCCATGGGTGGACAAAACATGTGTGATGTACACTTGGTTCTTAAACGTCTAGTGGCCTTACGCTATGATGGATTATTAGTAGAAGGACTTCATGATTGGATGCACTTTTTGGGTACAAGTAAGCTAGAGTGGGCTTGCTTATTAACTGATATTCAACGTGCTATTAGAAAATATGTTAATCCTAACTTTACTATTAGTTTTGATTGTGCAAGTCCCTTCTTGGCTAGTGCCAACGGACAGATTTATATCCAAACTGAAACTGTTGATCGTAGTAAATGGACCTATCGTATGGTGCCAAGTGTTGATGATAAGAAGTATGCCAACGACACACGTAAGTTTAGCGATGCTGTCCTACAAGATGGTAGATTTAAAGCGTTTACCGACAGTCCTGTGAGCAATCGTATTCAAATTAATGATGTATGCTATTATGCACCTGGTGACCTAAACAAGATTGGTAAAGAGGGCAAGACATCGTGGGATAGCTTTAGTTATGCTATTCAAATGGGTCATAATGTTTGGAGCCACATCAATAGTGTACAGGAAGCTAATCGTCAGTATGATCAAGGCATTGTGCCTAATATGTTAGTACAAGAAACATTCGATCGAGTATACTTTAGAGATATTGTTGACAGTATATTTTCAGCACCTGATCGTGCAAGTGCAGAAGCTATCATTGAATATCATGATAAATTTTGGCAGGCTATTCCAGGTACTCGAGGATCGATCGGTAAGAAAACTGTTAATGCTAATAGCCAATTTGGTGTATTGTTTGATGTTGAAGAAGAACATCATATTGATGATAGCGGATTTGATGAAACCGTACTAGATAACTTAGAAGCAGATTTGGGAGAATAACATGGATCAAACAAGTTTAGAACATCACTTAGATCAACTTAAAGAACGTCATACAGAGCTTGACAAAAAGATCAGAGAGGGTTATAGTCATTATTTGGCCGACGAAAACCTTAATAAGATGAAGCAAGAAAAAGCTCATGTTAAACGCATGATATCTGAAACCCAAGAAAAGTTAACTAAACTATGAACCGTGATTATACATCCGGCGAAGCAGAAGCAATAACATTCTTTACTGGTATAGAAATTGAAAAGACTCCAGCATATAACATGCAGACTCTTTTTGTAGTAGGCGTACAGAGTGTACCTAGCATCTTAGAACTAGCAGGTGAACACTACTGTACTCACATCTACTTTGGTGCTAATCAAAGTTTTCCAAAGATTCGTGTAGATGATGCACGTATTTGGAAACAATGGGAACACATGATCATGCAGTGTCTAGAAGCAGGTTATTGGTGTACTCTAGATTTAGACATTAGCTGTGTAGAAGGCTTGTTAGAAGGTCCTCTAGTTGAAGCACAACAATTTATTCCACAAATTTCGGTAAAATTGCCATATTTACAACAGCTAGGATATAATGCTACAATTAAGCTAGACGATAAAGACTTTGATGCTACTAACCCAGGTGTGTGGTGTCATAAACTAAGTGACTTAACAACTACTGCATCATTTACCAACTGGGACCAATATGGAAAGGATGAAATTATCAAATGAGTAAGAGTTACTTCTTGTACTTACACAGTGATTTAAGTGGGGATCCAGACTGGAATAAGTGTGGTATCGGTATGACCCCGTATTCAGTAGTTCGGTCAAGGCAGAAATTTTGTTCAAAGAAATTTAGTTTAAATCATTTATACTTTGGAAACCCCAACCATATCAGTTTCCTCGAAGCACAGTTTAAAACTAAGTTTTACCGCAACTCAGGAACTGCAATTAATAATATAAATGCACAAACTGAACTATTCAAAATGACAGAATTAGAGATTATAGTAGCTATTAATAAAATTATTAGAGACAACAAATTACATATTAGAAAGTTAGAGTTAGAAAACCCATATTCTGCTGCTAACAGCGGTGATTGCCCATTTGGTATTCCAAGTGAATCATATTCATATTCTTATTTAAAAGAAATGGTAATTAAACAATGGGGCAAGTTTTCAGAAGAAACAGTATCAGCATCAACTGCCCAATTTAACGAATTATTTGAGATAGCACAATGATACAAGCAGAACGTGAACAAATAGAACGTATTAAAGCTAACGGAATACGTACAACTTATATTAAAGTTAGAACTGAATTTGAAGGGTTTCATTACTACCCTGAGGCAGGTACTATTGATGCACGCATCAAATTTCTTGAGAATGAACATCGACATATATTCAAAGTTGAAGTGAAAATATCAGTTACGCACCTTGACCGTGAGTTAGAATTTTTCTTAGTTAAATGGGCTTTACAAGAATTTATTAAAGCAGGTAATCAAAATCACAAATCGTGCGAAATGATCGCTGTTGACATTTTAGAAAATCACCTAATACCGTTATACGGAAATCGAGCATATACAATAGTGGTATCCGAAGATGGAGAATCTGATGGTATTATTGAATTTGTTCCACAGCTTTAATTAGTTCTTCTAAAGTTATTGAACAACTTATACGTTTAGATCTATTGTCAAACTTAGGTAGTAATTCTAAATTAACGTAATGTCCTATAATCTCTGGAGCAATATTTTGTTTGAATCCTTCGGTAATGCTAAATTTGTGATCTAATTCAAATTTAGCACCTCGTTCTAGATTTTGAGGGTTGATTTTATTTTGATAGTGTACCCAACTCTTATAAGTATGATTAAGGACTTGTTCTCGGTATAGCTCCCACTCAGTTTTTAACTCTTTAGGGATAGCAATACCATTTTTAATTTTTGTATTTGTTGCTTCTACATAGCATACAGGATTTCTTTTAATGGCTTTGGCTGATTGTTTTTGTTTAGTATCATTGCTATGAGTTTTATTATACATAGGGTTATTCTTACCAGAATGTCCTCCTCTATTAGCAATCGATTCAGAAATCCTACTACCTTTAATAGTAAGCCACTCACTGTCGGTGTGTTTCATTTTAAGAACAGCATTACCTTTTTCGCTCATACGTTTCATATGTTCTCGTCTCTGCTCGGGTGTAGTATTACTATCCCTTGTTGCTTGAGCTTTTTTGATAAAGCCCGGGCATTGGGTAATTTTCTCAACACATCTCATTTTTTTGGAATTATAACTTATGTAAAAGGCTTGACATCCACACAAATAACAAGTATTATTAACATTAGCAGTAGTAAGTTTAGGCATAGTTCTATCTCTCTATTGTTATTATTTATTCAATCTGTCACAATCTAGGAGATTATCGTGGCACAATTAACTAAGTTAGCAAAAGTAAATGACAACTTTACTATTAACCGGTACGACAACGGTTGGATGGTAGATGTTGGTGGTCGTAATAAGAAGGATGATTGGGTGGGTGCCAAAATTCTTTGTAACACAGAAGAAGAATTAATTGCTCTTATCAAAGAGTATAATTCAATCGAAATCGCTGCATAAGGAGAAGTAACGTGGCACAACCAGCTTGGATTAACAAGTATCTTACTATGAAACCAGAAGTAAGACAAATTTTCAATGACCTAGATGCATGGTTAAACTACTGTCGTTTTAGAATGATTAAGTTTGACCCAGCAGACCTCTATCGTAGTCCAGAGTATAGAGAGTGGCAAGAGCGTCGTAAGAAACGTCAGCAATGGCAGGCTCGCAACGGTGTTGTTCGTCCTAATAACAACAACAAGGGCTAGTTATGACTGTATTTCTAGTAGATCTAGAAGCAGTTGAAACAAGGTACACGGGTGAATGGAAAGCCCATGTACCTAAGTTGCTTGAGAAACACGGACATGAAGTATATGTTATTGCAGGACCTCACAACATACCTGCTGCTACAACTCCCGGTGCCTTCCTTAACTTTGGTGGTACTAACATTTACAAAGCCAACCAAGTTGAACAAATGGGAAGACTATTTACGGAAGGTAGAGTTAAGGCAGGTGATCATTTTATTTTTACTGACGCTTGGCACCCTGGCATCATTAACCTTAAGTACATGTCTGAACTATTGAGCATACCTGTAACCATACACGCACTTTGGCATGCTGGCAGTTATGACCCACAAGATTTCCTAGGACGTCTTATTGGTGCTAAACCGTGGGTAAGACATGCAGAGCAGAGTTTCTTTGCGGCCATTGATCATAACTACTTTGCGACAGACTTTCACATCGATATGTTTTCAGCAGTTATATTTAACGATGGATTATTTGAAAATCCCTGGGCTGAGGAAGATAAAGCAGACATGATTACTGAAGGTAAGATTGTACGCAGTGGATGGCCAATGGAATATATGCCAGAAACACTTACCCCATTTAAACGTAAAAAACGTGATTTAATCTTATTTCCACATCGTATTGCACCAGAGAAACAAGTTGAGATCTTTAAAGATTTAGCTGTCACACTACCACAGTATGAATGGATTGTATGCCAGGAACTTAGTTTAAGTAAACACGGTTATCATGATCTACTTGGGCAAAGTAAACTAGTATTCAGTGCTAACCTACAGGAAACTTTAGGTATTAGCATGTACGAAGGCAGTATAGTAGATGCTATTCCTATGGTCCCTGATCGTTTATCATACAGTGAAATGTATGCTGAAATTTGGCAGTATCCAAGTGTGTGGACTGAAAGTTGGAGTGAGTATCTACATCATAAACAAGAACTGTGTGACAAGATTGTAGCTTATATGACTGACTATGATGAGTATGCTAAGTTAGTTCCACAACAAGCACGCAGTCTACATCATCATTTCTTTTCAGCAACTGAACTTCTTAAAAATATTAAGTAGGAAAATATGAAAGTTGGTATTATTGGTGTTGGCTTTGTTGGCACCGCAGTTAAGAATGCCTACGACCTTGCAGGCATACAAACAGTATGTAACGACACTGCTAAAGGTTATTATGCTAGTTATAACGAGTTAAAAGAATGTGTAGCTATTTTTATCTGTGTGCCTAGTCCAGTATCTGCAGATGGGAGTTGTAATAGTTATTATTTAGAATCTGTTATAAGTCAGCTCAGCGGGTATGATGGTGTTATTATATCAAAGGTAACAGCACCACCCACTGTCTACATTCAACTACAGCACGAACACCCTAATCTAGTACACGCCCCAGAGTTTCTACGTGCTGTTAGTGCTAACCAAGACTATCTAGATGGTACTGTGGCTATTATTGGCGGTCATCACGACTACTGTCAACTTGCAGAGGCTATTATACTCAAAGCTCAACCTAAGGTAAACAAAGTTGCCTATATACCTATTGGTGAAGCTAGTCTAGTTAAATATCTTGAAAATTGCTTCCTGGCTACTAAAGTAGTGTTTATGAACGAAGTGGCTAAATTAGCTGAGGTCGCTGGATTAGATTATAACATTATCAAACACGCTATACAGTATGATGAACGACAAGGTAACAGTCATTTTGATGTACCTGGTCCAAATGGGGAATATGGGTACGGTGGACACTGTTTTCCAAAGGATACATCTGCCATGCTCAAATATGCAGAAGATCTAGGGGTCAATCTAAGTGTACTAGCACAGGCTGTGGCTAAGAACAAAATTATTCGTAATAGTTGACACCGCCTAAATAATCTTATATACTATTAATAACATTGCCAATCCACTGGCTTAACATCGGAGTTATAAATGACGAAATACGTAACAAGCGAAGCAATTCGTAACAATCTAAAGCGTGATAATAAGAGATATTGGGCAGGTGATAACATCTCTGAGTATATTACCGAACCCCTTAAAGAACAATTGATTGATGAAGCAACTGAAGCATTTGAAGCAGTGCTTGATACTCTATTAATTGACAGAGAAAACGATCCCAATAGTCACGGTACAGCCAGACGACTAGCTAAAATGTACTTCAATGAGATCATGGCAGGTCGTTACGAACCTAATCCAGATGCTACAGCATTTCCAAATGATTCAGCTGACCGTTACGAAGGTATGTTAGTAGTACGCAGTGAACTACGCAGTATGTGTAGTCATCATCACCAACCTGTGGCTGGTGTTGCCTACATTGGTATTATTGCTGCTCAAAAACTCATCGGACTTAGCAAGTATACTCGACTTGCTCAATGGTGTTCTCGTCGTGGTACTCTACAAGAAGAACTATGTAATGATATTGCCAGAGAAATTATGAAGGCAACAGGTAGTGAGGATGTAGCAGTTTATATAGAAGCCGAACACGGATGTTGCGTTAATAGAGGCATAATGGCACATTCGAGCTTAACCCAAACAACTGTATTACATGGTGCGTTTAAGCATGACTCAAGTACCAAAAAAGAGTTCTTTGATAATATCAAACTACAAGCAAGAAACGGCAAGTAAACTAAATCCATTCTCTCTCCAAGTTTTAGAGGAATCGATATTTAAGTGATCAATTTTCTTGCTTGCCCTACCATTGGTCACAGGGTAAGCATCTAAATTATTATAGATAGTGTTTAATGTCCATTCAGGGATATTTAGAACTTTGTGTATTTCTTTCTTAGTTTTGAATATGCCAACTGGAGTAATGAATTTGTCTTTCAAAACACGAGGCGGGATAAAGTCTTTGGCAGCTCTATTTGCTTTCCAAGAGTTTAATCGTTTTTCCTGTATTGTAGGATCTTTCATAGGATTATTAATGAGCATACGCAGACGAACTTGCTCAATAAGTTTGGGGGTAGAAAAAATGTTTTCTTTTCCTCGGCGGTATCTAGGACCATTAAACGCACTTGATTTATTGAAAAAGCCATAAGCGTGACGCATTTTAATTTCATCTTGGAAATTATCCTGCATTTTGATTAGAAGGCAATGACACACTCTATGTTCTTTATAGGTTAAATCTACTAAATTATTAGGATCGTTTGTTCCGCCTAGCGATTTAGGAATGATATGATGGCATTGATTAAATTTAGAAGATTTTGTTCTATTTTCATTTAATGCTCTTGTAATTATTTTATAATATGTTATACTGTATTTGTTAGTGATCATAATTATTATTTATCTGGTTGTTGCGAAAATAGAGGTATTAAATGAACGAGAAGATTAAACAACTTGCTGAACAGGCTGGCTTGAGATTTACTCAACTGATGAGCAATCCAATGGTTCCTGTTGTGGATTGTAAAGAAACAGATTTAGAAAAGTTCGCCGAGTTGATTGTGAAGGAATGTGGTAAGGTTATTGTAAATGGTGGATACAGAAATCCCGCATTAGGTGAGAAGCATTCGCTAACACCGCCGGAGATTGCTACGATGATTCAAGAACATTTCGGAGTTGAAGAATGAGTACACAAACAACCGTTCTTAAGGGTGCATTTAAAAACGATCCAGACACTAAGAAAGAGTTCTTTGACAACATTAAGCTTCAACAGGAGTTTGCACCACGATGAGACCGTTAGCACATCTCGGAGTAGGGCCGAATAGTATAGATTATCAACTTTATCAAGAGAATGAAGAGTTATATGATAATCTATCCGATCGTGGCGAACGTCTAATAAAGGATGCCTACGATGAATTTATGGGCGACCATGCTATTCCACCGTTAGCTACTCGTGATGAGATGAATAAAGAATATGAAAGACGACTACAGCAACGGGCTAGATTAATGGAATTAGAAGCACCGCAGGCTGTATTGGATAGCGAAGATGAAGTTATTGTGAAGTTATACACAGCTATACAGCATAAAAAATATGCTAGCCCGACTGACCCTGTGTATAAAAAATACAGAGATACTTATGAGCAACGCCGGGCAGAATGGGAAGAATCTGATATTTTTAAGAATTTATTAGATGAAATTCGACAGTTCAACGAAGCAGAATATAATAAATTTAAACAAGAGTTTGCACCACGATGAGTGATTTTCTTTGGTTAGTTGTTGGCATGGTAGCAGGCGCAGTATGGCTTGATATTATCTACAGCCACAAACAACAAAAGACCTTAGAACAAATTGACGAAGAGATGCGCAAGGATTTAGAACGCCATCGTAATCTAAGTTCTAGTCTACTTTCAGACGTACAGTATTGGCGTAATAGATATCACACATTACAGAAAGCAAAGGAAAAGAAATGAGTGATCAACCTAAATGTGGGTGTGGACGTAGCAGATCAGGTTTCTGTGATGGTAGTCACGGATTAACAGAAGCACAGTGGGCAAAGTTATCCAAGCAGTACGCAACTGATCCGTTCTTAAACGGTGAATTTTTAAATAGAAACAAGGAAGAATCATGGAACTTAAAGAACTGGCTAAAAAGTATTTTGAAACGTTTTCAAGGGAAGACTTAGATGGCCTAGCAGAAATGTTTGATGACAACGTAGTGTTAAAGGATTGGGATATTTCAGCTACGGGCAAGATGGGTGTGCTAGCCGCTAATCGCAATATCTTTGAAAGCGTTGAAAGCATTGTAGTTACTCCTATCTACTTATATGAAGACAATAGTACAGTGGTTGCTGAACTAAGCATTGTAGTTAACGGTAGAGAGCATCTATTTGTAGTGGACGTTCTATCATTTGTAGGCGATAAAATCGCTAGTATCAGAGCATATAAAGGATAAGATAATGAAATGGCTAGAAAACTTTATTCAACGTTGTTATAATCGTGCTCGTGAGCGTGACGAGAACAGTAGTATAAAATGGGTAGAAGAAAGCCCTAGAAAAGGGCGCGGTGGACTTACAGCCGTTGGTCGCAGAGTAGAACACAACTACGATGATCAAAGTGTTATTACTTTTAAAGTTTATGGTGCCAATGGTGGTAAGATTGTAGAAACAGCACGCTATGACGAGAAGCGTGATACCGAAGGTATTAGACGTTATGTTATTAGTGACGATGACGATCTAGCATCTTCGTTAAGCAAGATTGTTAGCATGGAATACCTACGTTGATTGCATTGCCGCCAGGCGTTACTATTAACTATGAAGTTACTATTATGGTTGAAGACCTAACTGTTGAGATACTTAAATGGTACATAGACCAAGGACAGCCCATAGCTGAACAGGTATGGCACGATATGAAAGGTCGCCCACATAGTATTGCAGTAGTGCGCTACGGCCTTGGTAGACCCAGTCATAAGACCAATGACGGTAGTAACCAATATCTATTAAGATTCCGTCAAGAAGATGCAGGTGCGGCTCTGGTGTTCCTAATGACCTTTGATAATTTAATTAAACAACACAACATGAGAGAAGTAGAAAAATATGCCTATTAAAAAGAAATACTACAGTGACGAACAGATACGTGATCTAACACGTAAGATTGTTTACCAAATGACCAAAGACAAATGGATTCCGGACTACATCGTTGGCCTCACCCGTGGTGGACTTATACCAGCGGTATACCTAAGTCATTGGTTAGATATTCCTATGCATACGCTAGAAGTTAAACTACGTGATCATGCCAACACCGAGCATAACTGTTGGATGAGTGAAGATGCGTTTGGTTACTGCACAGTTGGTGAAACTAAAACTGATCCAGCACTACGTAAAAACATCTTAGTTGTAGATGACATCAACGACACAGGTGCTACCTTAGATTGGATTATCAATGATTGGCCAGATAGTTGCTTACCAAGTCATCATGCATGGACTAATGCTATTTGGGGACACAATGTACGTTTTGCCGTGCTAATTGACAATCAAGCTAGTAAGTTTAGTCGTAAGGTAGACTATTTTGGTGAAGAGATCAACAAAGCAGAAGACGATGTTTGGATTGTTTATCCGTGGGAATAGTATTGACTTTTCTAACTAGAGATAGTAAAATAATAGGATGAATGAAAAAAATAGAGAAGCATTGGTTATCCTACAAGAAGAGTGTGCCGAAGTTATACAGGCAGTTAGTAAGTGCTATCGATTTGGCCTAGATAATCAACACAAGTCAGGTGCTACCCAAAGAGCTAACTTAGAATTAGAAGTAGGTGATATGCTAGCCCTAGTAGATATTTTAATTGAGCAAGGTGTTATTGATCTAAATAATCTACAGACAGCTAAATTAAACAAAGTTGAAAAATTAAAAATATGGTCAAAATTATATGAAACTGAAAGTATCTGAAATATTCTATAGTGCGCAAGGTGAAGGACGCTTTGTAGGTGTCCCTAGTGTGTTCTTACGTACCTTTGGCTGTAACTTCCAATGTGCAGGCTTTGGTATGGCTAGAGGTACTTGTAGTACAGAAGCAGATGAAGTTGCTAAAACTGTAGAATTATATAGTAAGTATGAAGACTTACCTTTAGTCGACACAGGCTGTGATAGTTATGCTAGTTGGCATCCTAAGTTCAAACATCTAAGCCCAACATTTGAAACAGCAGACGTAGTTGAAAAGATGCTAGCCTTAACTCCTAACAACAAGTGGATGCAGACTAATGGTAATGATGTTCATTTAGTTATTACAGGTGGTGAGCCACTACTAGGTTGGCAACGTGCTTACGGTGAGTTATTTGAACATCCACGTATGCAAGACATTCGCAACATTACATTTGAAACTAACGGAACTCAAGAGCTTAGTGAGGACTTTAGAATTACAATGGATGCACTACAACTAGAAGGTGACAGAGAAGTTACATTTAGTGTTAGTGCTAAATTAAGTGCGTCGGGCGAGAAGTGGGAAGATGCAGTTAAGCCAGAGATTGTACGCAGTTATGAGCATTATGGACGTGTTTATCTAAAGTTTGTAGTTGAAAAACCTAGTGACTTTGATGAAGTTGATCGTGCAGTATCAGAATACAGACGTGCAGGCTTTACAGGTGTTATATACATTATGCCCGTTGGAGGGGTAATAGAAATGTATCACGCTAACATGACAGCAGTTGCTGATGAATGTATGAAACGCGGTTACTATTTTAGCCCAAGATTGCATACCTCACTGTGGGGAAATGCTTGGGGCAAGTAATGGTCGAGTTACATAAGAGAACTTTAGCTAGAACGTTAAGCTATAGATTCACAGCATTATTGATCACAGCATATTGGACTGGATTAAGTGATGCAGTCGCTATTCATATAGTATTAGCTATATGGCAGTATGTCTTAGAAAGAGTTTGGTTAAAAATTAAATGGGGAAGAAAATAAGTGAGTTATCTATTTACAAGTGAAAGTGTTAGTGAAGGACATCCAGATAAAGTAGCAGACGCTATCAGTGATGCTATTTTAGATCTAGTTATGGTACATGAAGATACAAGCATGCGAGTTGCTTGCGAAACTTTAGTTACTACTAATCGTGTTATCGTTGCAGGAGAGTATAAAAATGTTGCCCTACACCAAGCGCAAATTGACAGTGCCGTACGCAAAACGATTAAAGACATTGGCTACGAGCAAGAAGGGTTTGATTGGCGTACAGTTGAGATCACTAACCTATTACATGGACAAAGCGCAGACATTGCACTAGGCACAGACACATTTGGTGCTGGTGACCAAGGTCTAATGTTTGGTTATGCTACAAACAAAACACCCAACTACATGCCGCCAACTATCTACTACAGTCATTTAATTGTGAAAGAACTAGCACGTCAACGCAACGGCGGACAAACTTGGTTAGGTCCAGATGCTAAGAGTCAAGTAACAATTGAATTTAATGACGATCATTCGATCGCTCGTATTGCTAAGATTGTATGTTCAACACAACACAGCGAGACTACAGACATTGAACTAGTTCGCAGTATGGTAGAAAACTATATTCGTCAAGTTATCCCAACAGAACTATTAGTTGATACAGAGTTCTTAATCAACCCAACTGGCCGTTTTGTTATTGGTGGTCCCGATGGTGATACAGGACTCACAGGGCGCAAAATTATCGTGGACACTTACGGTGGTAGTTGCCCGCATGGTGGTGGTGCTTTTTCTGGCAAAGATCCTACTAAGGTAGATCGTTCAGCAGCTTATATGGCTCGCTATTTGGCTAAGAACATTGTAGCTAGCGGTAAAGCTACCCATGCAACTGTCCAACTTGCGTATGCTATTGGTGTAGAACAGCCGATGAGTGTTTATGTTGATAGCGATGGAAATAACTTTGAGCTTACAACATGGATAACTACTAATGTAGACCTAACTCCTAGAGGCATTATTAACAGATTTAAACTGTTCCGCCCTATTTACAGTTCTACTACTAACTACGGACACTTTGGTAAAGATGGTTTACCTTGGGAAGAGTTAGATTTATTTAAGGATTAATCATGGCAATTATTGATTTGTTTAAAAGCAAACAGCGTAAGGAAGAAGAGGCTCGTTTAGTCGCAGAAGCTGAAGCTGAAAAGCAACGTATAGCTGAAGAAAAGAAAGCTGCACGTGAAGCTAAAAAAGCCGCTAAACAAGCTAAAGCCGCAGATGATGCTAATAGTCCAAAGGCTATAGCAACTGCTAAAAAAGAACCTTGGGTTACTGTTCTCAGCGTAGACATTGATCCAAAGGATCCAGGCCAAGGTGCATTTGAATTAGATTGGAATGATTTCTTCGTTGCCAAACTAGTCAAAGCTGGCTACCAAGGTAAGAATGATCAAGACATTGTTGACAATTGGTTCCGTGCTGTATGTCGCAACGTAGTATTAGAAACATACGAGCAAGAACAAGCTGATCCAACTAACCGTCCAAGTAACCGTAGAGATTTAGGCAACGGTAGAACGGAAATCAGTTGACTTTTAACTGGTTTTATTTATTAGGAAATTCTTATATTGTTTGTGTGTTCCAGCAAATCTTAAAATCATTTGATAGTTAATTTTATGCTCCGAGCACCAAAGTTTTAATTTAGAAGTAATAATAGTATTACCACTGATAGTATCAACTATACTCCATGTTTGACTGTTTGATCTACTTATGTTCTGTTTGTGAGTATTAGTTTTAGGCTTTGATACGGCGTTAATTACTGTTTGTGGGCGCGGTTTTCCTTTTTTGGACTCGGAAATTCGTTTACATCCTTGCTGAGTAATTCCAGTGTCTCCGCCGGTTTCTCCGTTCTCTAACATTAGATTAGCCCACTCAGATGATTCTACAATTTTATTCTTTTCCGAAAAGTTTATAGCAAATTCTGTTAATTCTTTTTTGTTGTTAAATAATTTGCACCAAATAGTTTCTATATTATATCCGTGCTTTTTTAAGTGATTATTCCAATACACACCTGATCCGGTATATTTATACGGGTCTTGTTTTGTTTTACCAAAGTACTTTAATCCTGTTGCGGTATGTTGTTTAATATACAACCAAGTTGGGGTATAAATAGTCATGCTGACATAGTTCCTTTATGTTAGAGTAGTTGGATGTTGTCGCATCGCGAACTACACTTCTATTTATCTAAAATACTAGTTGACTTAATCATAGTAATGTGCTAATATATACTATAATTAAGTGTTAAGAAAGTAATAAATCATGCGTTATTTAATCGTAGATACAGCAAACACATTTTTCCGTGCAAGACATTCAGCACATCGCCAAGCAGATACTTGGGATAAGCTAGGTTTTGCTATCCACGTAACCCTAGCATCAATTAACAAAGCATGGCGCGACCAACGTGCAGACCACGTTATTGTCTGTTTAGAAGGACGTAGTTGGCGCAAGGATTTTTATACTCCATATAAAGCTAATCGCGCTGTGGCTAGAGCAGCCAAGACAGAAGCAGAGCAAGAAGAAGAGCAACTGTTCTGGGATGCCTTTGACAATCTTAAAACATTCTTAGCAGAAAAGACCAACTGTACAGTATTACAGCATGGTAACTTAGAAGCAGATGATCTTATAGCTGGGTGGATTCAAACACACCCACATGACCATCATACTATTGTCAGTAGCGATACTGATTTCTATCAACTACTTGCAGGCAATGTAAATCAATACAACGGTATCAGCGATGAACTACACACTTTAGAAGGCATCTTTGATAAGAAAGGTAAACTAGTTATCGACAAGAAAACTAAAGAGCCTAAGAAGATTCCAGATCCTAAGTTTATCCTATTTGAAAAATGCATGCGAGGTGACCCTACTGATAATATCTTTAGTGCTTACCCTGGTGTACGTACTAAAGGTACTAAGAATAAAGTAGGCCTAGAGGAAGCATTTGCTGATAAAGATCGTCAAGGATATTCTTGGAATAATCTAATGCTACAACGTTGGGTTGATCATAATGGCGTAGAGCATAAAGTCCTAGATGACTATCAACGCAACTGTAAGCTGGTTGACCTATCAGCACAGCCAGCTGACATTAAAGTTAAGATTGAAACTACTATCAAAGACAATGCTGTGGTTAAGAATACCCCAATGGTAGGTGCTCAATTCCTTAAATTCTGTGGCAAGTACGATTTGGTTAAACTTAGCGACAATGCTACTAGCATGGCAGAGTGGATGACTGCTAGCTATCCAGAACAGGCCGTTACCCTATATCACTTAATTAATGGTTGACATTTTGGTTAAATTCATGTATAATGATTGTTAATTAGATAACATGAAAGAACACCATGACATATAGTAACACAAGAGAAGGGCAAGTTTGTTACAAATGCGGCCAAAGCTGGAGTGGTTTTGGTGGTGAATGTAACCAGTGTCGACTTAACGCTATCCAAGAAAAAATGGCCAAAGATCAGCAGGCTAATTTTACCAATAACCGAACACCTGCTAGCAGTCATCTAAATCACTATAATGAAAATGGATTTGAAGTATATACTGGTTATTCTTCCAATCCATATCCTTTAAAAAGAAATCCAATCCGTGAAATAGTCAATGGTTTGGCTGATCTAGCAATAACCACAGCAATTTTTATTGCCATAGTTGGCACATTCTGCGTTGGCGTGTATGTATTAGGAAAGTTAATAATCAGTTTATGATAGATCGTAATCAAAAATATCTAGCTCTAGACCTAGAGCTAAATCAACCATCTGGCAAAATAATCCAGGTTGGTATCGCCATAGGTAAAGCAGATGACAAGTTTGAAAACTACCTAGTTAAGAAATGGTATATTGACCCAAACGAACCAATTGACCAATTTATCATTGATCTAACAGGTATCACAGACAGTGACATACGTGCTAACTGTGTTAGCCATCATACTGTGGCTACCGAACTTAGTAGCCTAATCAAAGAGCATAATACCTTTATCAACCCAGTTACTTGGGGTGGTGGTGATAGTGTTGAATTACTAGCTGAATTCTGCAAAAACCATGCTGAATTCCGTCATTTTGGCCGTCGTTGGGTTGATACTAAGACCTGGTATACACTTATGATGCTGGCACGTGGTAAGAACCCTACAGGTGGATTAAGTTCAGCTATGGGGCAGTTTAAACTGCAATTCAAAGGTGATGCGCATAGAGCAGACGTTGATGCAGCTAATACTTTGGCATTGTTCTTTAAGCTAATCGACCGTCAACGTAGAATGGAACACCTACTCGATGATGCTAAAGCAATATAATGTTATTAATTACATCGATCTTTGCGGCGTTTAGGTAACTATGCCTATATTGTATCTTGACATGGACGGAGTAGTTGCAGACTTTAATGCTTATGCAAGAAAAGTCCTAAAAAATAGCCATAACAAAAAAGATCGTTGGCCCGAATCAGAATGGGTTAAACTTCGAGAAAATTCTAGATTATATCGAGACCTAGATAAAACGCCCGAAGCCGATGATCTCGTTAAATACTGTAGAAATTATGCCAATCAACACGGGTACGAAGTTAGGTTTTTAACAGCTATTCCTAGGAAAAATGATATTGTTTTTGCGTTCTATGATAAAGTTATTTGGGCGCAGAAATACTTTCCAGATATACCAGTAATGTTTGGCCCTTATAGTCACGACAAACAAGCTCATGTTTCACCAGGCGATATATTAATCGATGATAGAACAAGTAATATTGAAGAGTGGAGGGCTATGGGAGGTTATGGAATACTACACAAGGGCAACCTTGATAAGACTATCGAATCACTAGAAAAGATAATATGAAAAAAATAATAATTTTAAGTGGGAATAGATCCGGATCAAACTTTTTGTTAGAGGGCATTGCGCTGGCAATGGAAAAACAACATGGTAAAAAACCGCAAACTGCTAACTATAATCTAGCAGGTTACTTACCTAAAACAAAAATCACACACGACGACTACACTGTTCTTAAATGTAATTGGTGTAAATTTTTTAATTTTATGGAAGACCTGCATGAGTTTGATGCTATTATATTAAGTCGTAAAGACCATATGGCAAGATGCATTAGTATGGCTGCATCGTTAGAATACGATTCGATCCCACATCATGTGTATAATGATACATATGACCAGTGGAAAAAATGGCTAGCGTCCAACGAACAGATTGTAATCTCCAAAGCAGCATTTTATGCAAATTTTTGGGCAGAACAATGGTTTAATCAAAGCACAGTTCCTTATCTTTCAAAATTTAAAAGTATCAGATATTTAAACTATGAAGATTTTGAAAATTCTCTGGATCCTATTCTAACAGAATTGGGATTACCAACAGATATTGATACATCACTAAATCCACATTTCCCAATAAAAAGAAATTGGGACATGTGGTCAACTATTACTAATAAAAAAGACTTGTTAGAATGGGCCAATGAACTATTTCCACAATTTGGACGTACCATTGATGAAAAATATAAAGAATAATTTAGAGGGCCTGATATTATCTCGCTTGACAAACTCTACCACCTATGCTACAATTACTTAATAAAGGAAAATCTAATGGCACACGTAATTGATAAAACATTCGAATTCTGTTATGGACACAGAGTTTGGACACAAAAACTAAATGGTGAATATGCGGCAGACTTAAAGTGTGCCTGTCGTCACTTGCACGGACATGAAGGTAAACTACAGGTATTCTTAAAGAGTCCTGCAGGTGTATTAGATCAAACAGGTATGGTTACAGACTTCCGTCATACTGAATGGTTAAAGAAATGGATTAACGAATACGTAGATCATCAGTTTATTATTGACAAGAATGATCCTTTGTTTGGTCAAATCGTAGGCGATCGTAAACTAGTTACAGTAACAGTACCAGGTACTGAATACTTTGCAGGTTATACCCTAGACCTATCAGACTTAGAACCAAACACACCAGAGTATGAATACTACGAAGGTTTCTTTGTAGTGGAGTTTGTACCTACAAGCGAAAACTTATCAAGCTGGATGGCTGAGTTAGTTGAAGTTAAAATGGCTCCGCTTAACGTTACAGTTGATCGCATTGATTGGTGGGAAACTCCTAAGTCACGTAGTACATTTATCAAAGGCTAATTGTGGCAACTAAAGAAATCTTATTTTCAGTAACAGCCAATGACTGTGAGTGGTCATATACTAAAGGTACAGGCAGTGGCGGACAAAAGAAAAACAAAACTTCTAGTGCCGTTCACTGTATGCACCGTCCTAGTGGTGCTCATGGTTATAGCGAAGCGAGCCGTAGTCAACTCGATAACAAGCGTGAAGCATTTGTAAAGATGGCTAATAGTAAAGAGTTCAAAGAATGGCACAAGATGGAAACCATGCGCCGTAATGGACAAATGGCTGTGATCGATGCTATTGTTGAGCGTGAAGTTAAGAAGATTAAAATTGAAGTACACGATGAGCAAGGACGTTGGACTCAGGTTAAAGAAAGTGAGTTAAAAGATGAATGAACGAATTAAAGAACTCGCTGAGCAGGCAACAGATGATATCCTAGGAGTTCATGTGTTAGATAAAGAAAAGTTTGCTAAGTTGATGGTCACTGAATGTGCCGACTTTGTTCAGTTCTATTACCGAGATCATGCTTGCGAAGGTATCGCACATGATATGAAAACACATTTTGGAGTTAAGTAATGAATAAATTAGTTGCTGACTTAGATCTACAGGCCAAAGACTATGCGGCCATGGAGTTAGCTGAGTCTGAGCAAGGTGGGATCGCAAGATTCAACCAATTGTATCGTGATAAGTTTGCTGAACTAATTGTTTGTGAATGTGCTAAGGCTGTAGACCAAAGACCATCTGTGTTGTTTGATCAAACAGCAGGTGGATTTATCAAACAACACTTTGGAGTTGAACTATGAAACGCAAAACACCTTTGAATCAACAGATGTTGGGTAAGATCTTTATGTATCTACATCGTCGAGCATGCCACGATAACGATGTAGTTCGTCTACGTTGGAAACGTGCTTATGGTAGATTTCATGCCCGTCACCTTCCAAATAACGGTAGTATAAATTTTCTTAATACTTACACAGCACATAGGTGGATGTAATGATTGATCCTAAACGTATAGCATTCTTAAGTGACTGTGCTAGCTTATCCAATGATGAATGGGGCGAGCGAGTTAGTAGCCTATTGTGGACAATGATGAATGTTGGTTATATGAGTGATGAATTCAAAGCCGCATTAGAAAAAGAAATTGAAGCAGAGTTGATCTGGGCAGAGGGAGCCTGTACTATTGTAGAATGTACAGAAACACGCGAAGTTACCTACAAGGAACTAGTAGTCGATGAGTGATGAAATATTAGGTTATCGCAATGACGGTACACCTATTATACAACCACACGGATATGTCTACACACAGGCATTTATACATTGTAGCCTTTGTGGTTCTGTTATATCAGGTCACGGTGGGATCTGCCTCGGTGCTTTATGTGTAAAGTGTTACACTGATGTTATGATGGGATCGGGCGATGATTAAGTGGTTTAAGAGACTATTTACAGTTAGCGAAGAAGATCGTAAACTAGCAGAGTCTATTAGAGAATTGTGTAAAACACATGATGTAACTATTATTCGTAGCGGCCTTAAAGGCTGGCGTGTTAGTGTTAAAAGGAAAAAACAATGACCTTAACAGTATTTTTATTATTAGCCGCATTCGGCATTAAACATTTTATTGCAGACTTCTTAATGCAATTTGATTACATGCTCCGCGAAAAAGGTATCTATGGTGCCACAGGCGGTGTTCATCATGCTCTATTGCATGCCAGTTTTACATTCTTAATCTTGGTATTTGTCTGCACCAGTGCTAACATGATGATTGGACTTGCGGCCATAGACTTTGCTGTACACTATCATGTAGACTTCTACAAACAGCAACTAAATAAAAACCTAACTACCGCAGATAGAAACTTCTGGGTGTTGCTAGGGTTGGATCAAGCACTACATTACTTAACTTATATTGGAATCATCTATGTCGCTACTAGCTAAAGCAATCGTAAAAAATAAGTGTTGGATTGTTGAACAGGACGGACAAAAGATTGGCACAATCATGACAAATCCACTAGGAGTTGTCTATCAACATGATCAAAAACGTGAACAATTTGCCAGTTTAAAGGTCCTTAGCGATAGATATAATATTATCGTTGATAAGACTAAACCACAGAAGGTTATCACTGAAAGTCATAATGTTTATGGTTTTCCTTGTGAACACAAAGCACACAATATCCTTTGGGATGTCAAGCACAAACTACCTATCTTTACCAAAGGTAATAAGAGCAAGAGCTTTTTCTGTGCTGGCTACTATATTGTTAAATTTAACAACGGTTGGGTAAAAAGTTATTGCCCTAAACTAATTACACTTAATCGCTATCCCTATGCTGGTCCTTACGACACGCTAGAGGAAATGCAAGAACGTCTAAGAATCGCTAACGGAGCACTATATGGAACATCAATTAAGCCTGCATCTGAAGAACTTTAATAAACGTGTTCAGGTAATGAATCAAACAAACTCAAGAGAACTTACCTTAACAGCAACTGAAGCACGCAATATTCAAGCAGAGTTGTTTGAGCTACTAGCACACATGATCGATTTAACTGAACTTAAGAACGAAGCCGAACAAGACGCTGTGATCACAGTGGTTAACGATGGCGGAAGTTTCTAATTATATATGCAGTTAATGAGATAAATAATATGTACAAGGATACATATTAATGAGTAGACCAAAACCAACTGTGCTGTTAGAGCACGTTAACAAAACAACTTATAAGAGTGATCAGATTCTTAACTCTGAAGGTATCTGGGCGGTTTTCTACGACAACCAACCTATTAACCTTAAAACACAGAACATTCTAGTAGCTTACCCAGGCCCCAAGTATAAAAAGGTAAGTTTCAGTAACCCAGGGCATGCTATTAATCTAGCCAAGAAACTTAATACCCTATTCAAAAGCGATAAGTTTAGTGTTGTATTGCTCAAAGCAGGCGACCAGATTTACCCTTAACCATGTCTAAGCGTGATGGCACACCACAGGGAATATGGCATGCCAAATACTACGAGTTGGCTCCTATGTCAGTGAGCCCAAGCAGTTGGTGGTATAATCCAACTAATCACGATAGCCTACGTCTAACACAGAAAGCATACTTGACCATACGCAAACACGTTAAATTCCATAAATTCGAACTTAGTCACGATATGAAGCCTAAAACGTTTATACAGTTAGAACGTTGGTTCAAAGAACCCTATTACGTACAGAGCCGCAAGACCATACATATAGTAAGTGAACGTGATGCTATGATGTTGGCTTTACATGCTAATAATCTTCAACAATATCTAGACAATCTAAGCCTATAAAATGGTTGACTTTTTGGCCTAAAGACTGTATAGTGACTATAAATATTAAAAACAAGGAGTAAAATTATGTGGTTTCCATGTCGAAAGAAAATTGTACTAGCGTTATTTGTTTCAACTACGTTATTCAGTGCAGCGGTATCAGCACACGAAGGCTATCGCGGTGGCTATCATGGCGGTGGTGGTATCGGTTGGGTAGCACCGGCTATCATCGGTGGCGTTATTGGTTACGAGCTAGGACAACCTAGAACAGTTTATGTTCAACCTGCTCCTCCTCCAGTGATATACCAACCACAGGTTATCTACACACAACCTACATACAGTACTATTCCACCAGCAGGTTATCATTTCCAATACCTGTTAGATGGTACTTGCAATTGTTATCGTACAGTCCTTGTGCCTAACTAATATACAAGATCACACAACTAGCCCACTTGATTGCTCAGTGGGCTTTTTTACGATTGACAAATTGAGATTTTGAGTGTACAATACACTTATACACTAACAACACGGGAGTAATAACATGGGTACAACACAGAAACGAATTTTGTTTATGATTGTTTCAATTGGTCTGTTTGGTTTAGTTGGTCTAACTGAACATGGCAGTGAAATTCAACGTTTAGTAGGTTGCTTTTCAGTAGGTTGGGTAATTAGTGATATTGCAAATTATCTGTTTAAGAATTAAAAACAGATTGACAGATGGGCAATTTGGTAGTATAATGGGTTTTGTTGTTTTAGATAAGTTAATTTTATTAGTTGATAGATAGGAGTTAGACAAATGGCTGTTACAGAGAATCGAACCGTTACCGCAACAGAAGCCAAAGCGGCTATTACACGTTGTTTTGATAAGAAACGCCCTTTATTTTTATGGGGTCCTCCAGGCATTGGTAAGAGTGAATTAGTAGAAGGTATTACTAAAGAGTTAGGCGGTAAGATGTATGATATGCGTCTTGCGCAGATGGACCCAACGGATATCCGTGGTATTCCTTACTACAATAAGGACAACGGTTTGATGGATTGGGCACCTCCAATTGACTTACCTAGCGCAGAAGATGCGGCTAAGTACCCAATTGTTGTATTGTTTTTAGATGAAATGAACTCAGCGGCACCTAGTGTGCAGGCTGCGGCTTATCAACTTGTACTTAACAGACGTATTGGTAAGTATGAATTACCTCCAAACGTAGTGATTGTAGCGGCAGGTAACAGAGAAGGTGACAAGGGTGTTACTTATAAAATGCCTGCACCGTTGGCTAATCGTTTTGTGCATTTAGAAATGCGTGTAGACTACGAAAGCTGGTTACAATGGGCGGCTAATAACAACGTTCACAAAGACGTTATTGGTTATGTTTCATTTGCTAAACAAGACTTGTATGACTTTGATCCTAAGAGCATTAGTCGTAGCTTTGCAACTCCACGTTCATGGACATTCGTTAGCGAATTGCTAGACGATGGTATTGCTGACAGTACTGTTACAGATATTGTAGCAGGTAGTATTGGTGAAGGCACAGCTATTAAGTTTATGGCGCATCGTAAGATTGCAAGTAAACTACCTCGCCCAGAAGATGTATTAACTGGCAAGGTTAAAGAGTTAGGCATTAAAGAAATTAGTGCTATGTACTCACTTACTATTAGTATGTGTTACGAACTTAAAGATGCTTATGCTAAGTTTGGCAAAGAAGATAATGCTAAATGGCACGACATGGCAGATAACTTCTTTAAGTTTATGATGGATAACTTTACTACTGAAGTTACTGTTATGGGCGCACGTGTAGCATTAACTACATACAACCTACCGTTTGTACCTAACAAGTTGAAAAACTTTGATGAGTTCCACAAACGCTTTGGTAAGTACGTAGTTGCTGCTGTAGCGTAATTGTAAAGGAAAAGCCCCGCAAGGGGCTTTTTTACTATGGCAAATTACAAAATAACCAAGATGGATGGTAGGCATACCGGCCGCGATAAGTTTAGTCATTATATAAACTTTAATGTCTATACTCGAGGTAGGATGCTCAATGGCTTTAGCAATACTGTCTCAAATAGTATAGAATTTAATGAAGTAAATTTTATCCAAGCACGTGTTTGGTTCTGGGGAAAGTTTGGACCAAGTGCCGAACTTGGTAAGAGTCACCGCATTACTGACAACAATGAACCTGTACAGTGGGCTTGGCAAACTGAACACAATCAATTGAGAATCTATGTAACAGAAAAGGCCCTAGACTTCTTTATGTTGGTAAATCCAACTTGACAAACTAGGCATTTGGCTATATAATGATGACATCACAGTTAGATAAAGAGAATACAAATGACACAAACAACTAGCGCAGAACAAGTAAAGAAAGTTGTAACTAAAACAGACCCTGCTGTTGATGCGGCTGTACGTGAAAAACTTATTACGGCACGTATTGCACTATTGCTTAAGGCGCCATTTTTTGGTAACTTAGCAACACGTTTAGTATTAGAAAATGCAGACGAATGGTGTGCTACAGCGGCTACAGATGGGCGTAAGTTATACTACAACACAGAGTTTCTTAAGAAAATGCCACAAAAACAATTAGAGTTTTTAGTAGGGCATGAAGTGTTACACTTAGTATATGATCACATGGGTCGTGCTGGCGATAGAGATAAACGCTTGTATAACTGTGCGGCAGATTATTGTGTTAATCAAGATTTGTTAGAACAACGCATTGGTGAAAAGATTCCAGTTGGATTGTACGATCCCAAATATGCAGGTTGGTCAAGTGAAGAAGTATATGACGACTTGTACGAAAAAGCTGACAAAATTAACATTGACGATCTAGTTAAACAGATGCTAGATGAACACTTGGACCCAGATGGCAGTGGCGACGAAGATGGTGAAGGTAAGTCTGGTAATAAAGAAGGCGAAGGTCGTCCAGGTCCGGGCGGACGTTTAACAGAAGAAGAAAAGAAAGCGTTACGTGACGAAATTCGCGAAGCTGTACTACAAGCGGCAGAAGCTGCAGGTGCAGGTAATTTGCCTATGGGTGTTAGACGTTTAATTAAAGATTTAACTAATCCTCAATTGAACTGGCGCGATATTATTCGTCAACAGATTCAAAGTTTAGTTAAGAACGACTACACTTGGATGCGTCCTAGTCGTCGTAGCTGGCACATGGATGCTGTATTTCCAGGTACTAACTTTGCAGAAACCATTGACGTTTGCGTAAGTATTGACGCATCGGGTAGTATGAGTAACGAAATGTTACGTGATATCTTAAGTGAAGTTAAAGGTATTATGCAATCATTTGACGACTTCAAACTACGTGTATGGTCATTTGATACTAACGTGTATGGTGAACAATTGTTTACACCAGACAACATCGACGAGATCGATGAATATGATGTACAAGGCAGTGGTGGTACTTTGTTTGAATGTAATTGGGAGTTTATGAAAGAAAACGACATTGCTCCTAAGTTGTTTATTATGTTTACTGACGGGTACCCAGGTGATGGTTGGGGTGATGAGTTGTACGCAGATACATTATTTGTTATTCACGGTACTACCAGCATCACAGCACCATTTGGTATTACAGCATATTACGATCTAGCAAACGGCAACTAACATGAAGATCTTAGGTGTAGGTGAACGCAAATATATCTGTGAAATTGACATCAATGAAATGATGACCATCATGGGTATAGATAATGTCTACGATGTTGACGAAATGCTACAAGCTGGTACTCTAGTCGACATAGATCGCATCATCAAAGCCGCAGGTTGGTTACGTAAACTAGATGGTGAACATGTTGATCGTGTTATTAGAGAACTCCAACTGCTGTTAGTTGGTGTTGAGAAAGTTAAGCAAAGTGCTTCAGCACTTACATTGTTTAATAAACTAGGCGAGGAACAGATAAAATGACCCTACTAGATCTTTTAAAAGCACCACCTAAGTTTGATGAATATTCGTCGGCAATGAAGCCACTTACTCCTCGTATCTATTGCATGGATGGTACTAGCCTAAGTGTACAAGCAAGTGAATTTGCTTATAGTAGTCCTCGTAACAACTATGGTCCTTGGTTCCAAGTTGAAGTTGGCTTCCCTAGCCGTAGGATTGAAGAGCTAATGCCTTATGCAGAAGATTGGGACGCTGACCCTACAGCTACAGTCTATGGTTATGTACCTATTAGCATTGTAGAAGCGGCCATTGAATCCTGTGGTGGCATTAATTTAGAATGGACAATTTTAAAAAATAAGCAGATATACGAGCTAACTTCAGAAAGTGAATAATGGCAACTGATATATTAGGTCGTGACCTTAAAGTAGATGACTTTGTTGTTTACTACAGCAAACTATATCAAGTTATAGCTTTATTCACATCTACCAACTTTGTTAGAATTGTATTAGTTGAAAAAGCTAAAACGACTAAGCCAGTAAACAAGTTCTCCAAAGAATGTTGCTTAGTAGATAAGGATGATGTACTAATACATCTACTAAAGAAGGGCCAGGTATGAAATACGATTTAGAAGAAGACATCCGTAACAATCCAGAGATTCTTGCTAAGGTTAGAGAACGAGAGGTCTATGCTCAAAACTTATATGCGGCATTTTGTAATATGCAATGGCAGAAGTCAGAGACATTTCCTATACTAAAGAATGATCTATGGAGTGTTAGCTGGCGTAGTGCTGGTGGTGTCATAGCAGGCTTGCGTGGCGAAGGTGATTACCTAAATTGGTACTGTAGTGGTATGGGCGGAATCAGCGACTACTATGAAACTGATATTAGTATTGGTTTTGTGCCAGAGGCTACTGTAACAGAAGAAATACTTCATGACATGAAGAGTTTAGGATGGCACCCTGTGCCTTGGGAGGACTAATGTCATACACCATTAACCTAGTAAAAGAACAGATAGTAAACGTACCAGACAAGGCTAGACCTGTGCTTAGAGTTAAGCGTGGTCGTACCTACACACAGACAAAAGAACACAGCATCTTAGGCGGTGCAATCAAATGGTGGACAAAACTGTCTGAACATACTATTTGGTCAACTGGATTTGAAGACAAGGAAATTAAATAATGGCAATGATGGACACACGTAGTAGCAGTTTACAATTTAGAGTAGCATGTATGTTCTTAGCACAAGCAGAACAAGAGTTACGTAAAGCAAACAATCCCTTAGCTAAAGAAATTAATCAATTTTTAGAAGGCGTACTTAAAGACATGGAGAAAGTATAATGCAATATCAAAGTTTTAGTTATACACCAACCGACATGGCAGAACAATTAACAGGTGCCACACACGATACACTTAGTTGGTTATGGCGCAATGAATATCTTACTCGAGAAGAGTACGAAGACCTAACCAATCAGTTGGTAGTTATGGCTATTCCTAACAAGAAAGGCTTTGGTAAACGATTGTTAGAACGTTTCTTTGGCGGTAAAGATGACGAAAACATTTGGGTATTCCCTATTGTAGAAGTAGCAACACACTACTCAAATGCTACTCCTGGCACTCCAAAAAACGTGACTAAACTTAAGACTAAACCTAAGCTAGAGGTTGTAGACAATGAAAAAACTGATTGAGTTTTTATGGGCAGGCTGTTGGCATCATTGGGAAGAAACAGATCGTAACGGTGTTAGTGATGAAAAGGGCATAGTGATTGGATATGCTAGTTTCTGCCGCTGTACTAAATGCGGCACACCTCGACGTTTTAATTTATATAATGGATATCTATGAGTAAATGGATTATGATACCTGCAGTTATTATTGGGGTTCCAATCATCTGCATATATATGTTTGTACGTCATCCTATAAAGGTTTGGCAAGAAGCACGTCGTAGCTGGCGTATGATTAATTATGGAGAGAAAGAATGAGTACAGGTAGAGAGAAAGACCAAAAAGACTTTGATTTAGAACAGATCGTTCGAGTTATTGACCAAGCATTAGAATCAGATGATCAACGCATCAAGGACGCCTTACGTGCGCTTATGACCATAACTGTCTTGTGTACAGCAGAGCATCCTGATCAAGCGATTAAGGGCCCGCTATCACGCTTATTTGAAGATATGCACAATCTTAATCGTCGTTTGGGTCGAGTGGAAGATGAATTAAATCAAGTAAAGTATAACATGCCTAAAGCGGCTCCTTTTACCCCGCCATATAATCCGGGCAGTCCATTTACTCCAGGTACCTACCCATCCACAGGTTGGCCAGGTTCATCATACCCTAACGATCCAACTAGACCAACACCTATGTGGGGATCTAGCTATCCTAACACAAGTATGGATTCAACTGCCAAATCTTATAAGAGCGTAGGTGTTAACCTAGCTAATCTCGACAAGTTATTTAAAGAGGAATAACAATGGCTCTAGGATGGGGTGACTTACAGCGTATGAAACAGGTAGAAGCACGTGCTGATGCCTTGGGCTTTGTGTTTAAATCCGGTGATTATACCTGGGGCAACGATGGTATTGGTGCTATCTACGTAAAGCCCAAGGATGATCTACTACCCTTGTACAGCCGTGATGCTACATTTTACACAGGATCGTTAGAAGCGATTGAAAGTTGGTTAGATGGTATTGAGTGGGCACGTCATTATGATGAATTGCTCAAGCTCACCAATGATAAGAAACGTACAGCCAAAGAACAAGTAGAGCGCAATCGTCAACTTATGCAGACCATCAAGACCAGCAAACTAACTGAAGGCAGTATTGGTTAATGTTAAAACACGGTGAAGTTAATCCTTTAAATGTACACGGACTTAGACAGTTACAGCATTGTCCTCTACACTTTGAACAGGTTATTTTTAGCCCATTAGAAAATACCAAACACTTCTCTGATTGGATATATGAAAATTTAGAAGGGCGATTCTATGTAGGTGATATAGATGTTGCCCGTACCCCAGGTGGCAAACCCATCGATCGCAACATGCTAGTAGCATTTGAGCTGGCTAGCGAGGCTAGTTACTTTAGTCTACTACTACCACAAATAAACACGTTCTAAGAAATTTTACCATCGGTCAAATAGCTGTTAAATAAAAATGTCCAATAGGAGATTTTACATGGCTGACCAAGAATTACAACAAGAGCAAGTTGAACAACCTGCACAAGAACAACAGGCTGCTGCACCTAGTCTTACATTACAAGACCTAGTGTTAGTTGCACAAATTATCCAATTAACTTCACAACGCGGTGCGTTTAAAGCTGAAGAATTGGCTGATGTTGGTACTTTATACAACAAATTAATTGCATTTTTAACAAGCACAGGCGCACTTACACCAGCTGCACCAACTGAGGAAAAATAAAATGATCAAACACGTAGGTAAACATAATCAACGTAGAGTTGCAATTGTTTACAGAAAAGTTCCAGATGAAGCGCACATGGCTCTAGTTATGTACACTGACAATCTACCACAAATGGTTCATGATGAATCAATGAAAGTATTAGAAAGCGAAATTGGACAAAATGCCAAAGACCTAGCTGATGCACTGTTCCGTACTACCATGGCAGACGGCACTAACTGTTTAAATACTATCCATAAAGGTGGTTGGTTGAAAAAGGTTCCTTGTAACCAAGTTATTGTTACTCCTAATGCTAAATCAACTTGTCGCTTAGATGAATTAAATGACATCTTAGACAAGATGGAAGCTGGTGGTGAGGCTGCTAATAAGCTAGCTGAAATGGATGCTAATCGCGGAATCCGTGGTGCGCAGACTAAACCTGGTCGTGAGTTAGGTCAACCCGATCTAGACAAACTGCCCGACTTTGTTGCTCCATCTAATGAACCAACGTCTGATGTATTGTCTGACACTGCATTGGCTGCACAACGCTTAGAACAAGCTACAAAAATGGAAGCCGATGCTAAGAGTCTTTTAGCAGAAGCAAAACGTNTNAAAGACGAAGCGAAAACGCTTGCACCTACTACAAAGAGACAGTATGTCAGAAAACCTGCCACAACCAAAAAAACAGCCGCGTAGTAAAGCAAAGAAGATTACATTGAACGTTACCAAACGTTGGCAGGATATAGTTCAAGGCGTCGATAAGAAACAAGTACCAATTACTATCTTACAACAGATTGTTGTTAAGCTATTAGATGGCACCAACATCAGTATCGACGTTAAGAAACTCTTAGCAGATGGTATGGATCCTGATGAAGTTGAAAGTATGTTAGATCATAAGTTCAATGAATTAGATGATTATATTGAAAATGTAGACTTCTTAATTGACATCGCAAAAGTAGTTGATACGATACAACCAGAAACAGATAAAGTACTCAAAGGATTAAAGAATCGATGATTTGTGCAATACTAGCTTCCACTAATCTAGGTGGAATTGGCAATCGCGGTACTTTACCTTGGCCTAAGCATAAACAGGATCTTGCTTGGTTCAAAGAGCACACTGAAAATGAGATTGTGGTAATGGGTCGCAAGACCTGGGATGATCCAATGATGCCCAAACCATTGCCAAATCGTGTTAACTGTGTGTTTACTAATCGCTCACTTGAACAACATGCCCACAATGCTCGTAGATTAAATGGTGATGCTAGTGATCAAGTTGAACTACTGCAAACGCAATTCCCTAATAAAGATGTGTTTGTCATTGGTGGCAAAGAGTTGTATGACTCTACTGCCAGCATTGTTAAACGTGTCTACTTAACTCGTATGAAAGGTGGTTGGTTTACTGACACACGTATCGAACTAGAACGTTACCTAGCCTGTTTCCAAATCAAATCAGTACGTCCGGGTACGAACTGTACCTACGAAATTTGGGATCGCGTAATATTTTAGTTGACATGTTGTAGAAAACCTGCTATAATAACACAATGAAAACTTATCTTGATGCTTTAAAATTCGTTCTTGAGAACGGTGAAGTACGCGATGATCGCACGGGTGTGGGTACTATTGGTGTATTTGGCATGCAGCAACGCTATAATCTAAGCAAGGGCTTTCCAGCGGTAACTACTAAACGACTAGCATTTAAAGCCTGCTTAGGTGAACTGCTTTGGTTCTTAGAAGGTAGTGGTGATGAACGCAGACTAGCAGAAATTACACATGGTGAGTCAGAAGGTAAAACTACTATCTGGACTCCAAATGCGCTTGCTCCGTATTGGATTCCTAACGCCAAGTACCAAGGTGACTTAGGTCGTGTATATGGGGTACAATGGCGTGACTGGGTTAGTTATATGGGGCCGGGTAAGCGTAGTAGTGTAGACCAAGTAGCAACTCTAATACGTGGACTACAAGACGATCCTTACGGTCGTAGACATATTTTAACAGCATGGAACCCGGGTGAATTAGATCAAATGGCACTTCCACCATGTCATATGATGGCGCAGTTTTATGTAAGTAAAGACGGTAAGTTAAGTTGTCAGATGTACCAACGCTCAGTGGATTTACCATTGGGAGCACCGTTCAATATTGCAAGTTATTCTATACTTACTCATATGATAGCTCAAGTTTGTGAGTTGGCTGTTGGAGAATTTATTCATGTCATGGGTGACGCCCACATTTACCTAAATCAAATTGACGGAGTCAATGAACAACTTACAAGAGATCCGTTACCATTACCTAAACTATGGCTAAATCCAGAAGTAAAAGATATCACTAAATTTACTATGGATGACATAAAACTTATTGATTATATATCACATCCAACTATAAATTTTCCTTTTGCGGTATAAATACTTATATTAAAAGGAATAGCTAGAATGGAAGGAATTTATTGTATTGAGCATATTGATACTGGTAGAAAATATTATGGTAGTTCAACAAATGTTGAAAAAAGATTGAAACAACATCAAAAGGATTTACTAAATCAAAAACATCATAATATACAGTTGCAGAGAGCAGCGGATAAACATGGTTTAGAAAATTTTAGATTTTATCTAATAGAAGAAACCCAGTTTAATAACAGACAGTTACTACAAATATTAGAACAACAGTATATAGATAATAATGTTAACGGTTATAATATGGCTCCTGCAAATGGTGGAGATTGTATAAGCAAACATCCTAATAGAGAAGTAATTGTAGAGAAAATACGTCAGACATTACTATTAAATAATCAAAAACTTACTGCCAAAGAAAGAAAAACAAAATATGGGTTACCCAGAGAAAGAAACGGTAATTGGAAAAACGGCGGTATTTCTTATAAATTATGCCCGGTATGTAGAGGAAATAAAATACAGACCAAATCAAAATACTGTGGAAAATGTAGAGATAGAACTAAGGAAAACAATCCATTCTTTAATAAACACCATTCAGAAGAGACAAAACAGCTTCTGAGAGAATTGAATGGTGGTGATAATAGTTGGATAAAAGGGATAGATCCTTCTTTACTTCCTTATACAAAATATTATATAATAACATATCCTAACGGGGAAACAAAAAAGATAGCTGGGTTAAAAGAAATCGCCAGAGAATTTAATGTTAGTATTACCAATGTATATAACACTATTAAACGAATGTCTCAAGGAAAACTTCCAACGCGAAGTGTTTTTGCAGGGCATTTTATTAAGGAAGTAGACTAGATGGATACCAAAGCCTCGCAAGTATCAAAGCACCAATGGCGGTTTGAGCGTCCTCATCGTGTGCGCTTTTTTACTGAAAGCATACACATCAATGAATCGTTCAATAAGCACAACAATGAACTCTACTGGGAGTTTGCTAACAAGTTTAGTAAAACACCAGAGTATGCTTGGGTAGAAGCCAATGGCATTGACCTACAGTACGAGATAGATAGTCGTACGCAGGATTGGCACAAGCAGATTAGATTCTACGGTGATCTAACCGAAGCCGAATATGTAGATTATGCGCTTAGATTTTTTGATCATAACAAAGAGGATTGGAAATGATCGAATACGAACAAGAAGATTTAGACCGAGCACGAGAATTATATCGCAAAGGGTTTGTACGCAACGAACCTACAGAAGATAACATTGTTGATTGTGCTAAAAAATATTATCAATTAAGAATTAACAGCTGGGATTACACTCATAAGGATACAAAATGAAAGTATACAAGAACAAATACCGTTACCATTGGCTAAGCCCTTACAAAATCTGCGAGCTAGTCTGCTTCTGGCGTGAAATTGACTATGATGAGCCTTGGGTTAAACGCACCAGCGACATCTTAACGCCTGTATCTACTGGTTGGATGAAGTTCTTAGACATTGTTCACCCTAAGGTTAACTACGTTAAGATTGACAAGTGGGATACCTGGAACATGGATAGTACACT